ATCATCGCCGTAATGGCGACCTACTATATCCCAGGTTTGACTCATAAGTTTTTTTCGTGTTTCGCCACGATCAGGAAATCCACTAAAAATCCATGCGTAAAAATACTTGATAAAAAATGGAGTTGGATCGTCCTTTAACTGCCAGTTACTTCCTAATACATTCCACCTGTACATATGATTTACACCATACTTGAGCGGTAAAAACTTTATTTCTTCATCATGTCCTTGTACAAAATAATTCAATACCGGTTGATCCGTTCCCCGCTTTACTACATTTGTTTGATAATCTACAAATACATCATGTTGAGCATAATAACGTTCTTTCATATGAAAAAGAATACCACTATGATTCTTATTGAGAATAACAAAACCACTATTGAAATACTTTTTCACATCAAAATCTACATCGTCAAATAATGGATGATAACCACGAGCACTTTCATATGTCCACTTCCAATTCTCCACAGATTTAAGAGCACAAAACTTGTGATCACTCATTTCAAATATGTTCGGCATATCCCATTTAACCATAATCGACGCATCCGTTGAAAGTATTTGATCATACTTATCTTCGTCCAAAATATCTAAGATTTTCCACCAACGTTGCCAGTTTGGGCGGTGAGCCACTAAATCATCTTCAATCGGTTCTTCAAATGCGTAAAACTCAACTCCATTCTTTTCACACCAATATTCCCACGTCCTCTTTGAGTAATCCATCCACGAATAATCACTGTGTCGCCCAACAAGAAATTTATCTTTACTCCGTAACCCAGTCCAAAATACTAAATTCTTTTTATTATCATCTTTTTTTAATTCTATTTTATCCATAATTGTATTCCATTTTTCAGATCCAACAAACAATTTTATATTCTTTTTTCGTAATTTATTTATTATTTTTGTGTTTTTATCATCAAAATTCTTATCAATTCGGTGACCATGCAATTCCAAGTAAAGAACGTCAACATAATCAATAGAACCATCTTCAAACATCTTATCTAATACAAAATATTCGGCTCCCTCTATATCCATTTTAAGAACTATATAATCACCTTTATTAAATGTATTTATTATCCATTTACTAAAATCTATTCCATCTACTTCAAGTTTTTCTAATTTCCATTTTTTATTTAATGGAATTTCTCCGCGTTGAATCGCACCATCAAATTGTTTTTTCACACTATCCAATTTTTCTTTTATTAATGAACTTCCAAAATGATCATGTGTATTACCATTTTTATCTTTTATATTACATCTCGGATCAAAATAAAATGCGTGTTTTTTGTCAGTAATTGACACTGCCATTTCATAAAAAAATACATTCTTATTCTCAAGTTTCTTTTTAAATTCAGGATTTGGTTCAAAACTATATATTTCATATTTATCCGCGTCAGGATAATGTTTTCGAAATAAATCAATCGAACAACCATCATTAGCTCCAGCGTCAATAAAAACTTTTTTCATACTAATGATCTCCTATTATGTAATTTTTGTACACCATCTTCATAAATTTTTGTTATATCAAGAGGCAAACCACTCTTTGACAAAAAACCTCGTTCACCTTCAATACAATAATTGCTTACTCGATAAGTATTTGACAAACAATAAACTCTATCAAACAAATCATTATGTACCAAATAACCAACAAAATCAACTACATGATTATTCCACTCCGATACACCTTTATGATCCTTTGGAGTATCAAATTGACCTTCTCTTGTCAAGTTAACTCTTGAAAGATCAAACTTTCCACCTATCATTTCCATCATTTCTTTTGAAAAGAAATCAAATGATCCTCTCAAATGTGGACGACCCGTGATAAAAGCATTTGTGATAACTAACCAATCACTTTTCCACATCTTCGGACGAAAACTTTTACTCAAATAATCATTATGATATAAACCATCTACCTTTCCCTCAAGAGCAACCTCAAATATATTATTACCTACAATAAAATTATCGTCGTGTGTAATCAATAACGCATCATATGGACGATGATTCTTTTCTAACCATTGATTAGCACATCCCCAATCTCCTATTGTATTCGGTTCTAATGTATATCTCCAACCAAGTTTTTCTATTTGTTGTTGTGTCGCCACTTGACGGTATAAAATCCTATCCAAATCCTTGAGTAAACTACCACCATCTATATTACTCTTTTCTTCTATGGCGTATGACGGGTCACGGTGTGAAACACAAATGTATTCAACATACCAATCCATAGGTATTCTTTGTTCCATCATTCTACGATAAAAATGTAATGAGAAATGCCACCCAGTAGCAATCACTACTAATTTTTTCATTTCGCCCCCCATATCACAGATAATCCTGTTCTTCTATCAAATAAAATTTCATGTTTATGTTTCATTTCAGAAAATCTCTTTTGCATTCTTTGATCACATACAAGTTCTCTTTGTCCATTTGCACCACCTTCAAAAAATAAAGGCATACCATTCTCCATTTGTTCTTTTATAAAATCATTCGCCATAAAAAAATCGATAACTGAACCATCATTGTGTATGTCCAAATATAACATATCTATTCTTTCAAACGGTGGCTCAAGTAACCACATATAAGCATCTTGATTCTCTAAAGTTATCCATTCATTCAATTCAAGTTCATCAACTTCTTTTTGAACAAAATTTATATCCGTTCCCCAATCTGGCTCATTGTAATAATCATAACTTGTTAAGTGACCAAACCTATTTTCTCTTAATGCTACTCCCATACACAATGTTGTAAACCCTCGACCCGTACCAAGTTCCACAACTACTTCAGGTTTCTTTTTTACAATATGATCGTATAAAAAAGTTCCCATTTCATAAGGATATTTGCTTCTTGGAGTTACAACTTTTAATTTTTCCTCAACCCGATATTCCATTCACTACCTCTACTATTTTTTCAATTTCTTCTTTTTTTAGTTTTTCATGAAATGGTATACTCAATGTTGTGTTTGATTCCATTATTGATTGTGGTAAAAACACATCTTCCTTACAATATACCGGATTCAAATGTTGAGCGGTATAATGAATTCCATACGCTATATTATTCTTTTTAAATTCTTTAATAGCTTTATCTCGATCAAATACATTTATTCTATATAAATGACTACTCGTATTTTCTTTACGAAAATAACAATTATATATTACTCGTATTGTATCTAACATAGAATCTTTATGACCTAAATTTATAAAGTTTTGTTTAATCACATAGGCTTGAGCTGAATTCATATACATTTTAAAACCCGGGAATTTTATCTCTCTTTCCCAATTATTATCGGCGTAACTCATTCCATTAAATGATGCTTCTCTAAACCACTCTATTTTTTTATAGTCATTACTTACCACTAAACCACCGTCCATACCACTTATCGGCTTCGTCGGATAAAAACTAAATATCATTAAATCATCGTCATTTGCTTCTTTTTTAAATTGATCCTTTTCCAACTTTTGAGCAGAATCAATGATTTTGTACTGACCAAAATCATGTAAAACGTATGAACCACCAACCCACTCAATATTGTCTACAAACTCTATTTTATTACCTGCCGTTAATATAGCATTCAATACAACAGGTGGAATGATTGATGGTACTTTTACGCGTACTTGTTGACCTAACATTGAAAGAAATATAGCATTTGTAGCACTATTCATCGCACAACCATATTTAGCACCTACATAATCAGTAATAGATTCTTCCACTTCTTTTACGATGTCGCCATGTAAAAAATGGTTGAACTTCTTTGTGTTTATTTTGTGATTTGGAATGTTGAATAATTTTATCATTGGCGAACCTCATATCCTAATTCGTCGATTACTTCTAAAAATTCCTCAGATAAATCAAAATCTAATTTTATGTTTTCATGAATGGATGCTCCACGAACACCACCGGGATCAACATCATTATATGGAACATCTAAAAATCTATAAATTATTCCTAAATTTTTCTTTGGTTCTCTACATATGTTTTCATACTTCATTGTAATAACTCTATCCGGTATTTGTTTCTTCATTTCTATAACATTCTTTTGTGTCTTTGTCCAAAAATCTATTATCTCTTTATTCGTGTCGCCCCATAACTTGGCAGTCTTTCCAAATGTTGTTGTACTACCAAGAAAATCTTGTGGGTGGCGAATAAGATGAATGTACTTTGGTTCAGGTAAATTTTCTTCAGTCCATTTGAATATCTCAGGTTCGCTTTGTTGTGTTGGTTTCTTGTCACCTAAATAAATCGTGTCCTCTCTCGTTTCCCTCTGCCAATGTGTTCCATTTTTCATCAACTCTCGTTGACACATTTCATATAATTCAAATGGTGTGTGTTCTTCAAAAGTTTCCAAAAATCTACGAGACTTTTTTATCGTGTCGCCCATCGCCTGCGGCGAATCAATCTCACATGGTTGTATTTCACCTAATGGAGTTTTTAACTTATATAAATTATACAATATCCAAATAATATCACTTTCATGTGTTATATAAACATTGTCATTGTTACTTGTTAACAATCTTCCAACAAAAGATGTCCCAGATCTAACTATTCCTAAAAAGAATACCGGTTTAATCATTCACCAACCTCATAAATTTCATCCATCATATGATTTGTCCTGCTAATCCGTCCCAATGATTACCTGCTCGATTTACATCCATTTACTATCTCCTTCATCTTTTCAATATTCAATGTCGTATTCTTCGCCATTCCCACATCTTTTACCTCGTCATAATACATCTTACCAATATCAGGATTATCTTCCTTAGCAAATTCATATATCGATCTACCTATTCCACCAACATTTATTATTCCCTTTTCGTCCAACAATTCATGGGTTATTTCGGCAGCTTCATCGTCATAAATTAAACTCTTTTTTATATCAACAATCGCCTTTGGATGTGGAAATGGGCGATTGTTCATACATATTCTTAATATCAATGAATTGTCATACATATGAACTGAACACTCTCCACCTAACTTTGACCAACCATATCTATTAAAAGGTTTCAATGGATCATCTTCGTTGTAATCGCCTTTCGTTCCGGGATAAACATAATCCGTAGAAATGTAAACCAACTTTACATCATGTCTCATACACGCTATAACTACATTTCCTGTACCAATGATATTTGATTCTATACTGATTATTGGATCACGTTCATGTTTCACCATCGGACGAGTAAACGCAGCAGCATGAAGAAATATATCAGGTTGAACATCCTCAATAATTTTCTCGATTGACCAATAATCTCTCACGTCCAATGTAGCTTTATTTGGAGCATAAATTGTATGTCTACCATTATTTGCTCTCAGGAACGCTTGAGCAAACTTACCATGACCACCAGAAATTAATATTTTCATTTTAAATTCCTCAATAAATTCATTGTGTCTTGTATATCTTCTCGTATGTCGCCAGTTGTCTTAAAACCTCTTTCCGTTATTTTTACTTGACTCACATAATAAGAATATTGATTCAATAATGGTGTATCAACCCAATCAATATTTACTTTATGTGGCGAATATAAAGAAATATAATTGATTATTTGTTCCAAACTATAATTTTTTGTCAATACATTAAATGTATCTCCATCTAAATTGGCCCACTCTATAGCCATTTTTATCGCTTCAACCGCATCTACTAAACTCAAATATGGACGAACCATTTTATAATTCTCCGTCCACACAGTTAAAGGAATTCCCAGTGACGCTTGATAACAAAACTTATTCACTGCGGTATGAAATCTCATTCCCGGACTCACACCATGTATAGTTCCAAAACGAAATATTACATGATTGTTTCTATTAAATTTTGATCTAATATAATCCTCAATCTCAACTTTAGCTTCAGCATAAGGGCTTTGTGGATTTATATAATTACTATGTTCAATAACAACTTGATCTTTACTCGCGACTCCATACACACTTGTAGACGATGGAAATATAAATTTTACTTTCGCATCTACACATTGATCTATAAAGATTTTTGTTTGTTCAATATTCACATCTTCAAGTTGTTTTTTATTCTTAAAACTACCTGCAGCATCGGTAATCGCAGCAGAATGATAAACAACATCAAATTGTTGTAAAAAATCAACTCCAACCGCATCAATCGATTTCTCTACAAATGTAATTGGTTGTTCCATACTAAATAATGAACAATAACGATTTGTCATAAAATTATCTAAAATCGTTATTACATATTTATCCTCTTTCATATTTAAGGCTCTCGCCAAATATGAACCGATGTGACCTAAACCACCGGTGATCAATATCCTCTTTATTTTTTCATTCATCATTCTTTAACTCCTTAAATCTCTCCATGTCAAATATGTAATCTTCCCTTGAATACTTTTGGTTGGCGAATACACATAAAATACTACCCTCGTGATATACTTGTTCATCCCAAATCATTTCCGGAATAAATAACGCTTTCTTTGGTGAATCTAATACAAAATGTGACCAACTTTTACCATCACAACAAGATACCTCAACTACTCCACTCAAACAAACTAACACTTGTTCAGTTTTATAGTGTGCGTGTTGTCCACGAACATCATTATCCTTTACATCATATACATAAAATACTCTCTTTATGGGAAATGGAACGTCAATGTTGCTTTCAATCGGAACAAGATTTCCATTCTTCTCTGTAAAACATCTAAACTCATAAAAAAGAATGTCATTATTTGTTGTCATTATATAACCCTTACATTTGGAACATGACTTATAAACTTTCCACCACGATTAACATACTCTTGTTCTTTACCCATAATCTCTTTTTCATAATTCCACGCACCAAGAAACGCGTAATCGATCCCATCTAATGCGTTTTCTTTATAAGGTATAACAGGAATATGAACACCAGGTAAAACTTTCCCTTGTTTCTCTGGCGTTGTATCTAAAATATAATAAATGAGATTTTGATTTATCTCACAATAATTGAATACCGTAGTTGACTTTGAAGTTGCTCCATAACTAATAACCATCTTACCTTGATCTTTTAATGTTAATAAAAGTTGTCTAAGAGCATCTTTTGATTTTTTAACGTTGTCGCCAAACTTCTCGTATGTCTCAATGTAATTTACTCCACGTCTTTGTTCGTCAACTAAATGTTTGATCACACTCTCATGATATGAATGTTGGCGACTATATTTCTTCTTTACCCATATCCTGTTCGATCCACCATGTACGCTCAACTCGTCCACTCTAAATATGTCTAATCCATGTTGTGATAATATGTTCTTTAACGCGGTTACAGAAAAAATGTGCGCATGTTCGTCATATATTTGATCATATGAAGTCCTATCTAACATTGAAAATAATGACGGATCTTCAAATACAAAAATTCCATCGTCGTGTAATATTGTGTCTATTCCTGCAAATGTGTCGTGTAAATCTTGAATATGACACATACAATTAGCAGCAAATACAACATTCATTCTTCCTATTTCATTTACTAACTGTTTCGCTAAAACATTCGTCCAAAATTTGTTATATGTTTTGTAACCCATTTCATTTGTCATATCACAAAAATTTCCACATGGTTCAACAGCAAATGCTTTGTCAGTATCGAAGTGTTTCAAAAAAACTCCATCATCACTACCAATTTCTAAAATTTTATCAGGATCATGTCTTGTCTTTATTATACTCGCCACGTCCTTAAAATGTTCCCTCATTGTTAAAGAAAGTGAAGAACGATATGCGTAATGATCGTGAAACATTAACTTTGGCGGAACAAAATCTACAAGTGATACAAGTTTATTTTCATCATTGAACTTTACTTTCAAATCGAAAAAGTATTCATCGTCAAATTGATCTGGCGTTAAAAAGTTATTGGCTATTGGTTGTTTACCTAAATCCAAAAATACGTGTTCCATATTATTTCCTTTCTCTATCTACATTTCTTATCGTTCTATATCCTTGTAACTTGTGATGGTGTAACCAACATTGACCTACTATAAAAAATCTCGCCCCATCTTCCTTCATTCTCCAAAACTCACCTTCTTGACCGCCCCACTTACCGTCTCCACCATCATATTTATGTTTCAACGCAAAAAGTTCTTCGTTTGAATGTCGATATGTCTCATAATATTTTGGTGTAAACGCAAAAAAGAATCCATTTGGAATATCCTTACCGGCCCCACTCAACTCAAATGTTTCGTCTATTGGTTCATTTTGATTTTGTTTTGTTCCACTCCAAATACCATTTGATACAGGACCAAATAATGACTCGTCTTTATGTGGATGTTCATTTATAATGTTAACAAAATTATTTATTGTTTCATTGAAATACATATCGTCCGCCATACCCATAATCAAATCACAACCATCTTCATAGGCTTGATGTATTCCAAGATTCCACGCACCGGTCACACCTTTTTCAAATTGATTTTCAATGTAAGTATATTCAATGTTTGTTGCGTTTAACCACCGTGAATAGTTATACTTTTCTACTGAACTATTGTCCACAAGATATATTTTATATGGAAATTTAGCAAAACTAACTAAACTATAAATATACTCGTCTATAAATTCAAAACCATGTGGACGCATATCAGATTGATGTCCTATAATAACTGCTCCTACTTTCATATTACTACTCCACTTAACATTTTATAGTGATAATATTCATCCCAATATTCTATCATTTCATCTAACATACTTTCAAATGTATATTCAGGTTCCCAAGCTAATGTTGATTGTAATTTTACGGGATCACCTTTCAATTCCCAAAGTTCTTCAGGTCTAAGATACTTTTCATCAGTCTTAATATATTTACGATCCAAATTAAGTTTATCAAAAACATAACGAACCAATTCACCAACCGAGTGTGAAACTCCGGTAGCACAAACAAAATCATCAGGAATATTATGTTGTAAAATTAACCACATTGCGTTTACATAATCTTTAGCATGACCCCAATCTCGTTTAGCCATAAGATTTCCTAAAACCAACTCTTTCTTCAATCCATATTTTATTTCAGTCGCCCCTTTTACAACCTTGTTCGTAACAAAATTCGTTCCACGTCTTGGCGACTCGTGATTGAATAAAATTCCATTCGCTGCAAACAATCCATAAGAGTTTCTATAATTTTTAACGATATTAAACCCAAAAAGTTTCGAACAACCATAAGGGCTTACAGGATTCATTGGTGTAGTCTCTCGTTGAAATCCATCTTTATCAACATTGTTACCAAACATTTCACTTGAACTCGCTTGATAAAACTTGGCTTTTGGAACAACCAATCTCATTGACTCTAAAAGATTCAACGTTCCTATCGCATTCGTTTGTGTTGTGTATATTGGTTGATCAAAACTTATCCTTACGTGTGATTGAGCAGCAAGATTGTAGATTTCATCAGGTTTTGATTTTTGTAATACACTAATCAATGAAGCCATATCATTCATGTCGCCATAGACGAGCCTCAACTCTTTATCAATATGATCTTTATAAACATCTATTCGATCCGTTTGGTTTTCGCTTATACTATTTCTCTTGATAATTCCCCAAACTTCATAACCCTTTTCAATAAGTAATCTGGCTAAATATGATCCATCTTGACCATTTATTCCAGTTATCAGTGCTCTTTTCATTTATAATCCCTCACAAATTTATCTAAATCATTAAAAACATCGTCTTTATTTTCCATATAAAAATCCGACCACGATCCCCAGAAATCAGCATATTTTGAACGAATATCATATTTTCTTGACGGCAATAAATCATTCTTTGGTAAATCAACATCGAAAATTTCTTTAGCAATCTCACCCACTTTTATTGGCTCAGACACCAAATTAACTATATCTAATTCATGTTCTAAACAAGTTAATATATCATCCCAAAGATATTTTAAATTATATATAGGTAATTCGTTGTCAGGATTAATATCCTCTACTCTTTCATTATGGATTAAATCATATATGAAATTCTTTTTAAGTCCTTCGCCAAACAAAATTGGTAATCTAAGTATCAATGGATTACTATATTGAATAGAAATAAGATTCTCCAAAAATAAACGATTTTTACCATAATCATCAAGTATACTTGGATGTATGTTTGAATCTTCATCTATTCTAACTTTGTTTGAATAAACTTCTACCGTAGAAACTAACACAACCTTTTTAACACCTTGAACTAAATTCAAGTGTGATAACAACGCACCAATCCCAACTCTATCTTCACCAGGAAATTTATTGGCGACAATCCTACTTCCACCGGGAGCAGCAATGATAACTAACTCGTATTCCTTTCCATATATTTCATGTATGTTCGATGTGTTGTATAAATGGATAGCATCATTTTGCTGAAGAAATATGTTGTGTCCTACAAATCCTGTGTGACCTATAAGAGCTGTTTTATGACCTATTATTTTCATAATCTATCATACTCCTTTACTTTGTCTATAACTCTATTCATTTCACTATCAGTCAAATCATGATGTATTGGTAAAAGAATAACATCTTTATCAACTAATTCTAAATTAGGTAAATCATTTCGTTTTTCGCCAAAGATAGAATACTTGTCATTACGTCTATTGTTTACAACGACTTGAATACCATTATCCCACATAAACTGGGCGAACTTCCTTCGTTTCTCAACGTGTATAGGAAATATTTGATAGTTTGGCTCTCGATCCTTGTAATATGTCAATAACCTAATCTTCGATAATCCACCTAATTCTTTCCTATATTGTTCTCCAATATATGATCTCCAACCAAAAGGTTTATCAAAATTGTTGATAGCAGCTATTCCCAGGGACGCTATAATATCATTCATATTATATTTGAATCCTAACTCAGTAATATCATCAGGTAATGGATCATAAAATAAATTTGATTGTTTATTATCTCTATCTATTCCATACCACGCTCGTTTTTTCAATTCACTATAATATTCTTCATTGTTCGTACAAATAAGTCCACCATCACCGGCCGTTACAATCTTTACAGCTTGTAATGAAAATGTAACCAATTCACCGGTCTGACCAATATATTTTCCTCTATACTTTGATCCAATAGCATGAGCAGAATCTTCAATCAATGGTAGATTATGTAAATCAGCCAATTCTCGTATTTCTTCTAAATCCACAGGATTTCCGGCATAATGGACAACAACAATAGCTTTTGTTTTCTTTGTTATTTTCTTTTCAATCGTTTCGGCAGTAACATTCAAATCACCATATCGAACATCAGCAAATACAGGAGTAGCACCTTGTTCCAATATAGAAGTATTTGTTGCTATGAAAGTATATGGAGTTGAAACGACTTCATCACCAGGTCCTATTCCCAACATTGAATATGTCGCCCGTAAAGCAGCAGTTCCATTGTTCACTGCTACACAATGCTTCGCTCCAAATCGGTTACAAAATGTCTCCCTCAATAACTTCTCATTCTTTCCGGTATTCAACCAACCGGTCTTTAAAACTTCAGTAACTCTCTCTATCGCTTCGTCAGGTACGTAAACTCCCCACGTCCTTACATCACCTGGCATTTCATAATCTTTCGCCATTTCGCCTCCTTTAATACGGGTAAACTGATTCGTAAAATTTTATAGTTTCTTTTACACCACTATAAAAATCTGTGAATTCAAAATCAGGAAAATTCAAACTAAAATTTTTATTATCCATAACCTTTTCCATAGCTCCATCTTGTTTTGATAAATCATGCGTCAACAATCCCTTATACTCAACAATAGGTGTAATAATATCTAACAATGTATTTACACTGAAACCACGTTTCTGACCTATATTAACATTATATTTTATCTCTTTATTATTCAAAATGGTTAGTAAAATAACCCTACCAAAATCCCGAGCATATAACCATTCACGAACCGGTTTACCTGTTCCCCAAACAACCAACTCCCCTTGTTTCTCATGTTTCGCTTTTACCACCTTTGATACAAGAGCGTTCAACGCATGGGCTTTGTTTGGATCGGTTGAATCATACGGCCCATACATATTTGGAACATAAAAATTGATTGACTTTATACCATGTTCCATTTCATAACATTTCGCCACTACCGTCAACAATCGTCGTGTCGTTCCATATGATACCACAGAATCATGTAACTCACCTTCCCAAAAATCACTCTCTCGATATAAACTTAAATGACCAGGAAATCCACAATTCGCTATTGGATTTATTACAACTGCTTTGGATTGTAACCTCGCTAACAAATAATACATATTTAATATCATCTTAGAATTTGTATCAATGACCTCCGCAGCTTTATCGGTTACATAATTTAAACTTCCCACATTAGCAGCACAATTTACGATATAATCTGCGTCTCTTAACACTCTATCTTGGAAATCATTTGTTCCTAAAAATCGTAAATCAAAACCATTAGACCTTGAAAGTGAACAAACATTTATTTCATTTTCTTGTAAAACATTAAATACATTTTGTCCTACAAAACCATGTCCACCTAATATAACTACTTTCATATTAAACCCTCTCTTTTCATATCCTCTATTATATTCTCGTCTAAAGAACGCGGATCGTTGATAAACTTGAATCCTAAACTACCATCTAAATTTCCACGTCTTACACCTTGACAATGATGTAAACAATAATCTCCCACCGTTCCCAATATTTTGTAACCATCATTTTTAGCTTTATCTCCAGCGACAATCTCAAAATCATGTGGATCAAGTCCAGGTTCCAAATACCTCAACATATATTTTCGATTCCATATTCCCCATAATAAAGACAATCTATATAATTGATCTTGTCGCCGTTCAATAATATCATACGTTCCACAATTCTCAATTATATCATATGTTTTGTTTGGCATATCATTTGTTAAACCTATTCTTCCTACATTATCATCTAATAAAGATACAAGTTTACTAAAAATTTCGAAGTTAACCGGCCACGTCAAAAAATGATCTTCAACGGTGTGAATAAAAAATTCATCGTCAATCGACTCAAAAAACTTTCTCAAGTCCGTTGACCACATTTTTATTCCACCTTCTTGTTTTCCAAGTGAAATAAAGTTAAAATTATCAGGCAAATCAAATGTTGGTTCATCATAACCCAAAATTGTTACTTGTTTTCCAGGACTCCAAAACTTATTAAACAAGTAATAAAAAGGTTTCATTAAATGTAAATATTGATTTGCTGTAGAAACATAAATTTTCATAACCTTTCTCCTATCCAAATTCCGGACCCCGTTTTTCTAAGTTCTGGTTCTTCTAATATTGTTATTTCAAAACGTGATTTTAATTTTTTATAAAAAAACTCTCGTCTTTCTATATCAGTTTCAGGTATATTTGTCAATAAATAAAATCCTCCGGCACCTTTTATAATATTGTCAAAATAAAAATTAAATCCACTATGATCAAATTCAGTTAAAGAAAAATTACTAATAACTAAATCACTCTTTTTAGGTGTGACATTATTCGTATCTTCATGAATAACATTTTCAACATTTAATAATGAAAGATATTTTTTTGATAATTCTATTGATCCCGGAACATCTATTAAAGTATATGATTTGAATTTGTGTCGCCTTGATATTATGAAACATTGACCACCATAAGCCGAACCTATTTCTATAATATTTTTATTGTCAAATGACCCAAAATGTTTTTCTATTTCTCCCAATATAACCATATATCTTAATGTGTTTGGTGAAAACTTTCCTATCTTTGTTTCAAAAGTTATTGGTGTACCATATTTGTCATTTTCTTGAAATTTTTTAACATCTTTTAATAATTGTTCATGTTTTTCTTTTATTTCCTTAATTAAAATATTACACGCATCTTCGCCCATCGTATCACAACCAACAACCGATCTATATATTTCATTTTGTTTGAATGTTAAAAATAAATCTTTATTATTGACTATATTTTTTAATGTTTCTTGATATAATGGTTCATTAAATTTAGGCACCCAATTACCTTGATATTTCATATTCGTCTCTCCTAACAATATTGAATAAATACTTCATTCTGTTTGTCGATGTATGATATTTTAAACCATGTTCATAACCATTTTCACCAACTTGAATCGCATGATCTCTATGTGATATATAAAATCTTGCTTTTGCTTTAAATTGTTCTATTGTCCTAAAATTTACTATATTTGTTCCCTCTCTAAAATCATATGGAATAATTATATTGTATTCTTCAGAGAATAAACAAGATTTACTCGCAAGAATTTCCCAACGACGAGCATTACAATCTCCACCACCAAGAGCATCAACAGAAATTAATGATCTTGTCATATACTCAAGATATGTGTCTCTCGCAAAAGCTTTTCCTACAACAACTTTATATCCCTCTTGTTCTCCCAATTCAATACACGCTTGTTCAACTTCAGCTCTCAATCCAGTATCTACTTGACCAAACGCACAAAATAAATCGATGTCTCTTTCATTGTCTTTATTTGTATAATAATTGTTAAGTATAGCAAAAGGGAAAGGTATACAACCAAATTCATCTATATCTTGTTGATAACACTCCCTCTTGAAATACCACTTAGCCTTTGTTAACATTTCTTCGTTGATCCAAGGCTCGCCCCGACGACGGGAATAATCATATTTCGCTTCTAAAGCTTGACCGGGTTTTGGATTCGGTTGTCCGGTATATGTCCACTCACTACCATCTATATAAATCGTTTTTTTAGGTTGATTTATTTCATCTAATAAATGAAATCGACCCATATGTTTGCCCCAAATAGCAAAAATATAATCAGCCGTTTTAGCATGTTCAATAACCTCCGGTTCAGAATAAATAGAAACATTTACTCTATCCATTGGATCACTCGCAATTATTTCCACTCCAAGATTTTGTAAACCCTCTATTACTGCATGAGCGGTATAATCATATTTACGATTCGGTGTTATTGCTATTACTTTCATCTTTTATTGTCCTTACTAAAATTTGTGACGCACTCAATCCCGTCTCACCGTCTAAATATTCTTTCCCTTGTTCCTTTAGAACATCCGTACAATTCATTATTGGTTTTCCCAACTTATTTTTTACAAAAAATTCTTTTACCGCTCGTGGCTCACCTTGTTTATCAGGTTCACCTTCATAAGTTTCTGGTGTATGATTACATGGAGCACCATTACTTTCATACATAGGCCAATCATGTACCCAAATTGGAACATTATTTTTTAACTTTGGTAATACATTTTCACTATACCATTGACCAAAACTATAAGTGTGTTCAGAATCAATAAACATAAAATCACAATTTTCTATATAATGATCCTTTAATTGTTCTTCCGCACTACCTTCAATTAAAGTTCTCGTAACTTTTCCGGTTTCTACATCAAATCTTTTACTACCAGCATGTAAATCAAAACTATATATCTCACATTTGTTTCGATTTTTATTACATGCCTTTAATATTATATTTGTTGTAAATCCTTTGTCAGGTGACATTTCAACAATAAATTTTGGTTTTACTAATCGTATCATTGAATACAATACTTCGCTTTCAAATACATTAAACGCATTACCAACCAACTCAATTTCTTCCTCTAACTTTTCCCTATCAAATTCCTTACTAAATTTTTCCCACGCTTCCAATATCGTTTCTTTTTCTATTATCATTTTACTACCTCATAAAATAGTTTCCGTACCGCATCATATGAATATATTTCATTTAAATTTTCCCACGCATTTTGCATCATTTGTATTCTATAATCATACTCATGTAAACATAATACAAATTCCTTCTCTAATATTGTCCAATCGTTTGTTGCTGTGTCCGACCACAAAAATTCGTGTGAATCATTCACACCACCAATATGTATTACACCTAACGCAGCACACTGCATTGCTTGTTGACCCGGATATTGTGGAGTTGGATCAAGATTAAAATGAAATGTACAAGGCGTCCATAATTTTAAAAAATCTTCCCATTGTTTCTTACTATCTTGTGTATGTGTCCTAACATATGGAACATTAAACTTCTTACTAATATACTCTGTAAATTTTTGTGTTTCGCCATGACGTGTGGCGTTGTGAACAGGAAAATACGAAAATATCTTTTCCTCTCGTTCCTCTTGATAAAAATTGTTGTATAAATAATTCGTGTCTACCGGTTGTGGTAAAAAATGAATAGGTTTCTTGACGTGCTCATTGATCCCAGGAAATAAGTTTGAATCACTTACCGGAACAATCACCGAATCACATTGATTATATACTTCAATTCTTTGTTGGTAAGTATGTGACCAATTCCACGTCTCTTTGAGAGCAGCATATAACTTAGCATTTGGATATTTCTTTCTCAAATCACTAATCTTATATTTGAGAAAATCTCTCTCAATTATAATAAAAATAACATCCAAATCTAAATCAGGTAATTCTTCCCACTCACTCCAATTTATAAAACATCCATCAAATACAAATGGATAGCCCCAAAATCCAATGAACGACTCATTTTTCACTGAATGGTGAAATGAATAAGGTACATCAGGATCTTTCATCCGGTACGCTTTGTTATCTCTTACTACATACGACTCTACTTTACATGAATCTACTATTAAGGCAAATTTCATTGTTTAAATTCCTCTATAACTTTATTTATATAATTTATGACTTCATTTGTATAATGTGGCGAACATCCTACAAAAAATACCCTCTTTAATACTTCATTCGCCATAGGGTAATCTTCCCAATTATCTAAATCTTTGTACGCGGGATGAATTAAAATATTTCCTGCAAAATAATTCCTTGTTTGAATTCCATTTGTTTCAAGATGTTTTACAAGTTTATCTTTCAACTCTCTTGTCTCACAAATAATTGGAACACCGAACCATGATACGTCAGCTGCGGGATCAACATATACTTTCTTTATCCCTTTGATCTTTGAAAATATTCTCTCTATTCTCTCTTTATGATCTTGACGTAATGTATGAATCTTATCAAACTTCTCAAGTTGAACAACTCCCATAGCACCTTGAATATCTAATGGTTTCAAATTATATCCAAGATTTGTAAATACATATTTGTGATCAACTACACCGTCATACATTGGTTCTAACCACTTACAAAATCTATTCTTACACGTTCCATTTGGTAAAAGATTCGCCATACCAACACAATAACAATCTCTACCCCACCAGGAAATACTACGAGCAATGTCTATGACTTCTTTTATTTTTGAAGATACCATTCCACCCTCACCCGTTGTTATATGATGTGCGGGATAAAATGAACATGAAGATGCTACACAATGATCAGTCAAGTAATCATCTAACCACTTTGACCCTAAACTATCGCAGTTATCAAGTATCAACTCTATATCATAATCCATTTTTATATCTTCAAGAACATCCATGTCGGGCGGATTAGCAAGAACAGGTGAAATGATAATAGCTTTCGTCTTACTTGTAATTTTTTCCTTTATCAAATCTACATCAAAATTTAAAGTGTCCATTTCAATATCAACAAATACGGGCTTCAATCCATTCATGATTATTGGCGATAATGTTGTAGGAAATCCTACTACCGATAAAATAATCTCGTCACCATCTTTCCAACCAAAATACTTTTTAAGAGCAGCAATCATAACTAAATTCGCTGAACTACCGGAATTAACCATCACTGAATGTCCAACACCAAACTTCTTTGAAAATTCATTCTCAAACTTATATACGTTTTCGCCACTTGAAAACCACTTCCCAAATATTAAAGTTTCCATTATAGCGGATAACTCCTTTTCATCAAAAAATGGACCTGAATAAAATACCTTACCATCAAACTTCTTATTATTATGAGCAAACTTTGGTACAATTCCAAATTCGTCAGTCAATTTATTTATAAATTCATCTATCTTTTGTTTCTTATCCATTATCTACTCCCACTCCGTCTAAATCTTTCAATAAATTATATAAATGTAATATCCTATTTTTTACACTATTTCGATATGTATATACTTCTTGCATTTGTCCAGCTAAATGTTCCATCCAATATCGCCAGTTTGTTAAAACCTCGTCAAGTCTTTCCTCTAAATCACTCCAATCCCATTTGATAGCCATATAAGTTCCCTTGTCAATGTAAATGTTTGGTATCGTATCGATATGACTCATATCATTTTTGAATAACACACTACCAAACATCGATGATTCTATGTCCCGGGGCGCCATTTCGCCGTATCCCAATGGAGCTATGACAATTTTACTGTTCCTCATTTTTTCGTAATATTCTCCTTGTGGAATTCTTACACCATTTTTGATTCTCGCTACCCTGTGTTTGTCCTCTAATACTTCTAACTTATCTACCAATCCACGACGAAAATCATCATAATGCTTTGACTGTAACGCTCCATGTTCATATACCTCTTTACCCATCGGAAATTGAAACATTGCAGAAATGTCATTGTATTTATCATCCCCACGACCAGGAATATCCCACCTCGGTTGTATCGTCGATAACCAATTAAAACCTGTCAACTTCATCTTGTGTTTCATCTTATCTATATCAGGTACAGAATAAGTTCCCTCTCCCCAATACATTCTTCCAAGATTCCATTTTTCTTTATATAAATCAAAATCCTTGAGATATGAAGTTTTAAGAAATAATTTACATCTTTTATCTTTATAAACATGACGAAATACGTCAATAGTTCCTATCAATGTCGTGGCGTCCTGCCCATCAACTATAATGTAATCTCCATCTATCTTGTCTAATGTAGTCAAACCATAATGTACAGATTCTCGTAAAGGTAATTTTTTATCCGCAATAGATGCTTGAGCAACCATCGTAAAATCATATGAAGTTGTATCATCTAATACTAATTGAATACCTACTTCACGAAGTTGATCCATTATAAATAACCATGGGCGAAATGTTGTTTCATTTCTATGTATGTCGTATTCGTGTAACTTTATTTTTATCATTTTTTCTCGACTTTTTTTGTTTCTTTTTCTGCAACTACAAAATAAACTTTCGTTATATCAAATGATGCTACAACTTCAATATCAGAATATTCATCGGTTTGACCTTGATTTCTAACTACGTTTTTTGAAAAAACGGCAACAACTCCGTCAACATATACGGAATCGGCTTCAACATTTACAGCGTATGTTGAATCATATGATACAACAGTATATCCTCTTTTCATAATCGTTCTCCTTATTTTCTACCATAACGCGGATCAATCTCCGCATATTTTTGATTTTGTTTTACTTGTGTGTCTAATGTCTTTATATGTTTTATCGCCATGTGTTCGGCTAACTCCACATCAAAAGGTAATGGTGAATGTGTCTTATATCCAACTACCCTTTCATGTACAGGTTTCTCCCAATGAATACGGGGATAATCATTCAAATATATTCTATTTTGTGGATCAGGCCAGTTAATCCAACCCCTTTCGTCTAATCGTTGTCCAAATCGAGGCGCTAACTCAGCAGTCATTCCCTCGACTATATTGATACGCGGTAACCATATACATTCAGTATCACTTTGTTCTATTATCAAATGAATGTTCTCTAAAACGTACTCAGGAAATATCTCGTCGGCGTCAGGATTTATGATCCAATCACCGGTACATTGTTCCGTCATAAAGTTCTTTTGATCAGAGTAATGATTATTTAATGACCTTGTAAAAACTTTTATTAAATTACATGATTCTTCATACCTTTTCAATATGTTGGTTGTCGCCTCTTCCCCTACATCATGTACAATAATAATCTCATATTCATATTGTCTTGGAACAATCAATGAATCTAATAACTTTTCTAATGATTCTGTTTCATTATGACAAAGTAACGCATAACTAATTTTCATCTTCACTCCCACTTCCAAATGTTCTATCCCACCATTCAGGTTTTTCTCCGGGATCAACTTCACCAATAACATGAACTGTACTACAGGTCATTGGATACCACGCAACCAAATAAAATTTACCTTTTTCATGTTTAAATTTTTCTGGATAATGATAATTTCCGAAATCTTCCGCTAATTCATCCACAGTTACACAACGTAACTCTACCTTTCCTATATCCTTTTTTAGATCATCTGAATAAAATGTAAAATCTAATTCATCATAAAAATTAATTTTCATCTTTTCCTCTTTTCCATTCTTGAAATTCTTCCCACTCTTTTGAAAACATTGGAGTTAATATAAGTGATCCTAATTTTTCTCGTCTTTCATTATCTACTCGCCTCCAATATTCAGTCGTTGTTAAAAACCTTTCTCTCTTTGGATCATATGTTTTGTGGGCGAAACATCCACCTTTACCATCTACCGGAGCCCAAACGTTAATTAATCCATCGTCACATTTTGTCGGTTTGAACCTCTCCGGGATTTCAAATGGATCGTCTGCCTCAAAAAAATAAAACTGTAACGCTTCTTCAAAAACCTTTTTAAACATAACTTATCCTTTCTTCACTTTTCCTAATTCAATCGCTTCTTCAAGTCCTTCTGACGTTCCCATGTACATATCTTTAAATCTATAATCGATTACTCTTACACTCGTCATTCCACTTCTTTCATATGTCCTATAAGGTGACTCTTTACCTTGATAATATGTATCAATAAATCGTTTCATTTGTTTTCCATAAAAGGCTTGTGGATTTCCAACATCAGCTTTAAGTAGTGGAAGTCTTAACCCGGTTAACTTTTGAATCTTTCCGGAAACCTTTTCTCTCACTAAATCATATAATTTTCTAAGTAATACATCACTAATATAATCCAATGTGATAGCGTGCATCTTACCTTTATAGTAAGGATTTAAAACCAATACTAAAGGACGGGATACCCTCGCATGTTTACCCTTGTAATTAAATCTTATTATTTGTCCCGGTCTAAGAGCAGTCAAATTCGTTGTAGCATCTTCACGAATAATGTTTCTCTCGTGAAATCTTAGCCAGGAACGCGGTTCTAAAGCCATGTTATTTCTCCTAAATATTTATTGGATTTTCTAAATTTTCCATTTGAATGATGGCGCCCATTTCCTTGAGAGCATCGTAAAAGCGAGTAAACTTTTTCGCTTGTGTTGGATCAAGTTTTTGTGTATAATTCTTGTTCGAATTCGCAATAGGATAATTCTTTTGTTCTTTCTCAGGTATATCAACTATCGGAATATACGTCCAAATAATTTGTGATTTCGTTCCCTCAGGAAAGATCAAACCACGAGTCGGCATATTAATAACTGTCGGTATCCAGTAGACAAATCTTTTTTTGTCAAATACTTTCATGTCATTAATAAGTTTTGGCGATGTACTAATCACTTTTCTTATTGTCATTGAATTCTTCTTATACATTGTGTTTGAAGTAAATCCACAATTTATACACATCCAAGAAGTTACTCCATTATCTACTTCCTCAAGTGCTGTATTATCACCACATACCGCACATTCTACAGTTCTACCAGAACTGGGATTAAACTTTTCATCCATGTTTATCTCCTTTATTTGTTTTTAATCTCCACCATTTTTCATTGTTTTCGTACCATTCTATTGTTTGTAATAAATCATTATCAAAATTACTATGTGATTTCCAACCTAATAATTCAATCTTATTAGTATTTACAGAATATCTAAAATCGTGTCCAAGTCTATCAGTAACATATTTAATAAAAATTTCAGGTTTACCCATAAGTTTTAAAATTTTATGAGTAAGTTTAATGTTAGTAATTTCATTTCCATGACCTATATTATATATTTCGCCAGATTCGCCTCTCAATAACGCAGTTCCTATACCACTACAATTATCTTGTACATGAATCCAATCTCTTATATTCTTTCCATCACCGTAAACCGGTACTTGTTTATCGTCTATTAAATTCGTTATAAATAAAGGAATAATTTTTTCGGGCAACTGGTACGGCCCAAAATTGTTAGCACTTCTCGTTATTACTACATCTAATCCAAATGTCTTGTAATACGATAAAGCTAATAAATCTGCGGATGATTTGGTAGATGAATACGGTGACGCAGGATTTAACCTATCATCTTCACTAAATGAACCATTCTTTATACTACCATATGTTTCATCCGTTGAAATTTGCACAAATCTTTCAATACCAAATTCCTTTGATAATTCTAAAAGATTTTGAACACCTAACACATTTGTTTCAACAAATATATTTGGATTTAATATTGAATTATCGACGTGTGATTCAGCAGCAAAATTTACTACCACGTCAATGTTTTTCATAATCTTGTAACAATCATCATAATTACGTATGTCGCCTTCATAAAATGTGACATCATGCATAAAATCTTCAATAGTATCAAAATGACCTGCGTATGTCAATGAATCCATAACTACAATGTGTGAAAACTCCGACACTTCATCTAATAAATATCGAACAAAATTACTTCCAATAAATCCAGCTCCACCCGTAACTAAAATAGATTTACTCATTCTTCTTTTCCTCACCATTTTCTTCAGATCCTACTAATTTCAATTTTGGTAACTTGACTTTTGGGATTTCTTCTTCTGGTTTAATTCCACTTCCATGATCATGTTCTTCCGCGTCAAGTTGTTTCAATTTTGGTAATACAACCTTTTTAGGCATTCCATCTTTACCAGTTCCTGCTGTCGGCAACTTTATATCCTCACCTTTCTTCGTCAACTGTGGTAAATTTGGTAAACTCACTTGAGTTTGTTTTGGAAATTCAGGTAAATGTTGATCCAATATTTTCTCAAACTCAGTCTGCATTTTCTTTCTCGTGAATTTCGATTTATTTATTTCAGCAAGTTTCTTAGCATTTGTCGAATACTTTTGGTAATTCTTCCTAACTTCTTTCATCATAGCAGAAGCATAGTTGTAATTTACCGTAAACCATTGTGATTCTTTCAAAATGACCTTATCCCACGCAGCAGATGGATGTACATTTTGAAGTTGACCCGGTAACATTATCGCTAATTGTGGATTTAAGAAATCAACTTGTCCACTCCAATTACTGGCGATTACTGGCTTTCCACTCAGGGATGCTTCTAAAAGTGGACGACCAAAACCCTCTCCCTTTGTAAAAGAAATGTGAGCTTTTACTTTTGGATGATTGTAAAGAGCATTCATTTCTTCGTCAGTTAGCTCACCGTGTAACAGATGAATAGGTGGCAAAGAATCCGCCGGAGTTGATTGTTTAATAATGTTTATTTTCTTGAGTATTTCTTCTCGATCCATAACACTAAATGTCGCACTACTTGTTTTTAAAATAAGTCCAGGTGGATTTTTTTGATTTTTAAATGTATCAAGAAATACCTTTATTAACATTCCTACATCTTTTCTATCTTGACCCATGTCGCCTTTGAGCCAATGACCCACAAATAAAAAATTCCACGGCGTCTTGATCGTGTCTAACTCAACCTTGATTGACTTTGGTACTTCGTCACCTTGTTTTAGCCTGCGGTATACATTCATGTCCGCGCCTTCAAATAATACCTCAATCGGTGGTTGCAATCGAAGTTCCTTAACAGGATTCCCTTGTTGATCTCGTTGCGTCCATACTGTAGTTTTAAACATATTCGCTACATGATTTGATGGAACAATGTTCAAATGCATTCTATTCATCCCTAACAACCATTCTGGCGAACACATTGTTGTCTCAACACCTGCAGTAATACCAATATTATATTTCGCCATGTTTTGAAATTCATTTGGTACAGTCAAATGTATATGAATGTCAGGCTGTCTCGCTAACTTATTGTCCATCATTAATCTTTCAATAATAGGTTGATGATCAGGATTATCGGTTTTAAGAGCATTTCTTGGAGTTCCGCCCCACCGTAAATCCATAATCTTTATATCAAACCTATTCATGTCAATCAAAGTTCTTACCACGTCTCTCCCGTGATGTCCATAACCGCTTCGTGTTCCCACTGGCGCCGTAAATAATAATAGTGGTTTATCACTCATATCTATAACTCCTTATTCTTATTTCTAATTTTTGTGGTTTATCATTAGTATCAAAACCTTGTATTATAATTTTTTTATTGTTATATAAATTTTGATTCAAACGTAATTTAATTACAAACCAAATATGTCCGAAAACTCTCTTTAATCCACCTTCCCGATATAAAAATTTCCAATCCGCTACACGTAAAGTTTTGAAAGCCCCTTTCCAACGGCGATCTTTAATTTTAACAACTTCCAATGTTACCGGTTTTGGAAACCAAGTTCCTGGTTCCCGCATAGCGGCTCGCCATCTTTCTATCGCATTTTGTATTTCTTTTTGATATTCTTCACTTTTTATCATGCGATAATATTCTAATGTATCTTCAGTAGATTTATTAAAATATTCCAACTCTTTTATGACCTTATCACTCATAATATAACTCATTAATGTATTTTGTGATCAAGTAATTTTTTATTGCGTTTTCTAAATTTTCTAAACTCGATCTTTTTTATTAAAGAAACAAAAAATTGATTTATTCCACTTTCATCTTTTTTCTTTTTTACATTTTTCATTAATTGTTTCATTTCTTTTTTTGAAACCCACTCTTTCATTGTTTTCTTTTTAGGTTTTATACCCTCTTTGAAAGTTTTTAACAATCCACGAGATTCATTTACTTTTTCATCAAAAGTTTCCGCACCAAGTATCTCTTTTACTTTTGTTTTTATCGGATTTTTTCTCCGTTGTTTCTTCTTTTTTTCTACTTCTTCGGATAATTCTTCTAATTCCTCTACAATTTCGTCTACATTAGTTTTTTTCTTCATCTTATTTCTCCTTACACACTATAAACACCAAATCGTTTTCTGGGCTCCCAAATATCAATAGATGTGTCAAGATATTCAACAAAATTCAATCCCATTTGACGAGCACTCATTCCTACCTCAAATAAGTATTCTCGTCCTCTCGTTCCAGCTTTAACTCTTTCATCTTCATTCTTATCATACCAATATCTCATAGCAACTGCTACATCCTCAAAACTACACCTATCATCAAAAATATATGGAGTTGGAGGCGAACCTACAAGTGACCTATTCGATGGAAATACCGGATAAGCCCATTCACCACATTCCTTGTAACGTCCATCGTGATTACTTCCCCAATCCGCATTAAAATGTTTGTCAGGATCAAGGTATTCACCATTTTCATCAACAAAACCCATTTGATCTTGTAAACCACCCGTTACATTATTAATCACAGGTGTACCACACATCAATGATTCTGCACATGAAAGTCCAAATCCCTCATTTGACGCTATATTAATAGTTACATCAGCTATATTATACAAATACATCATATGTCTTTGTTCAAGTTTATTATTTGAAAAGATTACATGACAATTAGGAGCAACCGCTTGTTTAACAGCAGCTAAATCAGTACCATTTTGATCAACTACTGCGGTATGCATTATCAATACAACCTTTTCTCTATCTTCTTCTGGTAATGTTTTTACAAACTCACTAAACGCAAGAATTACATCACCTGGCATCTTACGACGAATATTTCTATTATTATAAAGAATAGAAAATTCATAATCTTTACCACCAAACAACTTTCTTTTGAAGTCCAACATTTCTTCAAATTCAGTCTTTGTATATTCTTTACCTTGTTTGTCTTTCTTTTGAAGATTTTCGCCAGGATTTTCTATACTCAATGGTTTAAATGAAAGTTCATCTATACCATGTGGAATATACCATAATTCCTTTTTCTTCATTGGTTTTCGTTGGCGAACATTCTTTATTATGTTGAATGTTTGTTTCGATATTCCTGCTAATGTGTCACACGATTCATAAAAATCTTGATTGTACATTGGAAATGGTAAATCATCCCATATCGCGTAAAATAATATCGGACAATATTGTCGTATCTCGTGTTCCATTTGATACAACCAAATCCAAAACCGAGGATCTGTGAAATGCATTATCGCATCAGGTTTCTCCGTTTGCATTAAAAAACGAATCAAATCAGGATCGCCATATCCGTCAACAGGATAAATTCTCATATAACTTTGTTCAAGTCCTATCATTTTCTTTATCTCTTGTGACATATCAACTATTTTACCCTTTTCAGGATGTTTAATCGCACCACCTACTTGAATCCAATTAAAATGATGTATCGTATGTAAAATAATATCTCGCGATACCGTACCTACTCCACTTGGAAGGCGTAAATCATCACTTAACAATAAAATCTTTTTTCTATTTTCAAAAGGGATATAAGTATCCTTTCGCCATAGTTCAGACGCTTTCAAATCTTCCATATTCGTAAACTCCTTTTGTCTTTTATTTCAATAACTCTAATATTTTGTAATGTAAAACATATACAAATGGATCAACCGCATCTTCTATCGTATCACTCCAAAAACATTCCGCCATCTTCTCTAATTCACTACCATCACCATCGGCTTCTAATGTCTTTTCTTTTCCTGTTAAATCAACTGTATACAAATAATATTTCGTGTCACTCGATTTTATTCCATAAGATATGTCAAGAAACTTTATTTCATTTCGCTCGACTTCATAACCTGCTTCTTCCGCAATTTCATGTAACGCGGTTTCAATAGGATCATCGTTTTCTACTCCACCAGTAATAGAACTTATTTTTTGTTCCATTCCCCAACAAGGCGTTACTTCTTTCCTCAACAAAAATTCGACTCCATATTTTTCATTTGGATTGTTTACGCCCATTCTTGTCTTATACCTATAAGGTAATATAGAAACTATTTTTCCATCACACCTAATTTCATGTGAATAATCATAACCATGTACACCATTTTCCGGATCAATCATTCGACGTAATGATAACCATTTTGTCTTACATAATACCTCTATTTTCATATTGAACTCCCTGAGATAGCAGCATGGATCATATCATCAAAACCACCATTACCATTATATAACATTATTGTAGCATTCACTAATTGTTGTAGTGATATGTTTGTGTCCAAACATTTCATCTTGAACTTTTTGTATTCATCTGACATCACTTTAACCGACGTCAATTTTAAATCTTTACTCATTTTTATTTCTCCTTGTAAATTATTTATTTGTATATATAAATATATATAAATAAAATTTTTACAAATAATATATCCTTACCAACTCATTCTTTTTATATCCGGTAAATACGTCCTCTATTATTCCTTTGATTGTCGCCCAATCTCCACGTGCTAACCCGGCACCGATTCGAGGCATGGCGAAACTGGCCCCACGAAATACAAACTCTATCGCGTCCAATCCCTCTCGTATCGCATCATAATCGGCATAAATCTTACGATGTCCATAATCATATTGTGAATAAAGATTTATTACCGTTATATCTTGATCATAATAATAATGTTTTCCACTCCAAAATGTATAATGACCTAATTTATTCTTGTCGCCCCACAAAGTCTCTTGATCTACTTTCCACGCACCAGGATATATCTCTCGTATCGTCTTAGCAACACCAGATCCCATATTGTTTTTACAATTACAACCATGTATCAATATTTGCTCTTTCGCTTTGAATACGTCACCTTGTATTTCCTCAATCATTTCTTACCTTTCATATAATAATATGCTAACCAGACCCATGCGACATTTCCAACCGCCATAATTAACCCAGCATAAAAACTTAACCATTGTTCTAAATGTGGATAATAATATAAATTCCAAAATCCCCAAAAGGCAAAAAATATAGATAACGGCCAATAAACACCTTTTACCTCTTTATCTATATAAATCTTGTATACATTTATCCATACAAATACAGAACCTATTAACTCAAATAACCCATTCGTTAAATCCTGATATGACATTTATGGTAACACCCTTTCTATTACTAACTGAAACTCTTTTTCTATTTCTTTATCCGTCATAAATTTGTGACCACATTCTTTTGATTGATACGCGTCTTCGTAAATTACACTATATACATTATTCCAACTTGTTTCTATAATTCTTACAACTTCATCTTCGTTTTCGCCTATACTCAACACTACCATTGGAACGGTAAACTTTTTTACTAATGTGTTTCTTGACATAAAAATTCTCCTTAATTTACGATTTTTACCACTTTTCCTAACTTTTTCGCCTTTGTGTATGTATCGTTCGTTCCCCTACTTTGTGTTATATCCCAACCAGTAGGAAGAAAACATATCACGGCGTCACTATATTCCGCTATTTGTGTGTTTCGTTGATTGTAATAATAAACTCGATATTCTTTTCCATAATGGTATGCTTCCATTATACAATGAGAATTCCACGGATAGTGGGCGGGAGGAAATTCGACATACTCTACTCCAAGTTCAAGGGCATATTTTTTCGCCATTCCATCGGCGCCTTTCTTTTGTCCACCGGAAACGATTTCAATGTTTTCCTTACCTAAATTTTTTATTGAATCATGAATAAGTTTACGAATCTTACTCCCAGCAACAAACTCTCTACTTCCAACAATACCAATTCTAAAACGTCTTGACATTATTATTTTCCCTTATTTTTGTCATATAAAATTCTACGACTTTTAGGATGTGTCTCAATATAATTGTATACTTGATAAAAATAATGAATACCTAATAACATTTGTGATTTCTGATCTAACGGATAAACGTGTGAATACCTATTGATACATACCATACTTTCATTTACTTTGTCACTTATAATATCAAACCAAGCAAAATGGGCATCAGGTAACCTATTTGTTACATAACATTTTAAAGATTTACCAAAAATTTCATCAAATCGTTTGGTAAAATCATCTATACTTTTAGCATCAATCCCATTATGCCAGAAATATATTTTTTTGATGGGCGATTTATTGTGTGTCATACGTAATGATACTAAAATATCCTCAATAAGTTCCCCATTTATTATATCATCTAAATTAAATCTTAACTCATTCATTTATATTCCCCTAATTTTTTCTATCACAATACTCTGGCTTATCCTTGAAATCACACCAACGACAATTCGACTGTGTCGCGATCTTTGGGTAAAATTGTTCTAAATTATAATTACCCTTTTCATCAAAACAAGTCTCTACAAACGCATCAAACTTCATCATAACCTTGTTTATCGTCGGCTTACCGGATGGCGGAATAAATTTTAAAATACGTTTTTGTGGATAAGGTATGTCCTCACTTAATTTTCGTTTCAATATGATAAACTCAACATCTATTTTTTTAACGTCCATATTCAATTTGTCCGCATAAAAGTTTTTATAGATAACTAATTGTGACGTTGTATTCTCGTCATTCTTTTTATATGACGCCCAACCTCTTGTAGAAGTTTTCAAGTCAATTATTCTCAGTTTCCCTGTTTCCTTGTTTCTTACTAAAACATCTATAAAACCAATAAAATATAAATTCTCTTTCAACTCTTTATTCAACTCGTATTCAATACCAACCAATTCTTCAGTTTTATAGTTAAAAAATGTAGTTCTATTTTTCTTGAACCAATCATTTATTTTTACGCCGTCATAGTAAAATTCCATCATTGTCTCTTTGGAAATGTGACCCTCAAGTACCTCTTGGGCTTTGAACTTCGCAATATATTCCATGTTCTCTTGAACTATAAGTTTCTTACCATCAATTTCTACTTCTATTGACTTATCTTCAAGATTGTTCATGATCTCCAAACCCTCTTTTGTGTATTTGTCTAAATGGGCTCGATATTCCTTTCCCATTTCGTCACGCAGAATCTCATTTAAATCAAGTTGATCCGCATACTTAGGCCCGTTGGCGAAGAACGCCGTTAGATAAGATTGTAATGTGAAATGCATCGCTGATCCAAATATAAGATGTATCGATGGCTCGTCACCACGTATCTTATCTATGTAACTTAATTTCCAACGCCAAGGGCATTGATTCCACAAAGAAAACTGGGAATAACTGACTCGTAACTTCTTTTTTGTCATATTTTATCCTACTATTTCGTCTACTAATCCAAACTCTAAACATTTTTCCGCATCAAAATACAAATCATGTTTAAGTAGTTCTTCTAATTTTTCTTCCGTAAGTTTTGTGTGTTCAAGATATACTCTTTTAAGAGCACTCATAAGATTTTCGTTGTTCTCTTGTTGATCTTTCATTTGTTCATGGGTAAAAGTTCCCCAATAATCAGTTCTAAGTTGATGAATCAACATAAAAGCGTTTCGTTGAATGAAACGTTTCTTACCTGCAAGAATAAGAAGTGTAGCAGCAGAAGCAGCAACACCGTCAACATATGTATAAATGGGAATGTCTAATGTTCTAATGTGATCATATGCTGAAAATCCTGCGTGAGCATATCCACCATATGATTGTATATGTAAATGTAACGTCGGAATCTCAGATAAGTTCCATACTTGTCTACGTGTAATCAACTCGTCCTCAAGATTCTTCAAGTTCTTTGTCAGAGCTAACGTCTTTTCCCTATCAATATCAGCATAGTAATACATTTGATTGTTTATGATTTCCACAAAACCTGGCTCTTTGTATTCTACAAATTGTGGCTCTTGATCCATTTCAGGTGGTGGCACGCTTCCCTCTTGTAATTTCCAATTATTTTTCGTAATCATTTTGTATCTCCTTATTCTAAATCAAAGAACTTGTTTGGTTCTTCTTTGTTTGTTATTGTTTTGTTTGGTACAAACGGACGAATAGATGTTTTCACGTCCTTACATAGTTCCTCATATTTCTTCGTGTCGCCATGAATGAAATACTTTGTGTACTTCGAATTTGGATCATCCTTGACCCCTTGTTGTATCAACCAACGACGGGCAAATTGATATGAAGAATTTTCACTCATAACTTGTGATGTCTGATCTAATATTTCCCTCTTTTCGCCTATACCATTGAGAATATAATAAATCCACTCACGACCATATTTTGAATCTTGAATCTTCTTGGATAAAACCTCTTTCATCGCTCGATGTAAATTCTCTCTGAAAGTCCTTTCAAAATCTTTCAATTTCCAATCAAATGTTTTAGGTAATTTCTTTAGTTTCTCTAAAAACTCGTCTTTTGTCTTAAAAAAGAATGGATAATCCTCTCCCAATATTCTCTCTAAAGTGGGATGACGGTAAACTAAGACAGGTTTACCAAGATTAACTCCATCTTGTGCTGATAAGTTCCATGTTGCATAACCATTTACAAAACACATAGATGCTTCACTATTCTCTAATAAATATCTATATTGTGTAAATTTCAAATTTTTGGCGACAAATTCCTTGTCAGCAGTTACATCTGTACACCAAACAATGTATTCTCCACTATCTACAAGTTCCTTTGTGTAATCCATCATCATATTGATTCCAGTTGACTTGTTCCAACGATGATTGAATACCAAAATCTTTTTGTCAGGAAGTTGAATAGGCTCAGCTTTCGGAAAATCCCCAGCAGCCAGAGGCATCAACTCCATCTTGTCTTTCAAATTTTTAAGATTTAAATCAACCGTCTTTCCCTTCTTGAAGTTCCTTTCAAAATAATCAGGAGCTTCGGGTATGTGAAAGAATGCTTTATCCGCCATATTGATTCCCTCAAGTTGTCTCATAAATCCATGTGGAACCTGAGTTGAGCCTCTCGATTGTGGATTGTCTACCCAATGAAAGAATAAAAATCGATTCACTAATTCACCATATCGTTTTTCACTCAATCCTATCAATATGTTATACATTAATTCAGGTTGATGATTAAATACAAAATCAAAATCAGTCAACTTCATATCGATATTCTTACGAAAACCCATTGAATCAAAATGTGACCTATTTACAACGGCGTTTCTCGTATAATTCAATGGAATATATGAAACATTCTTTCTCTTATCAAATCCTACTAACTTGTTTTTCAGGGGAACTGTTACATAATGGTGACACATCGGTAAGTAATTGATTGTCATATTCAATACTTTATAGTTTGAATCACTTTCATGTAGAAATGTTCCAGCTTTATCCGTTCTAACAGGAGCATTATAATGTAATATCCTGAGACCGTATAACGGATGATCTATATATTCGTTCATAAATAATCCTTTGATTAAAAGATTTAGATGTGTAACCTTTGATAATTTTTAATATGTTAATTCTTCAACTACTATTTTGTGTGGCTTTTTCTTGACGTATTTTTCTATCATTTCTTTCGCTTGTTCTTTTGTTCCGAATTCACGAACTACTTGCGAATCATAATCCCACACTTTCCAGTAACGCCATTTCCAATTTCCTAACCAATTCTTTTTCCATTCTTGAATATAGTATATAACTTTTTCATTAATTTCATGATCATAATAAATTTCTTCAATTATACGAAACCTTTTTTCCATTTTATTTTCCCCACTTTTTTTCTTTCACTAATCGACAAATTTTACCATAAACAGATAAATCTTGCCAAGCATCTTCAACAGATTCATTAGCAGCATGGAGTGAATCACGAACAAGAATAATGTTGAATAAACGTTGAATTTTGTCGTTCATTCGAAACCAGAGTCCTTTCAAACTAATCATAATTTCTTTATCGTCTTTTAGTTGTGTTCCAACAGCAATATTTCCAGGACCATAATCATATTGTTTACGACAAAATGTAACAAATTCTTCTATCATATATTCTTTAAATCTGCCAACCGTTTCCGGATACATTTCAGTTAATTTATTTATAATATCAATAGTTTCAACATCTACTTCTTGTAACAATTTTAATTCAAACACTACTTTTTCATTTGTAACTTGTGTAGCAGCAAAACCTACATTCCCCTCTTTTTCTTCTTTCTTTTTCGCCATAACATTTCTCCTATTTCAACAATATTTTAATTTCTTCATCAGTATTACCATACATTCTACAAATTTCAACTAATCTCTCAGTCCACTCAGGTTTTGATAAAAAGATTGTTATGTAGTTTATCGCCTCTCGTTGAGGCACTTCATAATATAAACTAATCAACTCAATCAATTCTTTATTATACTTCTTTTCCTTTTTCCCCTTTACCCACTTGAGAAATGTCCTACCCTTTGGAATAAAGTTGGCATATACCTTGTAAAGAGCCTCACTCGTCATATCAAAACTATATTGTTGTACAATGTTAGTAATAAATAACCATTCAGGATTCATCGACAAATAACGATTTATCATATAAGTTGAAAAGGTTTTTTTGTCCACTTCCGTCATATTGTCAAAATACTTTGGATCATAAGGCTCTAAATAAATAGCCTTTAAATGATCAAATAAACCCTTTCCCTTTATCTTCTCTTTCTTCTTTGGTTTTATGAGAATTTCTTCCTTTTCAGGTTCCTCAAAATAACCCTCAGATTCAAAAAATTTGTTCGATAATTTACTCAACGGTTTCTTCCTTACCTAAATCGCCATCTTCAACATCTTCTTTTGGTACAGCTTTTCCACCAAATTCATCAGGTATATAACCACAATTCGTACAAGAAAGAACTTGCATCGGAGCAAACATTTCTTTCCCGCTCGTATTTACCGGATTCACTGCACTAATTCTTTTTACCACTACTAAATTTTGAAACAAATGATGTCCACATTCACTACATACAAATGTTTCTAATGTAGAAGCATCAATGTTTAATTGTTGTGGTTGACCCATTTGTTGACCGGGATTTGGCCCACCGGCGGCTCCTGGAGTGTATTCCATAATAATTCTCCTTTTAAGATTGATCTTTTATGTTTATTAACTTTATCATCATATCCATGAAATTTATTTCCTTGTCAACTACAAATGGATCACTCTTTACTCCATCTGCAATCGTCAATAAAGAATTCGCCACATTTGTTGGCGCATATTCGTCAATGTGATCATATAAAAATCGATAAACGTCCGAAAACTCATTTACGTGATTGTCGTTAACTAATTGTCGTATATTAGTAAATACTGCCCGTTTATCTTTTTCCTTTAATATCTCTAATAACTTTAATCGAAAATCCGATTCAATAATCTTGTGTCGATCTACTGCTAACTTTCCATCTATTGAATTTAATTGTGCGGAATTGATAAGTTGACGTATATCAGGATAAGTAGATTCAACTAATACCTTTACATCCTTTGGATCATATTCAACTTTTTCTTCGCCCAAAATCTCGGCGACCCGGATCGCTACGTCCGCCCGTGACGGTGGGATAATCTCAAATATCTGACATCGAGACTGTATCGGAGCAATAATCTTCTCGTGATAATTACACGTCAATATAAATCTCGTTGTCTTACTAAACTGTTCCATAACATTACGCAGGTTCGCTTGAGCATTAGGTGTCATATAATCAAACTCGTCCAATATAACTAACTTTAAAGGTTTAAATGACACACTACCAGCAAAAGGTTTTATCTTCACTCGTACTACATCTACTCCAGTTTCATCGGACGCATTGATGTAAATCGTATCACTATCAGTATTCTCAGCAATTACCTTAGCTAATGTTGTTTTACCTGTTCCTGCCTTTCCATAAAATAAAAGATGTGGCGGATCATTCTCTTTAATGTATTGTGTTACCTTTTGTCTTACATGATCATTACCAACATAATTTTCTAATTTATGTGGGCGGTATTTCTCCGCCCATAACGTGTTTTCTTTCTTTTTCGCCATATGAGACTCCTATTAAGCGTCAGTTTCTGCTTCTACAAGATAATAATTTGCGGTGTAATCTCCATCCTCAATATGAATATACGCAAGTCCTTCATTACTTACTTGCAATGTAGCGAGTTTAGCTCCCTTGTTCGCGGTAAGAATGTTTTTGAAGTACTCAGCATTAAAAGATATAGGCCTATCCATTGTAGTATCAGAAACACCCTCAATACCCATCGTAATTCTATTGGTATTTACTTGAGAATAACCTAATACAACTTTATGTGTTCCATCTTTATCTTTCAACATTGTAAAGATTTTTGTTTCAGATAACGCACCTTTAGCACGAATATATGTATCAACAAAATCTTTTGTCAAATTAAATGACCAATGAAACTCAGGAGTTTGTTTCAATCCTTTTGAACGTTGAACAACAGACAAATCAGATAACATATAAGTTACATCATTACTATTATCTACTAAATCAATCGAAACATATTTTGTTTCATCGTCCGCTTCAACTTTATTGAGATTTAAATTTATATCATCACTCAATACAGATAACATTCGAACTAATTGACTTGTAGTAAGAACACCGAGTTCAACTCCATCTTCAAAACCTACAAAATTGTCCATTTTTACATCACCAATCATTGATTTGTCGCCAGTAATAAAACGAGTTAACAATGATCCTTCGGCAGTTTCCCATACGGTGGCTTCAATTTCTCCACCTAAATGATAACGACCAACAAAATCTAACAATCTTTCTTTTTCCATAACTTTCTCCTTGTTTATAGTTCAAAAAATTTATTTATTTTCTTTTGTTCAAATGAAGGCATTAACCATTCTAACGCAACATAAAAATCTTGTAATTTTGATTCTAATACCTTACTAAACATTTTATTCCTATCAACGTATGTTTCTATGAAGTTTACTATTTCAGGTGGATCATCATAACCTTTGAAAGCGATAGCATCCATCCCAAAACCATTTTCTTTCAAATATAACCATTTAACTTTTTCACTTGACGCAATCGGTGGAAATTTTTTCTCTAACTTATAATATAATAGAAGTTCATTATAACATATAGCAGCTTTAACGTGTGCTGGAGTTCCTTTCACCCAATTACCAAAAGGTTTATAACCATCTTTAATATTTAAACTACCGTTTGTTGATAAAGTTCCAAATTTATCTAAATTATGTACGGAAGTTGGCGTGGCTATATCTTCAGGCGTCACTGTCTTAACCATATTTTTAAACTCAACTATTTTACTATCTATACTTTCTTGTGTTTCGCCTTTTAAAATGTCTGTCAAAATCTCCTTGAGAAATGTCTTGAACGCAACAGGAAATGATGATCGTTTTACATCTAATCCCGTATACGCCATGTTGTCCTTTGGAACACCATTCTTATTTACAATCCAAAGCGCATAACGTTTTTTCGTTGTCCAAAATCCAGCTTGCGCAATCACTTCTTGTTTCAACTCAAACTTGTGTTCGTCTATATTTAAAAACTTCTTTCCATAATAATCAAATGTTCCATTCATATAATCTTGAACTTCAGCAGTTATTCTTAAAATCGCTGACGACATTTGTTCAGGATCATTTATATCTACATCAGGATATTGTTTTTCAACTAATGGTTTGGCAGGAAAGAATACAGAATCAGTATCAATGTAAATACAATAATCTTTATCCTTTTCGCCAGTTATTTGATTGTAATAAAAATTTCCTATCTTCTCAGTATATTGAATAAGATTAACTCCAGTAGTTGTTACCGCTTCCGCATTATCAATATCATAAAATCTAAATATTGGAAGTCCTAACACTCCATATACTGAGTTTAACATAACCTTGGCTATTGTTCTACGTTGAGCATAATACTTTTCTTTTTCCTTGTTGCCTTTATTCCCATATTGAGTTTGTAACTTATCAAAATTATCCTTGTCTTTGAACCATTCCTCTAAAATCTCAGGTATAATCCCTTTTTTGTCCACTCTATACATAACTCCATTCGCGGAAATGGCTAAACTATTCTCCCTCAAAATTTTGTCTAAATCATTACCATCCGCGTAAATATGATCACCTAAAAATTTTCCCTCATACTTTACATTCTTATCACTTATATGTCTTTCAGCTTTCCAGCCTTCAATCTTACCAACTTTTGTTTCGGGTGAAATGTTCAAACTCATAACAATCGACGGATACAATGAAGTAAAATCTAAATCGTATATCCATTCATGACGACCTGTAAATGGTTCTTTTACATACGCACCACTAAACTTGTCCTCAGAATCCATGTGTTTTCTGTTTTCGGGATTCTTGTTTGGAGCAACTAAGTTCTTCCTTTTCATGTATGTCAACATCGCTCCCTCAATCCATCTACTTGAGAAAAATACATCTTCATATGGTACATGACCTTTATGAGCAATACCTTGTAACAAATCAATAAAGTTTAACTTTTGATCCAACTTTACAACCAACTTTGTATCAACTAAATTGTATTCAATAAACTTGTCTATATCGTCTCTCTTTAAATTATCTAAACTACCATCATATTTTATTTTTCCCTCGCCTAACTCATGACGAGAGACAGCGTCCAAGGCGTATGACGGTAACGCGGTGTAAGTGAACATCTTATACATAGCCAGATAATCTAATGAACTTACCCCAGCTATAAAATATCTCCCACGTCTCTCAAAATATTTTACTATGCCTAAAGGTGAAAGCCGTTTCGCCTCATAATCACCTAATACCCTTTTTAATCTCGCATATAAATAAGGAACGTCAAATCCATCTACATTCCATCCTGTAATAATTGTTGGATTTATCTCACTCCATTTATTTATGAACGCTGTTAGTAAATCTTCCTCTTTTGAAAATGGTATCGTTTCTTCATTTCCATGTCTCATTTGTTCCACAACTTTATCTTCGTCTAAAACATATACATAATATTCATCAGTCTTTTGATCATAGAATGAAACAGATGTTATCTTATTATATGCTTTTTTGATGTCAGGTAACCCGTCCGTAACTTCAACTTCAATATCGAAGAACAATACCGTATGATCTTTTGAAATGTCGTCACTATCAGTATAAAGATCAACCAAAACCCTTGTTTCAACAGGAACATCAGATTCAAATATCTTACCACCGTCTACATCCCATTTAGCCCAACTTGTGACCTTACTAACCTTGTCGCCATAAATACTTCTTTTATCACCTTCTGAATCTAACCGGTACGCATAATTTTCAAAATCATATGTATCATAACCGCGTTTATCATCCCAAATGTGAACTATCGTTTTATTCCCGTCAAATACATCGCCTCGAATTCTTTCAATATACAAATTTTGATACATTCATTTTCTCCTAAAATCTTATCTCTTTTTTCTCTATTATATCTCTTAAATAAAGTCCATATTCATTATTATATTGTAATGATAATTTACGTAATTGATCTTCATTAATATAACCCATTCGATAGGCGACTTCCTCAATACATCCTATTTTCAAACCTTGTCTTTCTTCCATCATTCTTATAAAATTACTTGAATCATTCAATGAATCTTGTGTACCAGTATCTAACCACGTAAAACCACGACCCATAACCTCAACATTTAATTTATTCATTTGTAAATATATTTTGTTAATGTCCGTAATCTCAAGTTCCGCTCGACCAGACGGTCGAAGTCCTTTAGCATACTCAATAACATCATTATCATAAAAATATAATCCCGTCACCGCATAGTTGGATTTTGGTTCATTTGGTTTTTCTTCTAATGATTTCGCCTTTCCATATAAATCAAACTCAACTACTCCATATCTCTCAGGATCTTTTACATAATAACCAAATACTGTAGCTCCTTCGTTACGAGCATTCGCACGTGATAATAGAGCAACTAAATCATGACCATAAAATATGTTGTCGCCAAGTATCAAACAACAATCATCGTCACCTATAAATTCCTCTCCAATTATGAAGGCTTCGGCAATACCATTTGGTTTATCTTGTACTATATGTCTAATGTATATTCCTAAATCATATCCATTCCATAATAAATCTTTGTATAAAGGAGCATCCCTCTCAGTTGTTATGAGTAATATTTCCTTGATTCCTGCTAACATCAATGTAGATAATGGATAATACACCATCGGTTTATCATATACCGGTATGATTTGTTTACTTATTGATTTTGTCGCCGGATGGAGGCGAGTCCCAGCTCCACCGGCTAAAATAATACCTTTTCTATTTATCATAACTCTCTCCTAAAAAAATTTGTTCTTACTCACTTTAACAAATTTTGGATCACGTTTCGGCTCACTTGCGTGGCTTCGATCAATCCATTTTGAATCATTCAATAACAATTCTATTTTCTCTACCACTTCCTCAGGTATCGAAAGTTTGACATCGGGATCATTTGGATCATCCATTGCTCCCATCATTAAACACCACTTTCTAAGATGTTCCCACGAATTTGACAAATGTAAATCTCGATGTGTATTATGTAAAATGTTCTTTTTATATCCATTATCATTCATTATGTGCCATAACCATTCTCGACCATATAAACGTTGTCCATCTTGTGAATGCGGTTCTTGTTTACGGCGACCTTCATATTTATCAATAGCTTCTAACATCGCACCATGTAAATTAAACATAAAATTATCTTCATGTGGTGGCAATCCCCACTCAAAAGATTCAGGTAATTCTTTCAACTTCTTTAAAAATTCATCTTTTGTTTTGAAATAAAATGGATAATCTTTTCCAACTACTTCATCCATCATTGGATGATAATACGTTAATGATGGGCGACTCAAGGCGATCCCGTCTTGAACCGATAAATTCCACGTTCCATATGAATCTACAAAACATAATGTAGCATATGACTTCTCAACAAGATATTGATATTCTGCTCCACTTGGAAGATTTTGTACACGCATCCACTTTGGAGCTGGTTGTCCGGCTCTCGGTTTCTTCGCATCTTCATCAGTTACCCAAACAAGATACTCGTCTCTATCTAAATCTTTTGTGTAATCGATTAATCTTTTGATACCAGTTGTCGTATTCCAACGATGATTAAACAATAAGATTTTCTTGTCAGGAAGTGGAACAGGTTTTGACTTCTTTGTTGTTCCTATAAATCCACCTGCAAGAGGCATATACGTGATCTTTTCCCTTATCTTTTCATCTATGATTTCGCCAGTGATTCTTGGACGTTTTGGCGACCAATTTGACTTGATGTAATCCAATGACGCATTACAATGAAAAAATGTCTTAGCAGATAAATCTATCGCTTCTATCTGTCTCCAAAATCCATCGGTGTACGTCTCACTCGGTTTTGAAGCTGGTGAATCTACCCAGTGAAAAAATAAAAACGTGTTTACTGACGTTCCCATTCGATCACTCAATAAACCACTTATTACATTATAAAATAACTCAGGTTGATGTAAAAATACAAAATCTAAATCATGTTTTCGCCAATCAAAATACTTTCTCAAAGCTTTATAATCAAAAAATCCACGATTTGCTAAAACAGAAATGGGATACGGGAAATGAATCCAAGTTATATTGTCTTGTTGTACCACATCTTCAACTGTATTATTCGGTGGTACTAATACATAATGGTGACAATCAGGTAAAAACTTGATCGTCTTATACATAACTTTCCAATTTGAATCTCCATGATGTAACCACTTTGTCGCATTCCATCTAACTGGCGACATCACATGAAGTATCCGTCGTCCATATAATTTTTTTCCTACTTCATCCATTTAAATTCTCCATTAATTTTTCTAACCATATTTCAGGTGAATACATTTGTTTAACTATTTTTTGTTGTTTTTCAACAATCTTTATCTTTTCATCTTCGTTTTCCATATAATAATTTAGTTTGTCGCCCAACTCGTCTAAATCATCATATAATAACTCGTCAATCATATACTCTTGATAACAAGTTTTGTCGTTTCTTGGACACAAATAACATAATCCGGCGAAAATTCCCTCTATAACACCATATCCAAATGTATCATGTTCTGCAAATGAAATCCCAAATCCACAATTTTTGAGATTTTGCTGATATAACGCTTCGTTGTTTTTTGTATCAACATATCTCGTTCCATATTTCATAGGGAAATGACTTCCGTAACCTGATGGAAGTGTGAAAGGTAAACTCCATAAAATCTTTTGTCTCAATTCTTTTGGTAACTTATCCGCATACTCAGGATTCTTTGACTTGTCTAATCGATGATTGTATATGATTGAATCACTTTTTCGAGGCGACCACATTTCTTGAAATACCGGAAGTCCTATCGTTTTTGTTGGATATGGTAATACTTCGTCAAACCAAAATGTAGCTGAAAATATCTTTGTAAACTTCGTTGAATTTCGTACCTCAATTTCTTGATTTCTTTTTCGTTCTTCGTCGGTGATTCTTCTATTTCCGGGTTCGGTATCTAAAAATGATGATCCATGTATAAAACCATAAAACTCAACATAATCCGAAAATTGATCCATTACTTGAAATTCAAAATCGCCTACGTTTGTAAAAAATACTTTCGTAAACTTTCCTTCTCTAAGAAATTCTTCAAATTCTTTAATGTACATATCTTGTGAAACCCTTGACTTTTCCCACGATCCAAAAATAAAAGGTTTTTTACTTACGAATACCCTACTAAGAAAATTTGATAAATCTCTCGACCACTTTACTTCATAAAAATGTGGTATCAATAATACATCTTTTCTTACATAATCTTTTGTGAATTCATATGGATCATCTATATCAAAAAATTTACTCATAACATTTTCCCTAATTGACTTAAAAACCTCGGCCCACCTGGGCTGTGGAATATTGATGGTTGTGTATTATATAACTCATTTGTAACCTTTTTGTTCCTAAAATCAAAAATTAAATCGAATAATGTCGTGTGATGCTCAACAAACCTGCCAAACCGGGTTGCTAATTGTACGTTTTGGAATACTTTGTTTTCATAATCAATCTTTATTCCATACTTCCCACTCAAAAATAATAAATGGAAAATAACTTGATCATGATACTCAGGTCGTTTTCCCGATAATAAGTTTCCATTTACTTTACTTGAAAATTTACCATCTTCATCTAAGTCTTTCGCCAGTTGGGCGAATAACTCGTTGTCCTTGTTCACTAACCTTTCTCTCATTTCTACCTGAGCATCAAACAATACATTCAAATCACTTACATAACCCATGTACATTCCACCATTTAAATAACGACCCTTGTAACCATGATCAGGAAATTTGTTGCCTAAACTATACCAAGCTGGAATACAAAAAATCTCGGAACTCCACAAAATACGTGTGTCATATTCTAAAAACTTTTTGATAATATTGTCAGGATAATCTAAAATGATCGTGTCACGAAAATCCATTATCACAACCAAATCACTATCATCAAATCGCTGGAACGCTTTTCGGTACTCGTGTACTCGATTCCCAAAACTAAACTCGCCCATGTTTTGACCTAAAATATGTAAATCTAATCCAAACTTCTCACAACTTTCTAATAATGATCCACCAGCTAATTTTCCGACATATGTATGAATAGGCTCAGTTTCTACTGAACATACGTGTAACTTCATATAATTTCCTTTGGAATTAATATAGATTTTTCCTTAGTCTTTACATAGATTTGTGAAACCACATTTAAAACTGATCTCATACCCATTTTGTTTGTCTCGTAAATCAAAACATTTTCTTTCAGGGACGCTTCCTGAATGTCTTGTGGATAATCCTTCATACATGGTATAATGATAACAAGAGTTTTGTTGTATATTTTTAATAGATTAGCAATATTCGTAAAGAAAGTGTCGCCCTTGTTTCCAAAGGCGACAAACCTCTCACAATCCTTGTTCTCTACAATAAACTTGTCTAACTCTCGATTCACATAACTTATTTCTTCATAATCAAAAAACTTTTTCATACATATTATACTCTCTCAATACAAATAAGTTCCCTAATTTCCTGTTGAACCAAATCCACCTGCACCTCTGTCAGTATCGTCTAATTCGTCAACTTCCACTATTGTTGGCGTCACAACAGGACAAATAACCATTTGCGCAATCCTATCACCTTTTTTAAATTTAAAATCTATTGTTGATTCATTTCTAAGAATTACTTTTATCTCTCCACGATAATCATTGTCTACCGTTCCCGGTGTATTTACTATCGTTATTGATCGTTTAGCAGCTAAACCACTTCTCGGGCGAATTTGTGCTTCCCACGTAATTTTTTGTCTAAAATCTACTCCAAGTTCATAAGGATATACATTTGTCTCTAAAGGTTTCGGTAATTGAATAGCAATACCGGTTCTAACCATTGATTGATCATTTGGATATACAATTCCATCCTCAAGAGCATATAAATCCATTCCAGAATCAGTAGGATTTGATCTTGTTGGTATAATAGCATCTTCGTGTAACTTCTTAATTTTCAGTTTCATTTTCCACTCCTACTTTTATTTCTTCAATTTCAGTTGTCAACTCACAAACATCATTGTTACAAAATTTATCAACTACTGCTTCGTGTTGTTCTACATTTGTAAAATCAAGTTTCTTTACTTTCTTTAGTTTCTCCTTATAATCTTCCTCACTAATTTCTTCGTAAGGCATTTGTGGATATGAACCACCATTGATTTTAGGTAAAAATGATATACCCTTGAGTTGATATTGAAAAAAGTTCAACGCATTAGCTATATTTTTTCCCTCTTTATCAGGATCAAATGTTATCGTACAACTTACTTGATTGTCTGCCCAATGTCTCTGCATAAAGGCAGCTAACGAAAGTTGTTCCCACATTGAAACCTCATTTATAGTCCGTATTCCCTCTCCAACATCAACAGGAAAATCGACCACTAATGAACTTGGATCACCAAATGCTTCTTCTATGTTATATTTTGCTCTTTTCAATGGTTTTACTAATTTTGAGTTTTTTGCCAATCTCATTCGACGAATATAAAATCTCGATTCCGGATAATGTACTCCAGGTGTCGCTCCAGCTAACAGGGAAACTGTACCACTCGGTTTTACACTCGTTGTTTTTACTGATTTAGGGATTGCTAACCATTCACTATAAATTGTATCATAATCTTGTATTGTATTATATCCCGTTTCTAACCATTGGCGAAGTGTCTCAATACCATTCTTTGTAATAAATTGAGCAACTCCACTCACTGAACAACCAATACGACGATTCCTTAACATTACTCGATTTGTTTCCGGCCAATGTGTTTGTCCAAGTGTTACTGTTTTACTATAAAGGTAGGCGTATTTGAGTGTCTTGAGATAATCTTCGAGGCTTTCGTGTCTCATTGGAAATGTTTCTACTAAGTTACATAACTCATATGATTCTAATGATTGTTCTACACAAGGATTTACACCTTTGGCACGAAAATCCTTGTTGTCCATTCCATTCTTTATTCGTGAATACCCTTGTATATTCTCTAACCATACATATCCAGGTTCTCCGTTATGCCAGGTTCTATCAGCTGCTTTCGTGTAATCCATTCCTAATGTAGCATAAATACTATTGTTCGATGTCCAACCATATTCCGCACGTTCAGGATTTATATCATAATTTTTTAGATTCAAGTATTCTTCATCATCAGCTTCGCCAATCGCAATCTCAGCGGTTCGGCGTACATTTCCTGCTACTACCGCTTTTCCAATGAAGTTCATTATATCAACTATCGCTCGTACCGTTATCGGCTTACCGACGAGTGGTTCTAAAACTTCTCGTATATTGTAATGTAATTTTACTAATGGATCAGGTCCTGACGAAACTCCACCGAAGCCACGAATAGGCTCCCCAGGTCCTCTAACTAATGAAAAATCAAACAAGATGTCAGGTTGTCCAGTAAAATAAGCGTCTATCAACTTCCCAACACTCTCTACCCAACCCTCTCTTGTATCAGGTATTACAAATGTCTCAAAATCCTTTTCTTTATTTATACCCTTTATAACAATTTCGCCAGAACCCTTAGTGTCAAATCCAACTCCCACACCAAGCATACTGGCGTCCATCAAAAATGTAAATGGTTTCGATAAATCGTGTTTCAAATCCTCAGTTGAAACAAAAGCGCAGTTATTTAACGCAGCAAATAACCCTTTTTCTTCCGTGATAGGCGTTCCCATCGCCCATAAACCTCTACCCGGCGGTAGAAATTTCATGTTGTACATTCGATCAAACATTTCTTTTGCTGAAGCTTGTGCTTTCCACTCATTCCAATATAAACGATTTCCCATGATCCACTTTTTCTGCATATTGTATGCTCCATTGACCACTCGGGCAACAGTCTCCCACCATTGCTCGTTTGTTCCATCGTCTTTTATCCGGGAATAAGTGCGCATATATACAAGATAACCCAAACCATTGAAACCAAATGGCGGGATTTCATCTTTATATTTTTCAAGGAAAGCTTCAGACAGTGAGAAAGGCTTAAAATCATCCAAATATCTGTCTGTAGGCATACGTAGTTCTCCTTTAACATTAACTTTTCCGTGTGAATTTCTGTAAACTGTTTGAGGCTTTTATGATGTGTAGTAAATTTTTCTCAACCTCGCTTATATAAATATAGACGAAATTAAAAAACACATATAAAGAATTATACTATTTTGCTAAAGGAAAGTTCCCTAATCGGTAGGTATTTTATTAATTATTTAAATAATTTTTCCCAATCTTTTTTTAACTCTAACTTATATTTATCTAATAACTTAGATGAAATACTATTAATGCAATATCCCTTTCTTTGTGGATTTTCTAATTCATCAACAGGAATTAAAGAAAAATTCCAATTATTTATATTTTTACGAACTTCTTTTTTATCTCGTCCTTTATAGTGAATTAACGTAACCAAAACCGCATCAAATTCATCAATACTATATGGAGTATAACCATTAAGTGAATTATTTACATTTTTATCAGAATTTCTCCTTGTATTTTCAAAACAAATTTGTCTTGAGTACGGAGTTTTACCATCAACTTGTCTCAACTTACTTTGGATTTTTTTATATTTGAGATTTGTATATATATCAAAACCTGCACCATTACCATCATCATTTATAACATCACTTACAACATTATTTCCTAAATAATATTTTATCAAATCACATTGAATATACTCATTTGCTTCTGCAACAGTTTTTCCCCATTCTCTAAGACATTTTCTCAATACAAATCCATTTTCAATAAAATCTCTAACATCCTTATCAGTTATAATACTATTATCTAACAAATTTCTCTCCAATCTTTTAATAAAAAACCCATTCAATATTGAATGGGCTTTTTAATTTTTTATTAGAACCAACGCATCAACGAAATCCGGCGATTGGCAGATTCCTTGTGACCTACAAAACGAGTTGTATGACCACCATCAAAACGTCTCTTTAAAGACATTTTTTCGAAACCACTAATCATAGCAGCAAGAGTGAATAACTTTTTTAGTGTCGCCTTACGTCTTTCAATACGACCGGGATCAAGAATGGAAACAATATCTTCCAACATCTTGACGTTGGCTTCGGCGTTCCGGCGACCACACTCAGGACAATTATATGCTTTCGCACGTCCTACCATTACACCTATTGCGAAATGTTCGCCCTTTTCTATGCTAAAGGGAACGGTCACTTTATGACCACATTTGTATTCTACATCAACCATTGTTTTTGACATCTTATAACCTCTTTCTTTATTTACGTTACTTAAATATACGAAATAAAAGCATTCTTGTCAACTGTTTTTTTACTTTTTTTATCGCTGACCAAATCTTTTATCATCTATCCACATAACTAAAGTATCTTCCGTAGGATATAACATAACCTTTAATCCCGCATCCATCACTTTATCAATAATCGCTGTTCGTTTGCGTTTCGTGTATTCAAATTCTTCTTGATGTTTATATCCAAGAACGTGTTCCCAATTCGAATACCAATACGCTACCATAATTTTTTTCATGATTCTCTCCTATCAATATTCCATACCAAACCGGATAAAGTGTTCGAAGAATCCCAATAATGAAATCCACCACCTTTAACCGTCCACCAGGGATAAGTCATACCGGGTTGTTTATTGATCCAATATTTCTTACCATTTAGATTATACTCATAACGACCACCGCGGTGGCGAATAAGTTCACCTTTGTATTCATAGTCACGAATATATTTTTTCATCAACTGTACCTCGCTACTAATTTACCATTGTAATAAACTTCGCGGGTAAAAAGAATCGGTGTCCAACCCAATTCTTTGCGACGCGCGTCAGCGTGAGCAATCTTCCACGCTTTTGTGAAAAGAGTATTAGTAACAACTTCAAAGCCACTATTATACTTGTGACCACCTGGTGCAAAAGTATCAGCTTCTGCCCATTGAATCTTGACAGTCCAAGTACCACGAACTGAAAACTTTACATCTTTACTTTTGAAATCGTAACGAAACATTTTTAACTCCTTTAGTTGTTATCTCAATTAACTACTATAATATACGAAATTCAGATGTATTTGTCAACTGTTTTCTGGTTTTTCTGGTAAATTTTTTATAGGGAAAATCGTAAACTTACGGTGTAACCGCTTCGTTGTAACGTGTTGATGTTTAATATGACGGGCGTCCATGATATGATGTTATATACAATTAAAGCTAATCTTCGTTGTCCTACCGATGATGTAAAATTCTTTATTACCATTATTCCGAATGCAGATATGATCACTTTCGTGGCGAATAACTGTGTCATACTGGGATGCGAGCCGTATAAAGGATTTACCTCTTTCATCCCATATGTATTTATCGCATGATTTGTTAAGCCGTAATCTAATACCTGCGCTATTACAAAAGTGGACGCTAACGTATAATCTACGGGCGTCCACTCCAATGAATCTTGACCAAAAATACAAATTGGTATCAATAAGAATATTATTAAACGGTGTGCCATTCTCTAATCATCCTCTTTACTAATTCTTGTACTTCATTGTATCTCGGACGTTTCGGTAACGCGGTATACTCAACAGCATCATGAATCTTAGCTTCAAGTTCCTCAGCGTAATCCAAAACGTATTTCATTTCCCACTTTCCTAACTTCACATCCAAAATAGTTTGACGATAACGTAAAGGAAATTCGAGGCGTCCGGTGGACAATAATTCTTTTCCCTCTAACATCAATCGAACTAAATGTGATGCAAATTTAGTGTCATATCCATGAGAAGTTAACAAATCTTTCCTATTGGTAGCTTTAGACAATCTTTCATCAATCATCTTCTTTACTTTCCTCAACATGAAATGTCTTTGGAAATTTAAGTCACCAATAAGAATGTTGTCGCCTTTAACACTCATAAATGGAAGTTTCTTGTCAAGAATCTCAACTAACAATTTCTTTCCATCTTCAGGAGATTTAATAAATCCATACAACCAATCTTGAGCATTCTCAAGGGAATGATAATTGTCAGTGCGAATCACCATCTTGTGTTTTTGACTAAAAGCATATCCAAGAAATTTTTCCTTTAATCCACGATGCGGGAACAAATGAGCGTTCCTCAAAAGTTCCTTTCCCCAAAAGTTACTGTAAACTAAGTTTGCTTCGTTAACAAACATTTGTTCCAAAATATTCGGGTTATTATCCATCGCCAGACGAACAAACTTTCTCAACTCATAAATCACCATATCAACGGCGTTTTCGTCGTTCTTTCCATCGTCCTTTTTAGACTTGATACTCAAATCAACTTCGTCGGCACGTTCGAATCCAAATACCATGTCCTCACTCGGCATGAAAACTCCACTGTAATCAGTGTCACTGGTTGGAGTTGCAGTTCCATACAACCTTGACCCAACCATATATTCTAAAATCTTATTTTCTTTCGCAACTTCTCTCGCGTTCATTTCTTTTCCTTATTCTTAAACTGAAAATGATATTCATCTTCACCTTTATCAATCGTATCTATAATCCTTGATAAAAATTGAATGGGAGCAGTAGTTCCACCGGCCCAAGCAAGATTATAAACCGTTACTTCACTACGAATATGTTGATATACATCGTCGTCAATTAATAAAGTAATTTTTTTCAATTAAAACTCCATTTCTTTGATATAAAGTTACGAAATAAAAATGTATTTGTCAACTGTTTTCTGATAAATTATGAAGATAATGACGTTTTTTCAAATACTCTCCAATTATCACCATCAAAGATTGTTATAACATAATGATAATGTGGCGTTTTCTTCATATTACAATAACATTCATCCTGCCACTCCCGACCACCATTAATCTTTTTATATTCTAATGATAAGATTGTGTGAACTAAACCAAACGCACTTATTGGATTTAAATGTTCAATAATTTCTGGCTCAAGATTTGTCCTACTCCTTATTAATTCTTTCGCCTTTTCATACTTTCTTTTTTCTTTTCCTAATACTTTTCTCACTACCATATCCCCTCCGAAAAGTTGGTATGATTTTTGTACAATTATATGGTATAAAAACCATTCAATATAAATAGGAGAATAAAAAAATGAGTATCAAACTATTGTTTCTTATTGTGATAAGTCTACTCTTATCCTCTTGTTACACACACTTTCGTTACGTCTATACCGAAGAACCTGTAGACGAAGTTTACATTTATGATGTCAACTATGTTTACACTAATCTTTGGTATGACGATTTCTACTGGCGTTACGATGTCTCTAATTACTATTGTACATTTGGTTTATATTATTATTCGCCAGGGTACTATGGCTACCCTTACCACTATAAATATAAACCATACTATTATCATAAACGCCCGTATTATAAACGCCATTGGAAAAAACGCCGTCATAATGTTGATAAAAACCCACGTTATAGACCAAAACGACACTTATTGATGGGAAAAACCAACATTAAAAAATCTCAAAAAAATGTCCTGCTAAACCGTAAAAAATTCAAAAAAAGAAAGGTAATAGGACAAAAATCGAGACAGAATGTCCAGATAAAAAATCGTATCACGACAAAATCTCGTCAAAATGTCGAAATACGTAAAAAACGACAAAATAAACGTAATTATCACGACACACAAAAACGTGTCCACCGAACACCCTCGTTCAAAAAACAAGTCCAAAAAACGAGAAAAAATACCCACGTTCAAAAACGTAATAATTCGGCTTTCAAATCAAAAATTAATAAAAAATCTCAAAGAGCAAATGTTAAAAGAAAAGGGCGAAAATAATCGCCCTTTTTTACTTATTTTTCTTTATTTTTCGCTAAATATTTCGGCGAATATCTAAGATAACATTGTGTCGCAGGCAAATCTACACTATAACCCTCACTATCTACTTTTATAAGTGCTGGTGTTTCTCTCGATGGATTTTTTGTCAATAAATCATTTATACGAGTAGAAATATGTGTCCATGGCTCAGCATCTGGTTCATATTCCATATGTTTTCTGTTGACTTCACTCAATAAATCTTTGTAGTGAATTTGTCCATATTCTTCAATGGTTTCTTTGATAAGAGAAACTTGAGAATACTCAGATTTATATGTACTCGATCTTAATTCAGTTAAATCATTACTCTCAAACCAATTAAAAATACTAGCATTATTATCTAAATGTTTCATGAAAATTTCATGTAATTCTGGAAATGTAAAATAAAATGTAGAATATTCTTTTGCAACCACTAAGGCTTTTTCTTTTATAAAAAGTGTTCCGAGTTCTCCAAAATCCAAACGCTCTTTATAAACTTCTTTATCAAGAATACTTTTATATATAACAAGTTGTTCTTTATATAGATCACTACCTATTTTTACTTCTATATAAAAAATTCCATTACCATATTTTTTTGACTTTATACGTAAAACAATATCAAGACGCCTATCATGTATTTCCTCTCCATCAGACGCATAAATAACTTCTTTTTTAGGTTCTTCTCTACTTACACTATATTCTATTTCATCATCCGAAAAATCATATTTTTTAGTCTTTTCACCTATTAGTGTAATTATTTCATCAGCAACCTTTGGATTATTATTAATATACAAACAAACTCCACCAGTCACTTTAACCTCTTGACCACCACCAACTATATCTATCCAATATTTTTCTTGATCTTCCATCAGTGGATTTCTATTACAACGAATTTTCATTATATAACCTTTCTTTATTTGTCTATTACTAATATACGAAATTTCAGAGTAAATGTCAACTGTTTTTTTAATTATTTTGACTTTAGAATAACTATAACTCGTCCAGTAGAACTTTCAATTATAACTACTTCATGAGTTTTCTCAAATTTTTTCTTCCAATCAATTAATACTTCAGTATGTCCAGGATCTGCTGCAAATGTTTCGTGTTTTGGAGTTGGATATGTGAACACACAATTTTTACATACTCTCATAATTTCATTAGCTGCTTGATCTTTTAGAGCCGGTGGAATGTGTTCGATTGTTTCAGTACACCAGCCCCAATCCCATTGATGATCTTCAAAATCTTTCATATCAGTTACATCCATAACATAATCAATTTTTGGACCTGGACGTAAATCTAATGATTTATATATTTTTGTTCGTTTTCGTAAATTTCCTTTATACGGTACACTTAATCCAGCTCCAATATCAAGTATAGATTTAGCTTTTGTTTCTTCCGTCAAATGTATAGTTCTTATATAATCACGATTAAATTTATAATTACCATCTTCGCCAAAATATACAGGTGGAACATACCACAAATAATGACGTATCACTTCCTCGCCATTACGGTGATGATCAACTGCAGTTTCAGGAAAAATATATTCAAATGTTTCTTCCTCTTTTTTCGGCACGTACTTTAAACGTTGTCTTTTTGGTTCATCAGCTACGTCTTCCGCAGCTTGACTATCAAAAAAATCATTCTTTTTCATTTTCAATCTGCCCATGTAACAACTCCTTTATTTATCTTTTTAAATTATTTCAACATCCACCCTCAGGATACCTCTTTCCCTCTTTTATTACTCGTATCTCAGAAAGTTCAGGTTTTGGCGGTGGACCTGGACGCGAAGTAGGTACATTCGCTTTCCTTCGTCGTTCCCACTCCATAAAACCTTGTATTCCGGTTAACTTACTATCTCCACCACATTCTCTACATAAATAAAAATGACGATTGTATATAAGCGCCCAGTGGCCGCGTTCTCGGCGAAATTCTTCACCACATAAACAACACTTGTGCCATATAAATAATGGGAATATACGACCAATACAAGTTATTATTTGTGGTTTTTCTACTTGTCTTTTCATAACTTACCCCAATCCATCTACTTTCATTTCGTTTATCTTCTCGGCGAGTAACATCTTTTGAACCTTTTCGCCACTCTCCATTGATTTCTTTGTTTTCTTTCCCTCATCGGTCTTTTCATCAAAAATTTGTACCTTTCCATTCGACGCATCCATCTTTGACGGAAATACAAATCCATCCGGACCAAACCTATTCTTTATTACGTGAATACGACCTGTGTGAGCAATCTTGTCTTTCGTCTTTCTTTGAAGTGATATAACAAAGTCGGCGATCATTATCTTTCCAAAACTCTCACTTATTCGTCCCGCTTCAATGTGATCATCTTCAAGAGCAGACCTGTTAGCCTGTGACGCTGTCCATAATGGACATTCCATTTCACCTGCTAAACCTCTTAGATTTTCAAATATACTATCCAACTCAAATCGTTTTTCTGTTGTCTTATATCCACTACTTGTATCTTTTAGTAAGTCGCCGTAATCAACCACAATCATGTCAGGCTTAAATCCAAATCCCTCACATCGATTTAAATGTGATCTTAATGTTTCTATTCCTGCCGTCTTTGTTGGAAAATACTTTACAATCAAGTTACCACGTAACTTTTCTATTTGTTTGTATACATCGTCTTGATGAAATTTTATGTCTTGTGACCCAAATCCCGTAATATTAGCATCATATCTCAAACCAACATAATCTTCATTTAACTCTAATGTATAATGTACTACATTCTTTCCTTTCGATACTGCGTACGCACCAATGGCGACCAATAACCACGATTTACCTAATCCTGCTGGAGCAACCACGATTCCCATTTCTCCATTTCCAATACCACCATCAGTTATCTCGTTTAATATATCCCACGGTAATGGAATAACACTTCTCAATGTGTCAGTTACTCGTCGTTGAAAATATTCTTCCTCTTTGTATATTACACCTATATCTCTCGTTGTTCCTGCTTTCAAGGCTTGATCTATTACATTTCTCGCCTCTTCATATTTTTTAATGTTAACCAAATCAACGGCGTCAAATAATGCCAGTTTCATTGTTTGATCTTTAGCAAAATTTAAAAAATTCTCTTGTACATAATCTAAGTCGGGTGATTCGAAATTCAAATATACATTCTTTAAATTCTCTATTATGGTTTTTTTCATCACCTCTGATGTTACTCTTTTTTCTAACTCAGTCTTAAAAACTTCCATTGTTGGCGGTTTTTTGTATTCACCAAAATACTCTTTTATGACCTTTACTAACCATTTATTAGCGTCTGAATCATAATATTTTTCTTCCACAATATCATTTATTTGTTCTAAAAATTTGGGATTTTTAACTAATGTAGTTATGGTTTTTGTTTGAAATGAAGTTCCAAATTGAGTTAGAGTATCAAAATCTTTGTCCATAGGCAATCACTACTCCTTTGAAGTTTTAGCAAATGTATTTAGTTTATTAAAATTCAGGTTCAACCATGAATCAATGTTTGGGATGGCACTATAAAGTTTATCTTCCAAGAACAATCTTTTAAGTTGATACCTATTGATTGTACTAACAGGTTCGTCTAAAAGTTCCCTGATTTTAACTTTTGTTGTACCACTAATTTCTACTTCGCCTAACTTCATTAACTTAAAATTCATCTTTAGTTGTTCTTCGTTTTCCATGATTAATCGGGCGGCTGTGTTCTTTCCGGGTTGACGATTCGCATACTCCAAAATACTCTCCAATGAAACCTTTTCTTCGTCTAATAATATAGGTAAATGTTTTTGTGCTGTCTTTAATCCTATTCCCTTTATTCCTGGTATATTATCACTTGAGTCGCCATCTAAAATACGAAAATATATGAGATTCTTTGGCGAAAAATGATAATCTTCCTTGACTGCCTTTTCGTCGTATAACTTCTTTTTTGTTGGATTCCATACCTTTATCCTATCATCGACAAGTTGTAAAAAATCCTTGTCCGTTGACATTATTACTACTTCCTCTTTCAATAACTCCTTTGATACATACGAAATAACATCGTCAGCTTCTATGTTATCATAAATAAACATTTGTAAAGGTAAGTTGTCTAAATAATCTGCTGACCTACTTATTTGTCTACTCGCTTCGTCAACTTCCTCATCGGGTGTGTGAAAATCGTATGTACGATTTAACCTTACTCGTAAACCTGTTCTATGTGCTTTGTAGTCGGGATAAATTTTTCGACGGCGAGCTGATCCGCCTTTTCCATCAAATACCACGATACAACGTGTAGGATTTATCGTGCGGATACCAACTGCTATTGTGTTCAGGAAGCCGACAATACCACCTATATGTGTACCATCGTCATTCATTGCGGGATTTACCGAAAACGCTCTAATGAAATTATTTAAACCATCGATTAATAAAACTTTTGAGTTGAGTGATTTGGCGTTTTCGTTTTCTTGTTTAATTTCTTCTAATAGATTATCGATATTAACCATTTTATTATGTCCTTTATTAGAGTAAAAGTTTTTTCAAATTTTTATTAAAATGATTGATCAACTTTAAAGAATTTGTCGTATCTCTCCACATAAAATAATGTTCTTCACATCCAGCATACCATTGTGTTATTTCTTTTACTCTACATGGATCACGGGTAATATTACCAATAAAAACTGTCCAAAATGGTAAAACATCATTTCCAAGATTACCCTCACTTTTTAATATTTTTAATAATCCAGGTGTAAAATATTTACATGATCTTTCGTGAGCATTTCCACGACCATCTTGGCGTTTTCCGCCCTCAACCCAACCATCTTGTCGTTTTACTTCCACATAAATTGTTTTTTGAGTTTGAGTATTATCAATAGCGTAATCTGGCACGATTCCATGTGTCTCAATCTTTTCTTCTGGAATATAAATTTCTTCTAATACCTTTTTATCAAGTTCTACATCAACATAAATATTCGTGAATTCTTGCGGACTTTCTCGTATCACAAATTTTGTGTTTTTAAATTCTTGTAAAAAAACATTATAAAAATCGTGTTCAGCTATTTTTGCTTTTTTTCCACTATTTTTTTGCCAAGTAGATCTGTTTTTTAATTCTTTTGAGCCCACAAAAACCTTTCTAAGTTGTTTTGTATTTACTCACTATCTTTTGTAAGAAACGAGTTCTGTCGGATAATCTTTTCCAATCATATTCCCAAATAACTTCAATATTGTAACCATTTTCTTCAGCAGATTTGATTTTCTCTTTATCCTTTTCCCATTTTTCCCAAGCATACCTTTTCTTTACCTTGTCATAAAAATCAGGTGGATAAATGTTTTTGTTGTAGTGCCACCGATCTCCATTATACTCAATGATTAAATTTAATTCCTTTATGAATATATCATATGGAACGCCATCAAGCATAAATTCATTACGAACCTTACAGCCGAGTTTTCGAAGTGTCTTAAACACTTCACTGTGACCCTGACTCATTGTCGTTGACCGTCGAACTTTTCTCTTTTTACCACGTTTCTTCTTTTTCAATATGAATAATCCCGATATGAGTTCTACTATATATAAATAGTGTTCAAATCGGGATTATTCACGTTTCTGTTAATTAATCGTCACCAATTATTTCATCAGTGACTATCATTTCATCCGTACTTAACCCTATGTCCGACTTATCTTTATACTTCATTATTTGAAAATCACAAATCTTGTTGTATAAAAATTCTTTGAATTCGGGCTCACTTTCAAGTAATTCGCCCCAATTCTTCGTCTCAAATCGTCTTTCCTCTCCCTTGTGATCAACTATTTTAAATCCAGGGTTGGAACGGGAAACTAAATCATTGTCTTTTAAAATCTCTAACCAATTTTCATAGTCATATATACCCCTGTCAAAATAAATGTCAAAGTCGGCGATCCGGTAGGACGGCCCCATTCGATTCTTGATTACTTGAGCTCTCGCTTTGATGCCAATTACTTGTTCTTGTGTTCCTATCTTTTGTTTGATTTGACCCATCGCTTTTAACCGGACACGGATAGAAGCATGAAACGGCAAACCCTTTCCACCTGAAGTAGTCCAGGGATCACCAAACATTACGCCCATCTTCTGGCGTAACTGATTCGTAAAAATACACACAACTCTCTCTTTACCTATCAATCGTGTAATCTTACGAAATGCTGCGGAAACAATTATCGCTTTAGTAGTATTCCAACCCTGCTTCTCATAATCGTTCTCCATTTCTAATGAAGTTGAAGCAGCTGCTAATGAATCAACTACAATCACTACAAGTTTGTCCTTGTCGGATTCCCTAATAGTTGTAATTATTTGTTCAATAGTTTGAAATATTTGTTCCACAGTATCAAGTTGGACATATAACATCTTTTCAACATCTACACCAATCGCTTCTAAAAAATCTTTACTTAAAGCATTTTCAGTGTCAATATAAACACCTACTCCACCTTTCGCCTGAGCACTCGCTATTGAGTGAGCAGCAAGTAATGACTTTCCACTCGATTCTAAACCATTAAATTCTATTATACGTCCTGTGGGAAGTCCACCATGCGGGCGGTTAGATATTGCTAAATCTAACATCGAACTTCCGGTTGAAATCCAATCAATCACATCAGTTGGTGTATCATCACCAATAAAATGGGCTACCTTTCCATCACTTTTGAATTGTTTGTTCAACACATCCGCTAATGAGTGTACAAGATCGCCCTTTAATTCTTCCTTTTCAGCTTTCTTTTTCGCCATTTATCCTCTCCAAAATAAAAAATCGGGGAATAAATCCCCGATCATATATTAATTTTCGAACATCTTTTTGAATGCGTCTGCAGGATTTGCAGCAGGTTTTTCAGCAGTTACTTCCTCTTTTGTTTCCGCAACAGGAGCATCTTGAGTTGTCGTTTCAGTTGTCGTTTCAGTTGTAGTTTCCTTTTGTTCTTCCGCTGCTTCTTCAGGATTCAAATGTAGTTTCAACGCTTCTTCAAGTTCTTCATATGATTTAAGTTCATACAATTCCTTGATGTCAGGTTGTTCTTCCGTGATTTTCTTCAATACATCAGGATCTTCCGTGACAGTACTTGGATTTGGTTTAATCCGAACTTTCGGCGTGGCGAATTGTTTACCTTCCTCTTTCACCGTCCATACAACAATATCACGTCCATTTACAGGATCAGTAATATCACCGTAATCAGGATCAGAGATATGGGAAAGTAAATCTTCATACACAGTTTTACCGAATCCCCAAAACTTTACACCTTCATGTTCCTTATCACGAACAATAACAGGAGCAAATGTACGAAGTTTAGGCTCTAAAGAACGTCCAAGTTTCCAACTTTCTTTACTACCCTCTTGTTTAAGTTTTTGGGCGATTTCCATAATCGGATCGCGTTCACCAAATGAAGCTGGAGATAAATAAGTTTTATTATTTAACTCGTAATGAAAATACAATTCGATGAAAGGATTTTCAGGATTGAATTTGTAAGGTACGATACGAACCGTTGTTTCTTTCTCAGAAGGTTTCCAAGTAAGATTTGATTTTTTGTTGGTTTTCTTTAAGGATTCCAACCGTCCTTTGATTTGTGCTAAGTCTAATGCCATGATTCATTCTCCTTCTTTAATCATTGATGTTTAAAAGTTTAAATTACTCAAGCTACACCGCTTGAGATAACCATTTGTTAAGTTGTATAAATATTATACTCTTATAAATATGTAAAGTTCCATTATTTTTGAACTTTTTTCTTGACTTTTTCACTTTTTTTTCGTAAATTACGGCCAATCAATCCTCATTTCGTTGACCTTTGTATTTACTTCGCCAATAGGTTTTTCCTTTGGTACTAAATCATAATGTTTTAACATGATCCTCAATACCATCATAGCTATCTCTCTGTCCTTGTCCTTTTCTTCCTCGTCTAACTCACCATAAGGCTTAAACATATCCTCTTTCCATCGTTTTAACCTCTCAGGATTTATTGTCTCAGTTTTCGCTATGTCTTTCGCCCATGACATCCATTGCGCATGTTCTAAATCAGATAATTCCTCTAATACTTTTTTCTTAATCTTCATTATACGTCTCTTATATCAAAAATTTTAGTTTGTATTTTCTTTAATCCATTTTCATCAGTTACTAATAATGTGTTTCTAAACTTTGACCAATCTACCTCAAATCTCGGATCAACCTTTCCATCATTTAATAAACTTACTACATGATTTAACGCATTTATAGTGTATAATGTGTTTGTTTGTTTCTTACGATGTATTGAAATTGTACTTCTTAGGGCTTCGCCAGATGGATCAAACTCTACATTATATGTACATATCAACTCTCGTTTGTTATCCAAGTTTTCTAATACATATATCCTACCAAAGGCGATTGTATATGTGTCCAAAATTTCTTCAATCGTTTCTTCTAATTTGTTCTTCCGTGTAAACGTACACAACAGTTGTGTTTTACTCATAACTATTTCTCCTTGTTTTTCCGTACTCGATGTCTAAATAATAATTTAGGTGTACTTTTCGTCTCCGTTTTTAAATCTATTTGTATATATTGATTCTTTTGACCATCGATTTCAATAATTAACTTTGTACCATCAACATTTACTTTTAATGGTTGTTGTGGTTCACAATAATGTTCAGGTGGATATAAATCTACTTGAGCTGTCTTTTTATTTATTACACTTGTATGTACATCGTTACCACAACCGTGTACTTCTTTCCAAATGTTTTCAAGTTGATCTTGACCCTCAGGTGTCTTGGCGAGTTGTTCTAATGATTCTCCCATTTTTTTGGTATACCAAGTTTTTAACTTAGCTTTCCTTTTCATAATCTCTTGAGCATCCATCGTGTCTACATCCCACTTGTTTTCTTTCCATACTTTCGCCCAATCTTCGTCAAGTTTCTTTCCTGCTTCACCACCAATATAATGTGACCCTGCATTTCCCGTTCCCGAATTTTTCATTGTTATATTCGATGGATCGGTATAAATCTTAGCAGATATTTTCATCATTTTATCTTTTCCATCTTTATCTTTATACATAACAACTAAATCCGTCGGATCAACTTTTTCATCAATACCGTATAAATCCATAAGTTTTTTTGCACCAATACCACCAGTATTTCTAGCATCAGTTATTGTAGCTCCTTCAGGAAGTGATCCACGAATTTTATCGGCTAACTCTTTGTTTGTCTCATTTGACGCTTTAAGATTTCCACCAAGTTTTTTATATTCTTCAGTATTATGATCATGTAATTCTTTAGCTTCTTTATAGTTTTGTGAATCTTCAGGTATCAAATCCAACACTACTCCAGATTCATTATATTTTCCGGACATATCAGCTAATGCTCTATCTGCAGACGAACCACGAATCGGCACCGATATTCCCTCTTTTTTTATCATTTCGTTCATTAATCTTGTTACTACAGTTCCACTATCTCCGGTCATAGCTTTATAATGAACACCATATTCAGGACCCGCTTGTGGAGTTAAATAAATCTTTTTACCACCAGCATGACCTTCAATAATAATGTAATCGGCTAATCTATTAAGATTTTCTACTCTTTCTTCGTATGTCTTAGCATTTATAAATCCATCCCATGAGTTAGAAAGAATGTCTATCCTTTTCTTTGTTTCCGGGTCAGCATCTTTTGTTTTGTCTCTTATCTTATCGAGTTTCGCCTTTTCTTTTTCATAAGCCTTACCCTTGATCACGGGCTCAACTGGAGTTCCCTTTGGTTCTTCCTCTTTTTCTACGGGCTCGCCCTTTTCGGCTTTGGCGATGTCCTCCGGTGACGCGTCCTTTTTGACTAAAACCTGACCGCGTTTTGGATCGTGTGACTTAACCGTGTAAATGTTTCCTGTCTCTTTCTTCTTTACTATGTCATCCTCGTTTATCTCGTCCTCGTCCTCGGTGTCCACATCTAAATAATCTAACTCTAACATTATTTCTTCGGTGTAAGGTGTGTCTCGTTCTTCCTCGTCTCTATCATCCATTGGTAACTTGTCTTGATCCGCATGATCTTGTGGTTGTATTGGATTGATATAAGGTTGCGGTTCTGCTTGATCGGAATGAACGCCATCAAAATCTGTATAAATACCAACTTGATCTATTTTATTTGGATTCTTTTTCACAGGGATTCTGAGATTGTTCATTGTCTTTTCTATTAATTCATATGACATCCCTTTTTCTTCAAAAATCTCTCGTAATATTATTAAATGATCGTTGTTTTTCAAATCAGGCAAACCATTTGATACTCGATATGATAATTCTTTAATAACTTCCTCTATAAACTCTTTGTTCATATGTTTTCTCCATTACATTATTATCCATATATAAATATAAGTATGTCTAATATTTCTATTCCGAATTGAATGTTTTTGTTATATCTTGTAAGTCTTGATAATCATATCCAAAATAAGCTTTTGTTGGAAATACTTTTAATATATCTCGTAATCCATTTATCATTTCTTTTCCATCTTCTTGACTTATGTCAAATAAAAAAGAATCATATACATACATCACTAACTTTGATTTATAGTTTTTCAAATACTCATTTATCTTTTGAATTAAAATCATATTGGCTTCCGTTTCCATACATTGAATAAAATAGTTGAATATTTTTGTGGGGCTCGGATCAACAATATGTTTCAAATATATTCTTCTTTGAGATAATGGAGTTTCATAATATCCATCTTTTTTTATTTGTCGCCAAATACCAAAATAAAAATCCTGTACCTTGGCGAAAAATGGAACAGCTTCCCTGACTTCCTTTGGTACTCCACCATATAAAAGTTGAAAATTCATCGTCTTAGAATCATTGTATTCTTCCTCAGTTAATTCCTCTTTTCCAAAATAATATCGACCTAAATATGTGTGTATATTCTTTTCGCCAAACTCGTAGCCGATTAACCTGGCGATAAGATTCAAATGATATGAATCAAAATCAAATAATAAAAAGGCGTCATTGGTTGGAATGAATGACTTTCTATGTCCTTTATCCTTGTCTATGGCAGCAAAATTCAACCCACCATACTTATTCGATGGGCGACCGGTAGATGTGTAAAAGTTGTACTCACTATATATCTTGTTGTCACTCGATATGTACTTTTTTATTTTTTCGCCGTAATACTTCTCTAATGTGTCCACATTTACACCTATTCCATTCCTCTCTACATCATACATCGTTTCTAAATTCTTCGTGTAAAAATCATATCCACTTGGAATTAAATGATTCATTCTTATAGAAATAATTTTTCCGGCATTATCTTGATGTAATTCAACGTGTTTTGGTAATGGAATGTAACTATTTATATTTTGTTCGTGACTATATTTTCTGTTGTAATAAAGGTGTGTCTGAGTGTCCAGATTCCACACGGGCGTATTGTTATGATACAGATAGTAAAACATATCCATATCTTTTATGTCCTTGTTTTTTATAAAACTTAGAAGTCGTTTTTGGTTGATAGTCCATATTATGCTTGGTTGAATCTCGTCTAATATCGATATATCCATATTAACGGTGTCGGTGTGATTAAATCCAATAACATATTCGTCGCCAGAATCAACTACCCTAACATAAATCAATGATAATTCATTGTCACAATAATGTTTTGTTGGATTTACTAAAGTAGGTAAAATAACTATTTCTTTGTTCTCGATTACCGATAAAAATACCTTGTAATCGTCCATTGTTTCTATAATATTCATTCATAACCTTTGGTAAGATGTTAACCTTGCCAGAATTGTAATAAATTTCCCAAATACAACGAAATTCCTGGCATATTTTTTTCTTGAAAAATAAGTGTATTACTATTTTTACGCTGTATTTCGTCAAAAGTTCCATTAATTACCCAGCGTAACCGAATCGCTGAGTAATAACTTGACGCGGATGTAGGAAATATACCTGTTAACTTCAAATACTCGTCCTTGTCTATCTCTATAATTTGAGCTTTTTCATTTACTCGTGGCTTGGCGAAATATCGTTCAATATATCCAATACGATAATCTTCAGCATCAGGTTGTGGAAGATGTTGTTTTGGATATTTGCGTATTGTCGCTGATTCGCCGGACGCTCTACTATATTCTTTACGTAATTGGTTCATTTTCAGTAAATCCCTCGTCACTTGTTGAATCTTCGTTTTCTTGTGCAGGTGTAATAGGTGTAGATGATTTTTCTCCACTATTATCATAAGTATTAACAGGTCTAAAGAACGCTCTTAATGTCGTTGTCCAATCATCAGAAGTAATTTCATGAGCAATTTCCACTACTTGAAATACACCAGAATCTTTATACATTTTTGGTAAATTATCTAATGTAAATACATTTCCAGGTAATATACCACTTATACCATCTATTGTTACACTTATTTCTAATGGATAAATGGGAATAAGTTTTTGTTCATTTTTCTTTGTTCTTTGTCGTAAATATTCATCGACCAACTTTATATCATTTTCATTTCTATAAAAATATCTTTCATCTTTATTTGGTTTTTTACCATCACGCCAAAATACGCCACCAGCATCATCAGATTCCAAATCTCTACCCCTAACATTTGATTCTTCCTCAGCCGCTTCATCCGTCTTTTCCTCTAAAGCAACATCAGGTTCAAATCTCAAGTTTCTCAACACTCTATCTACAGTATTACCATATACTGATGTAACACCACTATCCGAATCGGCACTATATACCATATTTTGTGATTTTTCTTTATCTTTATTTTTTCCAAAAAAGTAAGTTAATGCTACTTGATTTGTCATTTTTGATGTAAATCCCACATTTCGTAAAATACTCTCACCACTATAACCACCAAAATTAAAAATCTCATTATTCTTGGCTTCGTCGTCTTTATTACTCATTAACATTCCTACGTCGGCTAATGATTTTCTACTTACATACTTTTGATCTATAATATGAGACTTACTTTCGCCAAGGGCGTTCGTTTGTATCTTTAAATCCCATAAATCAAATAATGAATTCCTAACCTTGTTCATCATTTTCATTACTGCTTCTTCAAGAGTCTCACTCGTGTTAAATGAATCAACTACTAAACTTCTTTTCAAATATACATTCTTTAAAAATCCATCTTTTAACGGATCAATTTCACCAAACAAATCTTTATTATAATCGTCAGGTGGAGTAGGAAATGGTATCATAGTAGCATTATTATTGTTATTAATAAGTACATCCGAACTACGAGAATATAAAAAATCTCCATCATTCGACACTTTTGTTTGTGAACTATCCATTTCAAAAGCGAAAAACTTTGGATCACCATTAACTATCGGACAACCATGTTTATTTATTATTTTCTTTTCTATAAATTCCCACGACATAAAAACATCGCCTTCAGTATCAGGTATATGTGTTATTGTAGGTGAAAGTAAACTACCAAAAAAACTTACACTTGTAGTTCCTTCAACATCTTCTACTTTTACAAGATGTCTTTTATCGTCAAGACTATCTATTTGTTTTCCTAAATTTTCTTGACTAAATGCTTTTTCAGTAAATTCTCGTATACCATATACTTTCTTATCATCTTTTTTCGTCGTTCCTTGATTTTTTACATCCTTGTTTAAATTCAAGGCTAACATAGTCTCACCAAATGTAGTTAACTCGGTCGTACAAGTAAAACTACCATCTTCATTCATATTCCATGTCCAATTCGTGATAATACCAATAAAGAAATCTTGATTTCCGGCGTAGGCTCTATTGTCACCTTTCAAAACAACTTTTTTCATAACTTCAGCAGGATAACGATATAATTCAGCCATTGCTACATCGTCCTCAAAATTTACACCAACCGGAATTTGACCTATATTCGACCAACCCCATTCTACCATTACACTTATTCCTGGCGTCAACCAATAAGGCATCAAAATGTCCAAATCCTCTACACTTGGACAAACCCAATTTATTGTGATCTTCCTCAATGATCCATATTCACCTTTACTGGCTACTGAAATCGATTCTATACCTGGCATCGGTCTATCTAACAACTCTCGTCCTTTCGCCACTCGTTGATAAACGGGCTCAAAACCACCACGCGTGGCGCCTGACGGACGAAGTAAACCACCTACCATTATGTTGATGTCCTTTCGTATTTCCTCAGGAAAATGACCTGTCTCGGTCACTCCACTGTTGCCAACTTTTCTCGTTTGGGATGTTACTCGTACAGCATTTGACACTGCTCGTACCCAAACGGCACGCGGTTTGTTGTCCTCGCCGAATGTTTGGTTTTTTCGTCTCAATAACTCTTTCTTGATGTTTGGATGAAAATCACCTAATACCGGCCATGTCCTAAATTCATTCGCCATTTATTACCTCGTTTGATTTATTATTTCTAAATCAGAAAATATTTTTGATAGATTTTGTGGAATTCTAAGCTGTGTGCCAGGAATAACATTTAATGTTCCTTTTCCAACATGATTTGCTTGAGCAATAATCCACCATAAATTTACATCATTGTAATATCGGCTCGCCAGTAAATCGAGACGATCTCCAATGTTTGTAATAATATAAATATCACTATCATCAATTTCAATTTGTGGATATAACGTTGAATCAAATTTCCTAAAGTTTTTATCCTTGTCTCGTGTTACATTTGTCGATTCATATCTATATGGCATTATAATGCTCCTGTATCATTTTGTGGATTTGAATTTGGATTTGTACCTTCCTCTTGCCATTTCTTCACTGCACTATAAAATGGTGAAGTTGAACTCAATGGTTTCTTTTCAAGTCCAAATGGTGTAAATCCATTTACACTAACTCGTATCAATCTTGGAAGTTTCGCCACTTGTATCTTGTCTATATCAGTTACTGCTTGTGGTTGTTCTTGTCTCAACTCCCAAGTCGCTTCGTCGTCAATCGTTACGGTCATACCGCCCATCATTATTCCAGGTACATCAGTAAATAAATCACCGATTGTAAGTTTTATGAATGGTGCTTCCATATAATTACCTGATCGTCTTGATAAACCTCTATACTTTGGATAGTTCAATCCAATAAGATAATTCAATTTTTCATATAAAGGTTTCAACTCTTTTGGCGAAAATGGAACAATAGAGAAACTAAAATTAATTGACCTTTCAGCACCACTATATGTATAAACATTATCAGCTCTACCAATATACTTTTTACCATTCCATGTAGGTGTAATGTTATCAGTTATCCCTGTTAAATTAGCACGAAATACTATCCATTTTTGTTCATTTATATGAAAGAACTTGAAAGGTATCATATCACTAAATTCTCTCTCAATACCTTTATCATCTGTTTCAAGATTTTCGCCATATGGAAGTTGATTGACTAAATCACCCTTTCGATCCTCGGCTCTTGGGGCACCCGATCGAGCCATTCCATATCCCTTCGGACTGTGTATGATCCTCAATCCCTTTTGAACGGGTTTATTCCTATCATCGTCGATGATCGATTGTACATACTTCGTGTAAGGTTTTCTATCATCTAATGACGGTGTAAGATTTTCGATGTCCGCCGTTCCCTCTTTGTCGCCAGTCCTCTTTTTCATTACATCGCCGTAGGCCTGCATGTACTGGTTCACTGTAGGTATATCATCTTGCGGATTGAATAATATACGTTGATCGTCAAAACCATCTTGATAACCCGCAGCAGTTTCTAACTTGTCACGGGACGCAAATGTAAATCCCTTTGGTGGCGATTCCGTACCACTTCCTACCTTCGTTACTTTTTCTATCGCCTCAAGTACGGCATTTAGTGGAGATTCACTCAAATCTACAGCATATGTGTCAAGTAATTCTCCATCTTCATTCAATACTCGTATCTCATTTCCATTATACGCAGCATATGGAAATGTCGCATTATATTTATTGTATATTTTTATTTTTTCTGCTTTTGACAAAATACCATATCCAAATAATCTCAAAATCGTATTAGCATAAGGTATCTTCCTCAACAAATCTTGTAAAAAACTTGTACCACTATTATTTTGATTTATCGTTATTTGAGCATCTAATATAGGATTGAAACCGGACGCTTTTGTAAATCTAAATGCTTGAGCAGCAAGTCCTATATTCCTATACATTTCTTCGCCAGGTGTAAGACGATTACTCGTTGGCATTCCTGCTCCATCTGGCCCAATAGGATATAAATAACGATTTGGATTTATACTCTCCCACGTCGAAGCATTCATCATGTAATCACGACCACTAAACGCATAATTTACACCAGGTAAATCATCGTTCGCTATCTTTGAAGAAGCAAGCGGTGATTGATTTACATTCCTACTTTTCATGTCGGTCGTCCAAATCGCTTCGGTGTAGTTAGCTGGAACTGAACCCATGATAAAGTTTGTTGGTAATCCAAATAAAGAATCAACATTCATGTGTCGTCGTTCATGATAATCGACAAGTGGAATAGTATTGCTGAACACAGACAATGGATTATATAACTTCGATTCTAATGTCGGATTTACTAACTGCATAGCTACTTGAGTCGCAGCAAAATTCATTCCCTTTGGAGAAACTAAAAAATTCGCCGTGGCTTCTCGTCTCGTGTTCGTGTAATCCAATTTCGTAGAATACTGATCTCTTGATTCATTTGGTTTTATGAATACTAATGGTTCAGCATGTTGTCCAAGATAATTCGCTTTTAATAAAGGAGCATTCGTGTAATGTTCCTCAGCCATTTGACGAATAGTTGATTCAGGTAATGGATCAGATGATACCGGAGTCTTTGTAATTTGATTAAGTTTGAAATCCGTTTCCGATCCTGCAGTTTTATTCAATGTAAATCCTGTCGCATCCCTATTATCCATAAAGTCAACGGTTTTTCCAACTCCACGAAATATACTTCTATTATATAAATCTATTAAACTCACTTAATTTCTCCATTTTACGCTTTACGAGCTTCTTTGGATAACCATTCACCTATTTTTGCACCATTAAGTTTCAAATCTATTCCATCTACAAATAATTCCTCTATATCATCAAGTTTCTTTACTACATCGTCTAATGAAACATTTACTTGTGTTCCCTCTACATATGTTCCAAGTGCTCCTGCAGCTGCAGCAGCGAAAGGAATACCACCACCTACGGTCGCAACATTCAAGGCTTGTACCGCTTCAGCAGCATCACCGATTACTCCAAACTTCGTTGATAACTCAATAATTTGTCCTAATCCACTTGCAATAGATTCAAGTCCATTTCCTATACTATTTATTCCTTCGCCCAATACCCAAAAGGCTCCACCTAACGCGGTGATCACTCCAACCGCTACTCCCATAAGAATAAGTTGTGGACCTGTGAGTAATGACCCAAGAGCAAACATGGCCGCGGTTAAACCAATAAGAGCTGTACCTGCAATCGCTAAATCTTCCCATGTCACGTCAGCAAATTGCTGTAACGCTTTTCCAAGTAAGAAAATACTACCTGCTAAAACGACCATCAATACTGCTCCCTTAGCTATAGCACTCCAAGATAAACCACCAAATACATTTCCCATAATTCCACCTTGACCAAACCCAGGAAGTTTTAACTTACCTAATCCACTCATAGCTGCTCGTAATCCCCAAATCGCTGCTGCAGCAAGTCCTGCGGTAGCAATAAATTTTACTAACGTCATTGTCCAATGTTCAGTTTGACCTGCAGCATCACCGGCTTGAGGCAACCAACCACCTAATACATCAAATATAGCATTCATTCCATCCGCTATACCACCTAATACATTTGCTAATACAGTAAATGTAGGAGCAAGGAATGTGGCTACAAAATTACCAAGTTTCACTAAAGCATTTGTTAATTGTGTTAATCCGGACATTACTTGTTTATTCGTTCCTAATACCTCTTGTAATGACATCCCTTTCGCCATTGCTTCGGCAGCGGTGATTTGTCCGTTCGTTAACTTCGTTAATAATTCTTGTCGAGAAATCATTTTACCTAACTCACCCGCACTCATTCCAAAGGCTTCTGCTAACGCTCGACGTTGAATGACGTTCATTTCTTCAAATTCTGCTTGTGATCCAACTTGTTTCAAAATCTCTTGTTGCATTCCAGCTAAATCACCTTGAAGTGCTAACGCTCTAGCACGTTCAGTGTTGATTTGTCTACCGGTTAACAACATAGCATTCATTTGATTTTCAATAGAACTTTCAAACTCAAGTAACTTGTCAGCAGCTCCTACTACCGTTCCTATACTTACACCTAATTGTCTCGCTTGTACAGCAGCAATAACAATGTTGTTACCACTATCTTTCATATAACCTGCTAATGCTTCTGCATTATCAGCTATATCCTTCATTACCATGTTTCTCGCCACTCCGGCACTCTCAGATAATGTGGATGTAAACTTTATCATATTTGTCGCCATTTCCTCAGATCCAGCAGTAATAGTCATTAATGACGACATAAGATTTGTCGCTTCGTCGGCAGAAATTCCCATCGTTACACTTAATATAGCCGTGTTCTTTACTAAATCCCTTGAAATAAACTCAATCGAACCAAACTCTTGTGTTAATGCTTGTGTGTATTCTAATGTCTCTTGTTGACTTATTCCTAAATGACCCAACTCAGCAGCCACTCCCATAGCTTGATTATTTAATCTTTGAAACTGATCACCAACTATACCGGTCGTCTTACGAAATTCTTCCCCTCTCTTGTTCCAATCAACAAACATTTTCGCTATGAGCGCTACACCAGCAATCATCAATACCAATGGATTTGTCACAATTCCCCACAAACGTCCGGCGAAAGCAGCAACACTCATTTGCATTTCCTGCCATCGATTAGCAGATTGTTCTGACGCATCGTTGAATGACTTTTGTAAATCTAATCTATTTTCTGCGGTCTTTAAAATCTCTTTTTGTGTTTGTTGAAATTTCTTCGCTTCAGATACAGTAAGTTTCTTATCCCTACTTAATTGTGCTTCAATCAACCACATTTGTTTCGCCTTGGAAACGGTACTACCCAATATATCATTATTCTCTTTGGAAAGTTTCTTTATCTCAGAATAAATTTTACCGGTGTCGGACATCAACCCGCGTAATTCTTTCGCTGATTTTACTTGATCGTTTAAGCCTTCATTCGCCATCTATTATCTCCAATTATACATTAAAACCTTGTTGTCTTAATGATTTGTCGGCTTTCTCTTTTGCAGCTCTAACCATTTCTTTACCATATTTCTTTTCTAAATACTTGATCATATTTTGATATGATTTGTCGGCGTCTTTTATCTTCTTAACTAATTCTTTGTCAGTAGATACCTTAGAAGTAACCTTTTCCGGTTTTCCACTAAATATAGCTCCAAGAATGAATGAAATTAACTTACTAATTTTTTCTTCCTTTATTACATCTTTCGCCATGAATGCTCTCCAAGTTGGTTTTATCTACCTATAAATATAATGAAACACTATTTTTACCTAAATAAAAAATCCCCACAAAATTACTTTGTAGGGATTTTATCAAATCTTACACCATTATATCTCTTTGGAGTCGGAAATGGTGATTCTCCCTTAACCGTCCCCGGGTTTTGTTGTGCAGTTTCAGCAGCTTCCTTTTCATTCTGTTTTGCTGAGTCCAATAACCTCAAGAAATACTTACGCTTCTCGACCGGAAGATCATATACATCTTTGAAAGGAAATCCACCACTTGAGTAATAACACAAGTTGAAAATTTCCTCATGAAACATCGATCTATAGCCTTCCGGATGGCCAAAAAAAGCTGATCCCTAAAGGAATGTCCATGTTATCACTAAACTCGCATCCAGCACACTCAAACTCAAAACTTGCGTCTACGTCTGGCGTACATCGGCTAATTTCCCTTCTTAGCGCGAGAGAATCCCGTGATAACATACCCTCAACAAATGATGTAACTAATGCTCTACTTGTTTCACCATCAACGGAAACAACAGCATATTTCAAACGAGTTGTAATCTCAGAATCTTCCTTTACAACTTGTTTCTTCTTTTTTACCTTTAATTCTTCCTCAATCTTCCTTTCATCGTCGTGTGTCAATAACTTGAATACAACTTTCTTTTTACTCGCAGGTAGATCAAATTCAAACTCTTGTTGACCCTCTACAAAAGCATCAAAATCAAAATCACGAGTTTGTACTTCGTTTAAATCAACTGTAATACTTTTATTTATTTCGCCACATTGTGGACAAGTCACTTGTACCTCGTAATCTGGCCCATACGCCAGGATACGGGACGCGTACATAATACCATTCTTGTCACCTAACAATAATGTCTTGTAATCAATGTCACTCAATATAATCGATTCCATGAAACGATCTAAGGCAAGTCCTTTTGATAAAAGGTTTTTTGATGTCAAAATATCTTCCTCTTTCGCCGTGGGATATTTTAATTCAATAACTCCACTTGATAAAGGATTTTCACTTGGATAAAAGAAACCTTTTGAAGGCAATGTGATTTGTTCACTTGGAAAATCACCTTTCTTTTTCTCCATATGCTCACTTTTTAGCTTCTCAACTAATTGTTTTTCATCCATTATTTACTCCTATCTACTCTTTTACTATAATCTATTATTGTTATACCATTTAGTTCATCTGATAATGTATATCTAACAACTATTCCCGGTTGATCTTCAAACGCGGTACATTGTTGTGGTTCACCAAATGTAATATACATAACATCGGCATCTTCATCGTAATCAAAAGATGGTTCTTTCATATTATACTTTCTTGAGATAAGTTAATAACTTTTTACTTATATAAGATTAAACTAATGAAACACTTCTTTTGTTCCATAAAAATAGGCGGGAGAATCTCCCGCCCTTTCCCATTCCGAACACAAAATTAAAATTCTAATACAGCCCAATCATACGCTAATGTCAAACTAATTGAAAGAGGATCATCAGCAGCAAAATCGTAAGAATCGAAATTGGCACTGACGATTTGTGTGCCGTATAATCTCCACTTTTCAACCAAGTCACCAACAGGACCAATACCATAAAGATCAATCTCTTTCTTGTAGAAATCTACATACCCATCACGACCAGTTAAACTTTCGTGATGAAGTCTTACCCATTCCATTACAGACTGAGCAGCGGAAGGTACAACAGGATCATACAAGGTAATTTCAATCTCTTGCCATTCAGATTTACCTGCGACATATCGTTTGATATTCATGTAATCCAACGTTACTTTGTTGATTGTGATTGAAGGTTTTGCAGCAGTTTTGATCAACCATGCAGGAATACCATCAATATACATGATAAAACGATTCTTTTGTTTTGGTTGAAATCGTTCGACCATTAACTCATTGGCTTCTAAAAGTCGTTCAGTTGCCATTTATTTTCTCCTAAAAATTATGTTGTTTATTCTTTATCTTCTTTCTTTTCGTCCACTACTTCTACGTCAGTTACAGATCCACCCTCTACTACAGTTGGTTCAACTACTTTTTCTTCTTTTTTCGCCTTTTTGGTTTTCTTCTCTTTCTTTGGTTTTTCCTCTACCACTTCCTCAACTACTTCCACTTCAGGTTCTACAAATTTCGGATTACCATTTTTGATTTGACGGGCGATCCAACGTTTCTTTACATGATTTGGCATTATCTTTCTCCATATAATTACATTACTTTTCTTCTATCTATAAATATATAGAATCAAAAAATTTACTCTAAAGTTTCGTATCCTGTCATTTTTTCTAACTTTTGACGAAAATATTTTAACTTAGCATCCCAGGATTTAGGATAATCATTTACACCATCGGTTTTCATATAGGGCGCATATCCTCTTGGCAATCCCTCTCTTTTACTTGTAACATTGTTGTTTGATTCTTTTATGATTGATTCCTTTAGTTTATTCTTTAGTTTAGACTTTATTTGACTGTATGTTTTGTCTGCTTTCATCGGGCCAGCGATCATAACTCCACGTCTACCCAATACCCTTATTATTCCATCGTCCTCTAATAACTTCTTGAATTGTTCACTTGGGCTTCCATATTTACCCTTTTTATATGTTCCTATTATTTTATCGATAGCATCTATAACATTCTTGATTTTTACTGCACTCGCTACATCAAATTTTAAATCTAAGGCATATGTTTTATCATTATATCTTTCAAACTTATATGTCCAATCAGGATCTTTTTCCTCTAATGTTTTTCCACTCATTTCAGCAAAAGCAGTCTTTTGTATCTTATTTAATTTGTTTTCGCCACCAATGTCCTTGATGAATGACTTCACTTCGTCGGGTGAAGAATATTGACTTATACCTCGTGAATGAACGTGATCTTTTTCGTCCTTGTATAAAAATAATATTGGCGAAAAGGTTGACTTCTTTGGTTTATTCCATTTTTGTGTTTTAGGATTTAATGTTTGACGCCATACCCGGTCGCCTTTCTTTGGAACACTCTCAACCCATACCCTCATTTGTGTCCTCAATCGACCATAAGGATAATCTTCTATTACATACGCATTTTTCATGCTATCGTGTCCATGTAAATACTTTTTCATATTATTTCACCCAAATTATTTTATTTTCTTTATGAATGTACTTATTGTTTTCTCTAATAAAGCGTTAAGTTCTTTTTCAAGTTGTTTGGTTTCTCTTTGTGTATATTGTTTTTTAACTTTAACTTCTATATCGCTACGTGTATGTGGCTTAATAGTTATTTTATCATTGCCCTCGTCAAAATCATCTTCATAAAATTCAATTTGAGATACAATATTCACGTTTTCATTAAGTTTATTTTCTCTTAACAATTTATACCACAATTCTTTTTTCATATTATTTCACCTTGTTTTTCATTAAAAACTTGTGTAATTGTACTGCTTGGGTCGGATGTAAAAATATCATCTTCCCCTCTTTATCCTTTAATACCAAATATCCATCTTCATCAATATGAACTGTCACAGGAACACCCTCACCAAGTTCTTTAGGTTTTAATAATACTTTGTTTGTCGCCTCAGGTATCATGGCTTCTATTACTTCCTTTAATTCTTCTCTTTTCATGGTTTATATGTTCCTTTTTTAATTTGTTGGTTTACAAACTTCTCAATGTCTTTAGAATCGGCACCAGTTCTATGTGACGCAATCATCATTGTTCCTTTCGCCTTTTCAACGTTCCCCGGTTGATCCCAATCTACATCGCCAGAATATTCCAATGGAATATACTCAATAAGAACAGGATAAGAAGCATATGAATTACCACTGATCATATCAAATTTGGGTTTACCGGAAATCTTGAATTTTTTCATAAGAATACCATAACCTTTTCCAGGATTGTTGATTCGTCTCCACCAACCATCTGTCTCCAAACGATACCAAGCGGTCATTCCATCTATCTTTCTATCTAATGTAAGTTGTACTTTATTTTGATTCGGTGGATCACTCTCTTTATTAAGAAAATCAACTGCTTCAACTACTAAAGTTCCCTCAGTTAAAAATTTACGCCATTGTTTGTTGTCCATCATTCTCTCCCACAAATAGTTTTCCATATATAAATATAAAGATTCCAGAAAATAAAAAAACCCGACTCAAATTAATGAGTCGGGTTAAAACAATACTTTCACCTGCTCTTCAGTGAAGTCCTATTTAGGTGCCCCCTTACTAAGCCTCCAGCTACTATTCTCGTTTTTATACTAACATATATGATGTCGGGTTTTCATCCACGTTACCGTGATCAGACACAAAGTATAACTCAGGATACCAATCGTTTGCTTCAGCCCAATCTCTCACAGCTACTAAAACATCGTCATATTCAACAAATGTTCCTAAGTGACCATGATCTTCCGAACTTACATCGTAATGAAAACCATTCGACACGGCATAAAAATTATCAGGATTCAACATTACTTATTACCTTTCATTTTTGCAAGCAACATTTCAAGTGTGTTGTCTTTTCTCAAAGTTGTTTCTTTTTTTGACTTACTCATTTTATTTCTCCTTTATTAGTTAACTTCACTAAAACCAAAATTATCAATTTTAAAACGGCGACCATATAAACGAACTATGTCACCTACCATTAATGAACGTTGTCTTGTACTCGGTTGGAAATCGTTTTGACCATAATGCCAGACCGAATTCAACATTATATACATCGTGTCGTCATTAAATCTTTGTTCAGGAACTACATCTTTGTCAGGAATGTCAACATAACGTAAACCCTCATTAACATAACCTAAACCCTTTTCATCGGCTCTCGGGTGATCATCCCATGCACGCATTTCAACTTCTACTAACATTTTTATTTCCTCTTTTTTATAGTTTATTTTTATAACCAATCATATTTTTCAGCGAACAACTCTTTTGCAACTTCTTTACCTTTGTCGGTCAAGTAAGCAACGTTATCGTCAGGGTTTCCATTTCCCTCATTATCCATTACCACAACCAACTCTTTCTTTACCAAACTACCCAAAACACCTTTATATTCTTCCATTCCAAATTCATTACCGGTTTCCAATCCCTCTTGTAAAGCAAAAACCCACGGCACTGCATCCAAACCAGACTCATACTCGTTGTTTATTAAGTTTTCAATCATTTTCTTTTCGTTGTTGGTTAATGACATTTTATTCTCCTTTGGTTTCTCTCTCAATTACAATACAAATATACAACATTTCAGAGTAAAAGTCAACTGTTTTCTGGTTTTTTTTCAAAAAAAAACCCACTCCAAAAAATGAAGTGGGTTTTAGTAAAAATATCAACTAAATATTATTCAGGAAAAGTCGCCCCTGTTGGAAGTACGTTAAAATCAAGAATGATAAATTCAGCAGTTTTAGCAGGTTGTAAATAAATTTGACCATAAAGTTGATTACGATCAATTACATCCGCAGTATTGTTTGTATCGTCCATCACAACTTTAAAAGCGTACAATCCAGCTCTATTTTGTACAGATTCCAAATATGGATTAGCAATATTTAAGAATCTATTTCGTGTCGCCGTGACGTTTTGTTCGAATACCAAATAACGTGAAGAACTCGCAATAAATTTCTTCAACGCAATAAGTAATCTACGTACATTTACACGATCAAGAGCAGAAGCTTTCGCTTGTAATGTCTTTTGACCCCACGCAACCACACCTTGTCCTGGGAATGTAGCAATAGGATTAACACGCGCGTTGTATAATGTGTCTCGTTCAGTATGTGTCAATCTTGTGTACGCTGCGGTAGCAGATGTTATTCCACCACGATTCAAACCAGCAGGAGCAAACCATTCTTCACTTATTTTGTCATTAAAAGCGTAAACACCAGTCATAACAACAGAAGGTGGCGCCCATTCAGGTTTGTTCGTATTTGGATCAACTATTTTGACCCACGGATAATAAGTAGCAGCATAGTTGGTATCAAGAGCGGTTACTTCACTAACTTGTTCAGAAATACCATCAGTTAAACCAACCGTATCCATAATATAGAAACAGTCTCCACGTTCTTCACAAGTATTGATTACATAGTTAGAAACATAAGAATGATACTTTTTAAGAATACCAGGTACAACAATCATATTAATATCAACTTCATCAGGATTAGCTATAGCATCAATAGCTTTTTTGTAAGATAAACTACCCCCAGTACCACTATTAGTACAATCAAATCTTTGAGTGTTATCAGAAGTTATTGATTCACCTTTAGCTACAGCAATTCTTAAATCAAGACCATCACTACCACCTTGAAAACCAAGAGCAAATTTACGTGTAGCGGTATTTGAACTCCAAGTTGAACCGGTAGCACTATAAGTAATAACATCAGAATAATTACTAAGATTAAATCTTCCGTTACTACCAGTAGAAGTTGTATATCCCTGAGCAGCTCCTTGTTGACCACCAATTTCAGCATGATATGTAAGATTATCACCAACACTAAAATCAACACCACGATATGCTCTTGTATTCGTTTCGCCATTAATTGTTTGTGTAGTAGCAAAACTCATTGATGGGAAATTAGTAGCACCAGCATTAATAGGTACTTTATATCCTTGAAATCCCATTGGAACGACACCTTTTGGAAATGACGTTGTTGAAAGTTCAACACGAATATATGCAGATTTATTTGGCCAGTCACCTTCGTACACAAGTTTAGATTCCCCACCTATTGTACGATAATACGCTTTCGTATCACCGATCAATCTTGGAAGATAGTTTACACTATCAGGATCTAATGTAGCATTATTAAAGGTTTCTAATACTACTGGACGAGCATCAGTATCACCCCACTCACGTACAACTACACTAAATTGACCATAATCAGAATTAGCAACTTCATCTGCTGGTTTAACATCAAAAATACCAACCTTAATTTCTTTGTTAGATATAATACCATCACCCAATGTATGAAACTTAAACAATGAATAATATTGAGCATCGCTCGCTGTTGGATGTGTACCTACATTTTGGGATTCAATCCAAGGCGTAGATGCATTAACATATCCATCCGCGCTCATAGAAACCGCCCCATTAGCTGGCCAGCTTGTTCCTATAACTATTGACATTGTGTTGGTATTGGCAATACTCGCACTTTGAAATGTTGGAAAGTTATACACAACTTCAGCAGGAACGTCACCAGTTAAAACATTAGTAAGATACTTTTCTTTTCTTGAATCAAGTGATGCTGAGTATGTAACACTATTGAGATAAAGTGCAAAATCACCAATAGTTCCCGATACAGAAGCCGTTGATAACGCACTCTCGTCAGTACTACCGGATGCTCCAATAACAGCAATGATTTTATCACTATATATACCCGTTCCATCAATAGAAAGAGTAAAAAACCTTCTTGCATAACTTTGAGTACCAAGCACTCTAACAATCGTTACAATACCCGCACTCTTTAAATATTCTTGGACAGTATAAGGTGTATAATAAGTTCCACTTCCAAATTTAGTAGAAAACTCATTTTGGGATGTCACTTGAACAGGTATAAATGCTGGGCCTTTTTCAGTTGGCCCAATTACAGCCGCACCAATCGCGGAAACACCTTCCGCAAGAAATGACAAATCCTTTTCTTGAGTAAATACACCAGGAGATACGATTTTTTCAGCCATTTAATTTCTCCTATTTGAATTAAAAATGTATTAGTTTCAGATTAAAATTTTACATATATAAATATAATGAAATTTCCGAAACGTTCAGGTCACCTTGTTTATTATAGGTTTAACCTTGATTTTGTTCAGAAGGAGTAAATAAACCTGTATCCACATTTAATGAACCTATACCATATTTTTTATTTAATTCGTCTAAATGTGTTCTTTCAGTTTGTTTGATCTCGTCATAACGTTCTAATAATTTGTCTTTCGCCTCAATTAAATTGTCAAGGGCGTCACGGACATCATTTATTTGAAGTTCAACTTGTCCTACCTGAACTACGATTTCTTGATAATTGTTACGTAAATCTTTGACCTTTGTAACTTCCTCTTCTGAAACCTTGATAGCTTGTTTTTCTGCCATTTTTCTTTCTCCTTGTTTTTGTTAAATGTTAAAATGTATATATAAATATATAGAAATTTCCGAAACGTGCTAATTAACCACCTATCATAGGCATTATTTTCGGCCCTACAAATTTCACACGATCATCTTTGTAATATAATGAATATGTACTAACTCCGTCATGTTCTAAATTAAAATTATGAAATTCACTTATAGATTCATCATTATTATTTGATACATAATTATGTGTTTGGTTAGAATTGTTACCACTTTCAGCATCAAGATAATCAGTATATGATGAAGAATGAAAAAAATGTCCAGCCGAATAATATGTTCCCTTTCCAGCAGCTGAAGCACCAGGAGTAACAAACTTGTGAAATGTACCATCACGGCTTGTTTGTATACTTCCATAAAGTTGACTTCCCGCACCATCACCAACCGTTATCAGGGATGCTGTAGCAGTTGATAAAGCCGAACCACTTATCCACTTGTGTTCATATAATCTATATAATGAATCTGATGAATGTCTAACTCTGATGTGATATATAACATTCCCTCTATTATCACACGCTAATCCGCCCATAATCGCTCTATCATGTGATGGATAGTTAGTTGTCGGTGATGCTTGTTGTACAAAATCAAATGTACTACTTGCTATATCCCATTGAGTAAACCATACAACCGTACCAGTTGCTTGATCACAACCATAATATAGTATTTTATTATCTTTTCTATTGAAACAAATAGCTCCATACCATTTACGAGTTTTATTCGTTGTACCAGATAAAAATGACCACGAATCACCGTTGTCTTGTGATCTCCAAAATCCTATTTCATATGTAGATGTTCCAGATTCTGCTTGTACAAACAATTCTCCATTATCTGCTTTGACTAAACCTACTCCATTTCCGCCCCATGTACCTATACCACTTGATAAGTTTATTTCAGCTCCCCACGTATAACCATGATCCGTAGATTTGTGACATATTATTTTATTACTAACATTTCTTGTTCTACTTACCATAACTAAATCACCATTGTCCGCAGTAACTATATTTTGATAATCGAGATATGTTGTTCCGGTCACAATAGTTGCGAATGAAGATGTAGCAAAACTATCTCCTTGTCCTATTATTACTCTCAATCTCCATGTAGTTCTTTCGCCATGGATGGCGACCAAATTACCATTCGCTGCTCTCGTTATCATTGGTTGAAGCGGATAATACATAGCCACAACATTTGTAGTCGTGTATAATAATATTGACGGGTCAATTACAACAGGATATACTGCATTATCTAACCAAGTCGGATCAACAGAATACCTGAATATGTCTTTATCTTTTCCTTGTATCTTCTTTGTTGTTATTTCTAAATTAGCATCAGTTCTACTTCCACTAGCATCAACTAAAAACGGTACTTGGATTTTACAATATTCCTCTTGTATTATTCCATTTTTATCATCGTCGCCCAAAACTATTATATCACCATTGCTTTGGGTGGCGAACGCTATACTGCCAGATACATCGTATGAAGATGATACAATGTAATCTATCTCGTTCCACGGTGGGCGAAATGGTAAAATGTATGATTCTTTGAACTTACTTCCACTCGTTTCATATTCCAACGGCCCATAATTCAACCTATAATCATCTAACTTATTGATTACATTATGTGGTAAATCAGGTAACAATGTAAGTGAACAACTATTTGGAAATTCAATCGTATGTTCAGGTGTCTCGTCTACTTTATCATGTATCTTTATTTTCGCCCGACCATAGTTTATCTTGTGTTGATACTTACTTGTTACTTCATCGTCCTCAATCATGGATTGAAATGTATTTTCTGGTGTGTATATCCCTTTTCTACTCATTTACTACCTCTTAAAATGTCATTTTTAAATTAACTGATAATCCCATACATTGTTTCGATTCCGATATATGTACTCTAATATAATCATCTTCAATAAAAGTTATCGTTCCACCCGGAGTACCTGTTGTCCATCCTGCATTACTAGCACTTATAATACTTTCATTAAGCTCTGTTGTATCATTCTTTTCTGCTCGTATCATACAACTTCCGGATACAGTCGTAACTCTAATTTCATCAAATGTAAATCCATCAGGAACTACTATTGGTGGCGTAATACCATCGTAAGCACTTCCTTGATATACAACAGGAATATTTACTCGTCTACTATATGTTGACGCACTAAAAGCACCATGTACTCTCAATAAACTTCCACTACTATCAGTTAAATTCGGCCCCATGACTATTCCACCATCATGTTCTATCGTCATTCGTGTTTGTCGTGAATTGTCTTCAGTATAAAAAACCATAGCTTGTTCATTAGAACCAACTCGTTTTCCATAAATACCACAATTAGCAGAAGTGGAAATAAAATGTATTCCAGCAGAAGAACCTACAACTGAATTATTATTAATAACTCGTATTCCATGTATATTTCCTACATCAGTATGATAACCAGGATTATTAAAAACAAGATCGAGCATAGATGAACCACTATTACGTATATACACAGCATTTGTAGTAATCGCTGATCTAAACGCTGCTAAAATAGTGTTATCTGCGGAACCAGAATAAACATGAAGTGAATAAGTTGGATTTGTAATTCCTATTCCTACGTGTTGTTTTTTATTAATCGTCATAGCGTGTGATAAACTACCCGCATTGGCGGTAAAAAATTCTAATTTAGCATCACCATGAGCTTCTCCCAATGTTTTTGCGTTAATTTTTGCGTAAACTCCTTGAGTAGCACCTTCATTATCAGCATTCCAAAATCGTATGTCACCATATACAGATTCTCCTGCTTGATTGTCTTGAGCTCCCATTAAAAATAGTGACGCGGATTCTCCAACAGTCGCACCAGTTTGAACTCTAATACCGGTATCAGTTATACCATTATATAGATGTAATTTATCTTTAGGGCTGGTTATTCCTATACCCACATTATAAGTAGTATCATCTAACCAAACCATTGATGATTCATCAGTTTTCCAAATAGATGCTGATGTTTGTAAATTACCGGTTATATTATCTCCATTTCCATAAAAATTAGAAGCAGATATATCTCCCCAAACATGAAAAAGTTTAGCCGGCTCAGTTGTTCCTATACCAACAAATCCGGTTGGTTCATCCCATGTTTGTAAAACACCATTATCAACCAATATATTTATTGTTCTATTAGTCAAATCCCACTTGATACCATCATTAAGACCGGTTTCGATAGTATATTCGCCTCCCGCTGCAGCATCATCTCCTATTTGAATACTTCCACTTATTGTTAATTCATCTGATGGATCTGTTGTTCCTATTCCTACTTTTCCAGGTACTCTAAAATCTTGTTTTCTTAATGAGGCACTTCCACTTACTGCCATTGTTATACTCCTGTTATATTAAATCGTGAATATCCTACTATACTTTCTCTATTTGTTGTATCTTGTTCCATTAGTGATACATATAAATAACTTCCACCCGTATAATGAGCTGATTGACTTATTGATCCCGTAAACTCTAATTTTATTCTCGCCGTTGATCCTACACTTGAAAATGTGTGATCTACATCGGCTAAATAATCATAATTCTCATATGTAGTTCCACCATCATTACTTACTTTTATATATAAATCGGCTCCGGATGCAGTATATAAATCTGCCGTTGCATTCCCTACATAAATAGAGCCAATATTTACATTTTGTGGTAATGTGAAATCTCCAAATGTTATACTCCCTGTCTCACATAAACCCATTCCATCTGGCCATTTGTCTCTTGAATATGACCTAAAACCATCATCATTATATGTAGAAAACAACCAATATTCTTCTCCATCTTCATCAGTAGTCAAAGTGAGATTCGCACCATATGAAGCAAAAAATTCATTGCCATCCGATTCATATGACACAACTTGACCACCACCACCAGTACGTATGTCGCCAGTTCCATACCCATTTGTATAATATATTGGATCACCAACCATTACCATATTTATTTGATCTATCCAACCCATGTACGCTAAATGATTTCTATCAGGCATTACAAAAATGAATTTGTCTTTCAATGTTGGATGTTCTTGATAACTACCATAATATACTTCTTTTGCTTGTGGAACATATCTTACTTCGGCTTTATTTAATGAATTAATATGTGATCGTATTACTTTACCCTCTTGACCCCAAACAAACGGCCCTCCAGGTACAGCTCCTGTCACAAAACTATTATCAACATATAAAAATCTTCCTATAAACCCCGGACACAACATTTCAAATGAATTTCCGGTTCTACTATTATCACTTCCAGTTTTCATAAGAATTGTACCCATATTATAATGATCATTTGATATTCCTAAATCCGTTGTCCTAAAACAAATCGTTTGAGCACCAACTACAGATGAAGATGGTTGTGAAGCACTTTGAACTAAAATTGTATCTCCATCACGCAACCATGAACCTATTACCCAATCCTCTTTTGGATAATATCTCATATGACCATATCTCATGTCTGTTACTCTGTTTGTCGCCAATAAATCGTCGCTCGATGAATCTTGTGTGTTCCACTTCGTTGTATAATTATAATCACCTGTGTCATAATGACCCAAATACAACCAATCTCCGGCGACGGCGAGCCCGTTGTAATACGGGTAACCGGGTGAATCATGACTTATCCCATGTCCTGTTGTCGTTATCGTATCTACTTTCGTTATACTACTCGTATCACTAAAATCATATTTGGCTATACCTGCAGACCCATATCGTCCTACATACGCTTGATACCTCTCCCTATCAACCGCAATAGAGTTTTGTGTGTTAGCTCCTATTGGAACAGAATCCCAATATAAAATACTCATACTTCCTGCAGTTTTCATTTTACGAACACAAAATCCATCGCCCCAACCCGCACTTACTACTAAATCGCCAGTCGAATTTGGAGTTGGATCAGGAATAGTATGAACTAAATCAGGATTTATCGTTCTCGTACCTTTTAATGTAGACGCACCTTCATAAAAATCAAAATTATCAGTTCTAAAATTAAATCCAACTTGTATATGATTTCCACGATGAAAATTCCATATAGTATTTTCACCTGCTATTGCTTGTGCTTTCTCGTTTATATAATATGTCGTTGATTTTAATCCCATTTATACACCTACTATCTTTTTCACCACTACATTCTTTTGTGTTTCTTTTTCTTCCTTGTCAAATCCACGTATAACTACAACTATTCTCTTGAGTGATAATAAATACGGCCCACGTTTGCCCGACCCTTGTAATACAAACTTTACACGAACCGTGTTTCCCCTCGTGTTGAATCTTCTTATTCCCTCTTTACGCCAATCATATGCTTGATAATGATTTCCACCATCATTACTTACAAATACCTTGAAATATGTGTCGTCACCGGGTTCAAATACCATATTTGCTATTTTATTTATTTGTATTGATGAAATATTCGTTTCATCTTCAAGTTGAAAATCACCAAAAACAATATTTCCTTGTGATACAAGTTCCAAAAAATTAGGAAAATTATTTATATCATACGATATAAACGCACTACCATCACCATCATAACCACCTAATACCCAATATTCAGTTCCCTCAGATGCTTGAACTTTATGATATGGATGTGGACACCAAGTATATGTAAAATTAAGAGCATTTGGCCCCGTTGTCGGTTGTGTCGTCGTTGTTCCTTTTTTTCTATATCCATACGCATTTATAGGCCCAACTCCTACCCAATTTTGATTCTCTACATCTATCCAACCAAAATTTCTACCTGTCCAAGTTGCGTAATTTCTAACTATAGGCATATCACTTCCATATACCGGATGTTTTTTAGCATGTATACCCTCAATAAACAATAATACTGTTCTCCATCTAGCATCAGTATTGTACCTTGTACCAGCTTCTAACAAAGTTGGAACATTCGTTGTTCCTTCAATACAAGCACTTATATCTACTTTACAAAATCTTCCATAATTGGTTGATATTATCATAATATTTGGATCGTCGTTATCAGGCACCCATAAATGTGTATATGTATCATTTCCGCCCATTATACTATCAGTTCTTACTTGAAATGCGGACGCGGTTACTTCAGATGGATCGGCTTCCGCATAAGAAGCTGTAGCACTTGGATTTACTACCACTCTCAACATAGCATCCGCCCTTGACACATAATAAAGTCGATCATGTTCTGCATCATACCAACAATGACCATATCTATGACTATTTATTTGATTTTTTACCGTTAAATTTTCAGCAGTTTCACTTGGAATGTGCCAACGAAATACCGTTGTAGTTCCTTTATCATCAGGACATATATAAAGATAGTCGCCAACTACCTCTAATCCACTATGATATGTATATCCAACTTCATCACTCGGCAAACCATTTCCTGCTTCCGTTAAAACCTCAACCGATAAACTCGATGTATCACTATAATCTATTCGTCCTATATTATCATATACCCAATTTCCAAAATAAAAATGTTTCCTTACAGGATCTACAGCACAACTTGGATAATACGCATAACCGTTCATCGGTGTACTATTATTGTAAACAACAGTAAAAGTACCATCGTCATTCAATCGTCTTATCCCTACTCCATCAGAATATCCAGCACAAAATATAAGATTTCCATCAACTTTTACACTATCTTGTGACAATCCACGATCACCACTCCCTGCTCCACCGCGGCTTGTCCAATTATTATCCTTTATATTCCACTCTAAACCTATATGTGTTCGCCAAACAAACTCAAAATATACATCTTGTTTACTTACAACTTGTTCATTTTGTCCTAACTCAAAACTTTTTATCTTTACTGCCATAACTTACTCTCCAAGAACCGGTCTACTTCCAGATATTCCTTCTATCGCATCTTCTAACGCATTTATTGTATTTTGATGTACAAATTCAAATTCATTGAAATTATTTTCAATCGCGTCAGCTATATCAATTTCATATCCCTTTCCATCCATCCAATCTTGTAAATTTTGAATCCTTACCTGAAGAGCAACATCAAGTCCTCTGTCGCCACGAAAACGTTCCCTCTCACTTCGTTGAATCTTCACTTCATCATTTATTCTATTCCATTCTTCCATAAGTAAATCTAAATCACTCATATAAAACTCCTATTATGTATTTGTTACAACATATACCCAAAATTGATGATATTTCTCTAAATCGGCCTCCGGGATCGCATACATATATGAATTTGCACGACCACTATAAATTTCTGTAGCAGCAGCTTCATCTAAATCTCCCTCAACAAGTTCAGCATCTTTCTTTATCGTTACACTCGCAAATCGTCTATCATTTGGTACATCGTATTGTATATAATAATGTTCAGTCATATTCACAACCTCAAGATTTGTTACATCGGCTACTTGACCGGATGAAGATGCTGCGGCAGTAGCAGCGGTTGATCTTTTACCTGCTTTCAACGCATATACTCTATAATCTAAACTTCCACTTATTGTAAATGAGTTGTCTATTATAGTCATTGGATCAGTTATACTATCTTCTTTTACTAAACCAACTAAACTATACGCATTATGAGCTCCACCTTCCGCTCTCCAAACTTCGTATTCATTTATTCCAAGTGTCGCTGAAGCAGAAAAGGACACACTAAATGTATCAGTATTATCAGTTAATGTTACACTTGTTGGAGCATTTGGAACACTTTGAGATATGTCGCCATAAATAGCTGATCCAGAAAGAAATCCATTTGTGATAAGATTACCTGTACTTGCATTCAATGACATACAAGGTACAGTACCATACGACCAAATAAAACCTCTATCAGTTCCACTGGACATTATATTAGCTATATAATAACTTGATACTTCACCATGCATATATGTAGCACCAGTTTGCATATGAATTCCATATACGGTCGGTGGATTACTCCACAAACCTAAACCATATGTTGTATTAGCACCAATTTGAATTATTCCGGCAACCGAAAGTGCACGATTAGGAACAGTATTTATACCTACATTTCCACCAAATGTCGCACCATTACTTGCTGAGAAAACGGACGCACTTACCATATTCCATACGTGTAATGAATGACTATTTGCTAATTGTAAGTTTGGATCACTCGTTCCTATTCCTACATAACTTCCGGTAACTCTAAGTGTGTAGTCGCCAAATGTTCCCATTGTTACGGTGTCCTCGGCTTCAACGGATAAAATAGGAATACCACTTATATCATTTACCTCAAATAATGTACCAACAAATGAATCTCTTACTTGGAATAATGAACCTTGACTACCCTCTATATTCAATACGGTCGAACCACTTGAATAAACATGAAGTGGATATGAAGGCACAGTTCCTATTCCAACTCCATAACTATGTGACGCATATAACATACTTGATGAAATAAATCCGGTTGCTCCATCAATACGTAATGTTTCGCCTTGTGTCGTATATACTCTCGTGTCAACGTCACCACTCGTAGAATCACCAAGAATAACTGAGTCGCCATTGTTTATCTGCATTAGATTTGATCCTGCAGAATAAAAATGATGTTGTGTAGATGTCATTCTATGATATGTGTTTGTCGGCCCATCCCAAGCACGAAGATATTCATTTACAAGTATGTCGCCATTTACACTTAAATGATATGTTCCTCGTGTAGTATTGATCCCAACTTTACCTTCAACCTCTAACGATGAAGCTGATACAACAGAACCAGACAACCATATTTGTGATTTTCTAAATCGAGCTATTTCAGTATTATCGGAATAAATATTAACTTCATGACCATTTCCAGTATCACCGGCTCTTATTTGTAACTCACCATTTTGTGCTATTGATTGAATAGAATGAAATACAGAATTATTTGATTCAAAATAAATAGCATTTGTATCGGTGGTATCTTGACTTTCTATTCTTAGTGCAGTTGAACCCGTCGAATACACATGAAGTTGTGAAACGGGCGTTGCTGTTCCTATTCCTAATCTTCCTGCTCTATCTAATATCATTCGATACGCAGCACCTGCAACGGCCCATGAAATTTTATTCCATGTTCCACTACCCATTTGTAATTCATCTGTAGCAAGACCGGTCGCTACCCACAATGTTGTTCCACTTGCATTCCTTATCCTATATCCTTGTGTATTGTCAACAACTATATATCCATCACGCACTTCTAATTTATCAATAGGATTGTCCGTTCCAATACCTACATTACCATTCGCATCTATTCTCATTCGTTCATTTGTATGTCCTGCAGTATAAAATCGTATCACTCCACTGGCATGGCGGGCTAATATAGATAATCCACCAGAAAGATTTTCCTCAGTCGCTAAAATTCCACCATCTTGTACATACGCACCAGCCGTAGTATATCCAGTTCCAAGAGTTATTATTCTACATGATGAATCAATAGAACCAGCATTTGATGTAATAAGTTGTGAACTTACAGTTGTTCCAGCATTAGGATTGTTCACCATCAGTTGTGTATTACCATCTTGACTTTTTTCTACGTGAACAAACATAGACGGATTCGTTGTACCAATACCTACATTACCATTTCCACTAACAAACATATATTCGTCACCAATTTGTAATAAATCGTCAGCTCCACTTCCACTTATATTGAGTTTTACCGTTCCTGGCGAAGAATTTCCTATTCCTACATAACTACCGGTTACAAATAATGTATATTTATTATATGTTCCTGCTATAACAGTGTCTGTGGCTTGAACTTCTAATATTGGAAGTCCAGATTGATCGTTGACCTCAAATAAAGTTCCTACAAATGAATCTTGTACAGAAAATAATGTTCCTTGACTTCCCTCTACATTGAATATAGTTGATCCGCTTGAATATATGTGTAAAGGATATGACGGATTTGTACCAATACCAACGTCACCACTTCCACTTATTATCAGGTCGCCACTACTCGCGGAAATGATTGAATCTATTTCACCATCAGTCCTAAACCTTATCGATCCCGATCTCGGGACTATAAATACGTCTGTCGCCACTTAATTTCTCCAATTATACCTTGTAAGTATAAATATTATTATTTACCAAATCTACCCCTTGTTGATAAATAATTCTCATATATTTCTTCATCACTCAATACTCTATCATAAAATAAAACTTGTCCAATAGCACCATTTGGAACATATGCATTATCCCTACCAAAATATGTTACTCCAGAACCATTATCCACTTGTTTTACGTGCGCACAAGTGTCAGGATTTTCAACTCTTATATTTCCATCTACATACATCTTTATACCTTCAGTAGATGAAAGTGTAATCGTATGATGTCTCCAAGTACCATTAGGATGTGATACCGGAAATGGATCAAGAGCTGTTGGATAATAACTTCCGGTTCCGGTTACATCCATACGCATCGTTATTCTATTTATTGAACCTCCACTATTTACAACACTAACCCAAAAAAGATTTCCATTTACTCCAGTTATCATTTGATGATACGCATCAGTTGGAATTGTACCACCACCTGCCGACCCATCGCGGCGCCACCAATATTGTAAAGTAAAATCAGTTGTAGCTTGAGTAATAGGCCCATTAGTAGAATTTCTAATTTGAGTTGGATGTGTACCATCAAATATAATACGATCTTCCGTATCAAATTGACTATGACTTACTTGTGCATCAAACTTAGCATTATTGACTTTATCATACCAATAATCACTTCCACTTACCCAACTTTGGCGATCTTCCCAATCCATACACCAAACTAAACCACTTTGTATTATTCTTCCGCCACCAAATCCGCTCATTTTCCAAACCTCGATCTTTCACTACTAAAATTATTCCTTATTTCATCAGAATTTAAAGCTCGTTGATATATCCTTACTATAGCAATACTTCCGCTAAATACAGCCGCTGCTGCAGCATCAGGTACAGTAGCACTATATCTAAAAGCACCTATATACAATGGATTTGTTGTATCGGCACTTCCACTCAATGCTGGATCTGATATTTCCGGTCCAGCTTCTTGACCATCAACATAAAATGACATTGTTGTATCACTCCTAACACCAACCGTATGATACCAAGTATCTAATGACGCGGACGCAATAGAATATACTTGTTGTGTCGTGTTTTCCGCATCAGCAATAGCGAATCGTAATGCTTCAGAACTATGATGTCCTATAAACCATTCATTTGTTCCGGCTAACGCACCAGTATTCCACAAACCTAATATAACAAAATGATAGTTTGACAAATCTTTACCTATTGACCATACTTCGGCAGTAAAATCCCCTTCATCAAAATGTAAATCAGGTATATCATCCCTCAAAACTACCGCATAACTATTAGCACCATCTATTTGAAACGCATTGTTATTCCAAATCGCAGCTCCATCCCTAAATGATGCTGATATTGTTGTGTCTACTAAATTATATACATCATTACCACTTTCAGGATAACTTTCAGAATTAGCAGCATCAATATGGAATACTAAACTTTCTGTAACATAAACAACTTCACTCACATCATTTATACTCATATATCTTCCTTTTGTCGCCAGATAGTTTGTCGTCCTTTCTTCCTCACTCAAAATCCTATTGTATACCTTCAATCCACTCGTCTTTCCCTCAAACCATTTATTTGGGGCAGCAAGACCGGTATTCGTTCCTTTCTCCTTTCCAAGTTGTATATCATTTGTCGCCCGTCCTACGCCAGACCACGAGGCAAACGTGGCGACATCAAACGCTATTGTTCCTTGTAACTCATTGTCAATGTATAATGACATCGTTCCATTTACCATGTCACGAGATAATACGCCTTGATGCCATTCACCTTTAGAAACAATCGTCTCAATAGAACGATATGTCGCTCCATATAAACCACCTGCATCCTGAATTAATGACGCAACTACCCCCGCATTATCAGTTAAAGGAACTGGAAGCGTCCCAGTTACATAACATGCCCCAACCGTTGGACGTGACCACGTTCCTGCAGTTCCTAAATATCCAAACATACCTGCTGATTCAGATTGAAATGTGTCAATGTTGAACCAACACTCTATCGTCGAATCTGAGCGATGCCAGAGCGCGTTATCCCACTCTATTTTGTCGTCCACACCATCAAATTGAAAATAACTTCCGGTTAATTGTGGATTTCCACTTATATCACCATTGTAATTTCCTGCTAAGTCAACCATCGTTGAACTACCACTTACATAACTCTTACGATTATAAGTGTCGGCATATAATACTAATCCATTTGTCACGGTTCTTGGATTATGATAAAAACTCATTAGTCAGTAAACTCCCATTTTAACGCATCGTAATTTTTTCTTATTTCGCCATCATCCAATGTCTTACCATATACTAATACGGCTCCAACTCTCGTTTTCACAAATTGTTCGGCATATGAATACCATTGCCATCTACCAAATCTCATTGGTTCAGTATTTTGTATGTCTGGCGATGGTATTGTGTTCCAAGCAAAATTCACCGTACTTTGTGATGTTTGATACTCTCCATCTAAATATAATTTCATATCGTCACCATCCCATGTATATGTCATACTGTGCCAGGAACCTGTATCTATAGCTTTACTTCTCATTGTTATCTTGTATGCATCTATCTCGTTTTCCCAACACAATTCTTCTTTATCAAGTATAATAGCATTTTTCCACAAATCACAATTATAAATAAATTTATCATCTATATACACACCATAAGGAAAATTACTTATCATTTGTTTAGGCTCTTGACCAGCGGCATATGTATAAGTAGCTAATTGATTCCATTCGTGATCAAATCGTCTTATGTGTCGCCCATCATCAAATATATAAAATGTATTTGTATCTTTATCAAACTTTATATGATATGGATCATTGTTTGTCGTTTCATCCACATATTCTAAATCCTTTGTGAATCGTTGTATTCTATGTGTTGTGTAATCACACGTATAAACATAACTTTCGCTTATAGCAACACCCGCAATATTCGTAAATTCATGTAATCCCGTTCCGGCAGCAGGCGCTTCAGATTGTGAAATACCTTTGTAAACACCAGATCCAGTTAATCCTAATGTAACCATACTATCTACGTGTACTTTTTTGATCCTATAATTGTTTTGATCGGCGACAAACGCCCATCGATTCTCCCAATCGATGTCGAAGTCCCGGGGATCGTGCCAACCATTCGTCGTTTTACTAGCAGCTCCATCCCAACTCTCAGTTACACCTACTGTTGCCCAACCATTCCAACGACCCTTCAAAAATCCATCGCCATCTTTGTTACTCCACCAAATAAATCCAGTTGGTTCAGTCGCTCCCTCAGGCATAAAAAATCTCGGCTCTTGATAACATCCATTCCACGGATCATCTAATGCTGGTGTACCAGTATGTGTTCCATTTCCAACCTCATGAAAATTACCATGTTCCGTTTGACGAAACACTCTCCATTGATCACTACGATTGCTTATCATAACATGACTTCCACTCGCATAAATAGATTTCGGAGCATACGAATACCAACCATTACCCTTTGTAGGCATTAATTGTATCGTCCCAGATATTTGTAATGTCGTTTTATCAAGTTTTACTACTTTATATACACCATCGGCCGTTGTATAAAAAATATGTTTATCAGTTACAGATATACCTATCGGCCTACTTGATACTGCTGTTGCATTTAATGATTGTGTATGATTTACATATCTTAGTTGTTTATCATATATTGAAATCCTCTCATTATTATAATCAGCTACATAAATATATTCTTGATCACAAGCTATTCCCCACGGGTCACTAAATTGATGTTGTCCACTTCCAAGAGAACCCGTTGACATAAGTAAAGAACAAGAATCTTGTGATAACTTGTGAATAGAATCCCATCCTGCACTTGTAGCATAAACAAATGATCCAGTCGATAAAGGTAATTTATCTATACAAACACCAGTTGTCGTGTTGATATGAGAAGCTGATACTCCAGCTGCTCCATAATTTCCGCCCCATTTTCTGTCTTGACATATCCAACCAGTCAATCCATTATACGCATTTGATCTATTTGCACGATATACAAATTCATCGTTAAAATCAACATCATATCCATACACATTATTCGCCAATGGATCGCCACTTGGATAGTTCCACCGATACATTCTTGATCCAACACTTGATTTATATTGATCAGCATCATACCAACCCATCCAAGCATCATATAATCCAATAACAAGAAATGAAGCACTATCCATCGCCATTCCACGTGCATAAGTACATGGATCAGTATGTTGAATTGAATATGACCATTTTGTATATGTTGGTTGCATTGTGTCAGCATCAAAAAATATAATCCCATTGTGATTATTACTTACATTACAATGAGCTATTCCATAACTTCCAGATACGGCTATACCGTATGGAGCATGGATTGCTTGCGGCATTACATACAATACTAAATGATTTGTACCCGTTAAAAAAAGATTGAATTGATTTCCTTTTTCAAATATATATCCATCATTACTATCGGCTTTAAACCATACCGTCATTGAATATGAACCAGTTCTTGGATTTAAGGCATATGAATCTATTGATCCTATTTCAGCAGTTCCTAATGTATCAAATGTTCGTCGGCGACCCTTTACCTCAACTTGTGAACTACTTACTACATATGTTATTTGTCCACTTCCAAGAGAATCTTCCCATGTGTCGCCACCATTATACCCTTGTATGTTAAACCCATGTACAAAATATTTTAATTGATCGCCAACTATTGGCTTTAATCCATAATATGTACTCATTTATCTCTTGTACTCCACATTTAATTTCTTTATATCCTTTCTTTCGCCATATACTACATAATAATACTCTGGCTTTCTCCTATCAAACCAACTCTTGTTCTTTATCTCTATTCTCCTACTTGTCGCCGAAACTACATAAAGATTTTGTGGACGACCAATCGGTGTTAGAGTCACTGTTATAGAATCTTCGTCAACTAAGTTATACCAATAGTTAGGTAACTCAATAATGTTCCCTCTCGTCTTGCCTCGATAATATATACCATACTCAGGACCTTCAAGTGATCCATAACGTAATCTATGTCCAGGTTTTGTTGGATGTCCAATGTCAAATGATTTAGCTTCAGCAAAAAATGTTCCACTAACATGAACATCACCGAATCGAGAAATATATCCATCACTGGCAGTCCAATACGCATTATCAGCCGTTACATTTGTAAGATTTGAACCATTACCATAATACGTTGAGGCAGAAACATCACCGGTGACGTTCAAACTTCCACTTATATTTACACTCGATGTAAATTGAGAACTCAAACCGGCATTCTCAATAAATAAACCATGTCTATCAGCTTGAGCGTCTTGAAATCCTAACCATATACTATTATCATTGTTATTAGTTAGTCTGTTTGCCGTTGAAGTTCCAGCACCAATTACAAATGTGTTTTCACTTGAACCTATTTCAATAAATTTACCAGCAATCAAAAATGTATCAGGATAAGCATTAGTTACAAGATTATCTTGTCCACCAAGAACAACACCATCAATACCACCTTGTATTGTATTACGTATACCACCAATTATCGTGACGGCATACGGATCGCCTATCATATTAGCACCATACGCACCAAGAACAGCACAATTAAATGCTCCATCACCAAATCTATTTTGTTCTCCACCAAGAATGATAGAATAGTCAGATGAACCAGATAATTCTTGTGCGTCTCCACCAATAATCACAGAATAATTAGAATCATTTAAAATACCACTTTCAACACCTAACATTACAGCAAGATAAGAACCAGAAATTGTAGCACCAAGTGCGTTAGCAAAAGTATAAGCTGAATTATTTATAAGTAACGTATCACCAAATGCGAATACTTCAGAATTATTACTCGTTATATTATTATCAAATCCTGCAATCAAACCATTCGAAAAATCACTAACATAATGATTTGAACCAACAATCAAACTTCCAAAAACATCGTCCACTATTCCGGTTGTATTGTCAGCAAAATCACATACAATAGAGCCCCATATCCTACTTGCTGTTTTAGCAGCTGTAAATGGATTTAATACCACAATAGAACCGGTAATGTCTTGAACAGTTAATGGAATGTCAGTTGATGGATTGCGTCTTCCAATAATAACAAGAGATTCTTCAAGTCCGGTTACATTACTTTGATATTTACCGGCGATAAGTACAGAATTATTAACATCGAGACTTCCTGTTATTGTAACATCACTCACACGTTCAATGTGACCATCAGCAAATGAACCGGTCCACAATCCACCTTCACCCGGTGATATGTTTGTAAGTCCAGATCCATCACCAATAAAAGATGAAGCACTAACTTGTCCAGTAAACCAAGAATTATCATAACTTATTAACGCAGCAACTACATCATTTTCAGCAAATCTATGTTCACCACCATTAGGCACATTATACCAAAAATCATTTGTTGTAAATCCATTTCCAATGTATCTTAGTGACGCACCCGGTGATCCAGCAGCAACATTCGTCATAATAAATCGTGATGCTCTAACACTTCCACTAACCTCTAACTTTTGTGTTGGATTAGTCATTCCAATACCAACGTTACCGGTTAAACCAGATCCCCAGCGACCAGGTTGTAAGATTAGATCAGCACTTTGAGTTGCTTCCATATAACCATATGTACCATTGTAACCAATAGCCATAAATTCAGTATCAGTTGGATCACCTATTCTAAAATACGCATCAGATGTAACACCATATGAACGAAGTTTCATATATTGTGTTCCAGCTTTTGTCGCATCAAAAATAAATCCACGAGTAGTTGTGTCGCCAGAACCACTAAACATCCAATAATCATCGTCAGCATTTTCAACGAATTTTATAGTCATTTGTTGTGGCGATGCATTAAGAGTCAAATCACCACTACTATTTAATAATAATCTCGCCGTTCCAGATCCAGCTCCAGTTGTCGCACCACTCCTAATACCAAATATACCATTATCATTCATTATGTTATATGTATGAACACTCGATTCTAAGAAAAATCGAGCACTATCAGTATTATCATTTGTGTCGGGACTAAGAACTAATCCGTTTGCTCCGGCAGCAGTTATATCTAATGTAGTTGATGGAGTAGCTGTATTTATTCCTACATTACTAAATCTATGTATGTCGCCACCCGAAGCAGTCCAATATCCTTGTGATAAACCACTAAGTTGTGAACCATCACCATAAAAACGGGACGCAGATACGTCACTCCAAACATGAAGTGAAGCGGTTCCGACAGCAGGTTGAGCCGTTCCTATTCCAACATTACTACCGGTAACCACAAGAGCATTAGTGTTGAATTTTCCGGCGACAACTCGATCATCGTCAAATACCTCTAATATAGGTAATCCACTTATATCACTTACAGCAAATAAACTTCCACTCAATTCATCTAATACTTGGAATAGAGCACCATTTTGACCCTCAACTAAAAAGGCTCTACTTCCGGTATCTTGTGAATAAACATGAAGTTTAGCATCAACACTACTTCCACTTACACCAATACCAACAGAATTTGATCCACTATTCAACCATACTACTGACGCACTCTCTTGCCAGATTGACGCAGATAAGGCGACATTTGGATCGGTTGAAGTTCCTGCATTCTCAGCATATGACGCTGTTACAGCAAATAAAGATGTGCTCGATGAAATAGCAACACTCGCACTATCAGCGTTATCCGCATAAAGAGCATGACTTGATGAAACAACACCAGTCACATTAGCTCCATCGCCATAGAAAGCTGATGCTGAAACATTTTCCCAAACGTGTAGTGATTCTTGTGGCGAAGTTGTATTTATACCAACACTTCCGGAAAATGTCGAAATACCACTTTCTTGTACACGAAATCTATCAATTAAATCACTATCCTCAACAACCAATAAGGCTGCGGTAGTAGCACCAGCTCTAATCAAAACCGCCGTTGTTTCAGACGTATTTTGAGTGAAATATGCTCCATACGAATCTTGACCACCAAAATAACTTTGATCAGCAAATATAGTTTGTGTCGCACGAATATCACCGGTTACGTCTAATTCATACGAAGGTGTAGTATCTCCTATACCAACTTTATTTTTGAAATAATTTACTGTTTCACCAAATTCAACCCAACGATTAGCAGCAGTTGAAAATGGAAATAAACCAAGTTGAATTGAATATGAAGCGTTGGCAGCCCAGTGTTCTGCGTCTCGACCTTCCCAACGAATTACTCCGGTTTCACCCTCAGAAGCAGAAAATTCGAAATCAACTAAATTCAAATCAGGATTTTCAATCATCATTCCAGTAATACCGGTTCTACTTTGTAATCTTATTCGTGTCGTACCAAGTGTGTCGCCAGTTTGTTCAATCACAAATTCATTATCAGCAGTTGTAAGATGGGTAGAATCTTGTATCTTCAATGTTCCAGAAATATGGACATCACTGACTCGTTTGATGTATCCGTCAGAACCAGTCCAATATGAACCACTACCAATAGGTGTATCTATTCCAGTAAGATTACTTCCATCACCAAAATAAGTTGAAGCAGAAACAATAGATGCGGAAACCGGACCATCAACAATAAGACTTCCACTTATATTTACACTCGATGTAAATTGAGAAATTAATCCGGCACTCTCAATGAATAGTCCATGTCTATCAGCTTGAGCGTCTTGAAATCCTAACCATATACTATTATTGTTATTATTTGTTAATCTGTTGCTCGTTGATGTACCGGAACCTATTACAAATGTATTTCCACCTGATCCAATTTCAACAAACTTACCTGCAATCAAAAATGTATCAGGATACGCATCAGTTACAAAGTTGTCTTGACCACCAAGTATAACCCCATCTATACCACCTGCCATAGCATTACGTATACCACCAATTATTACATTACTATACGCACCACCATCCATTTGTCCTGCATATGCACCAATTATGGCATTATTTTGAGTACCGTCGCCAATTTGATTTTGTTCTCCACCAAGAATAACAGAATAATCAGACGAACCACTTATTGTATTCGCATCCCCAGCATAAATACCAGCATAATTTGTATCATTTATTGTATGATTTATTCCTATCGCTACAGAATCCGCCGATCCAGACATAATAATTGTATCACCAAGTGCGAAAACAACATCCGATTGATAAATTTCATTATATTGTCCAGCAACAAATAATCCACCATTATCACTTGCGGGACTTACGGCTTTATTATATAATCCAACAATAAAACTATCAGTAGTGCTATCTATTGTATGAGCTAAACCTGCAATAAACGAGTTTCCAATATTTTTGACTTCGGACGCACCATATAATTGAATAATACTTGAATTAATATTACTTGCTGATATATCACCAGCTGCAGGAGCGGAATTTTTATAATCTCCACCCGCATCAAACATTACTAAACTTGATGTTATTTGTGTCGCGTAAAATGGACTGAATTGTGGAATATAATTTCTATCTCGGCCAAACAATAACATATTTTTGTTTAAGTTAGAATCTATTGAACCTGTTATTCCATTATTCCCAAGAATAAAATTAGTTTGAGTGTAGGAATTGTTACTCGCATCAAAACTACCAGTTACTTGTACTCTACTACTTCTTTCAATATATCCGGCTTGACTTCCCGTCCAATATGAACCACTACCAACAGGAATAGGTAAGTTTGTAAGATTCGCACCATCACCATAAAATGCTGAAGCCGTTACATTACCCCAAACATGAAGTTTATCAACAGGAGCTGTTGTTCCAATTCCTATATTATGTGAATTATTTATATATAAATCTTCACCATCATTTGCTCCCAAAACAAGTGGATTATTTGTTCGGCCATACAATTTAATTGCTCTATTTCCTAACCCATCATCTAGCGCTACTATTTGTGATATTGTTCCGGTATTATCTCCTAAACTTACTAAAACGATTCCACCACCGGCATTTCTTTTTACAATAAGTGGAAGGCCAGTATCAGATATTGAAAGAGAACCTGTTATTTCATGAGTATTAGCTACCGCATTTCCAAGTTTTGTTGAACCGGCTACATCAAGTATTGCTTGTGGATCGGTAGTTCCTATACCTACATTTCCACCACGTTTGAACGCTACACGACCGGTCGTTCCATCATGAAATAATAGTTGTGTTCCATCACTCGTTTCTGCTGGATTTAATATAGCCCATGTCAATGAACCAGTTCTATAAAAACGTAGTTGATCTTGTCCACCTGCATCACAATCTACTCCAATCATTGCACTCGTATTTATATTCGCATGAACATATAAATCGTTTTGTGGATTTGTCGTTCCTATACCCACATAACCCAATCTATGTATTTCATTCGCAGCACTCATTGTCCAATAAGCATTCTCAGCCCATGAAGCTGATGTAGCAAATGAAGCATAACTTGATGAAATTACTCCAGTTACATTTGCTCCATCACCGTAAAAGCGGGACGCTGATACATCACTCCAAACGTGTAATGATGAAGTTCCTACCGCATGACTATCCGTTCCAATACCTACATTTGAAGTTGAACTTGAAACACTAAGTATAGCGTCACCAACCTTCAACAATGAATCAAACGGAGCAATACCTTGAATCTCAAGTTGTGATTTTGGAACAGTCGTACCAATACCAACATATCTACTAAAAGGTATTCTCATTACTTCAGTACCAGATACAGTAAATGAAAAATATGATCCACCACCACCAGAACTCAACGCCATATAATCATTTGATTGTATGTTAGCACCATTTCCACCGTCGCCAAGATCGGCAAATGTAAGTGTTGGTGTAGCAGACGCATCAAGTTTTATGAATCCATTTCCACTATTATCTTTAGCAATAATTGTTCCACTCACGTGAGCATTTCCAAGAACATGAAGTGCTTCAGTTGGATTTTGAACTCCTATTCCAACAAGATCAGATGTATCATTCAAAAATACATCATTTCCATTCTTTTGCCAGATTGAAGCTGATGTAGCAAGATTACCAGTTATGTTATCTCCATTTCCATAAAAAGCAGAAGCAGTTACATCGTTCCAAACATGAAGTCCACCCGCACCACCGACAGGTGATGTCGTTCCAATACCTACTTCATTCAAGAAATATGAACGGCTACCACTTTGTTGTATTGATCCAGTAAATGAATGTATATCACTTGCATCGTCGCCAAACTTAGTCGATCCACTTGAATATAAAATCGACGATGAAAAATATGTCGTTTGTATCTCGTTGGCGAAAAGAACGCCGTATATAGTTGCGTCACCGTTTACCACAAGTCCACCATCTATCGACATCGACTGATCAACCTGTATGTTGGACGCTGTTATTCTTGGAGTTATTATGTTGGACGCTGTTATGAATCCCTTTACCGTAATAGCATCCTCAAATTGAGCATCACTCGATGAAATACTTGTCCACACATGAAACTTAGCTACAGGTTCTGCAGTTCCTATACCTATATTGCTTCCGGTCGTGAATACAAGAAACGGTTGATTGTCGTCCAGGGACGCTTCACCTACTTGTTCCATATCTCCACCAGTTAAAAAGGCGAACTTGAACTTTCCACCATCCGAATCATCTACTCCATGCGCCCAAGATATGTCATTGTTGTTGTAATAACTTATCAACATATTTCCACGAGAATCACCGGATTCAAAATATGAGTTGTGAATCGATAATCTTGTGTCACCTGCAGAAGCACTATCTATTATCATGTGAGCGTTTCCACCGGAAATATGAAGTCTCGCTTTTGGTGAAGTATTTCCAACTCCAACATAACGAGCAGTATCTACAAGAAATACCGTATTTAATCCATCACTACCTGTCCAAGTGTTTGAAGCACCATCAATACCACTCGTTCCGGAAGTTCCTGCGGAACCAGTAGGCCCAGCAGAACCAGTAGGCCCAGTAATTCCACTTGTACCTGAAGTTCCATTTATACCTGAAGTTCCACTTGTACCTGACGCACCACTCGTTCTACGTTTAAATTGACCACTACCACTATCCCAAACTACAAAGTCGCCAAGACCTTCATTCGATTGTATATTCCTCAAACCTAATGAACCACTAACATCTACGCTCGACGTTATAACCATATCTTGACCACTATTATTCAAAAAGAGTCCATATACATTAGCAGCAGATGTTGGACGAAAAGCTAACCAAATACTATTATTATTATCATTTACTAATCTATTTGCTGCTGAATTTCCGGATCCAATTACAAATGTATTTCCACCTGATCCAATTTCAACAAACTTACCTGCAATCAAAAATGTATCAGGATAATCGTCAGTTACAAGATTGTCTTGACCACCAAGTATAACTCCATCTATACCACCAGCTATAACATTACGTATACCACCAATAATAACTGATCCATATGCGCCACCATCAATTTGACCTTGAAATGCAGAAATAATAGAATTATTTCCCGATCCACCACCAATTTGACCTTGTTCACCACCGATAATTGTTGAATAATCACAACCACCACTTATTTGACTTGAATCTCCAACAAAAAGACCTGATCCCCACTCACTGTCCATAAAATGATTATATCCACCAATAATAGCTGCATCACCAGATCCAGAAGATATGGATGAATCAGATAACATAAATACTGCATATGCTCCATGAAGTTTATTTCCGTATCCCCCAACCCAAACAGTTTGATTATAATTGCTAGATAAACTATAAAGTTCATTTGATTGACCAAAAATAAAACTACCATCACCTAAACGATATACATTATTTGTATCTCCACCTACAAATGAAGCTCCAATAGAATCAATACTTCCTCTACCGTATTGTTGAACAATACTGGCAACAATATTACTTGCTGAAAGAGCTCCTGCAGCTGGAGCTGAACCTTTATAATCTCCACCAGCATCAAACATTATTAAACTTGATGTATTTTTTGTAGAATAAAATGGACTGTATTGTGGAACATAATTTACATCTCGACCAAACAATAAAATATTTTTTCCAAGATATGTACTTATTGATTCATTTAATAAAGCAGCATTCCCAAGAATAAAATTATTTTGAGCATAAGAATTATCACTTACATCAAAACTACCGGTAACTTTTACATTACCTACTCTTTCAATATAACCAGTAAATGAACCCGTCCACAACGAACCACTACCAACAGGAATAGAAAGATTTGTAAGTCCAGATCCATCACCAGTGAAAGATGAAGCTGATACATCACCGTCAACATTCAAACTTCCACTAATATTTACACTTGATGTAAATTGAGAACTCAAACCTGCATTTTCAATAAACAATCCATGTCTATCAATCGCAGTTGATCGGCGAAAACCTAACCATATACTATCAGTATGAGTGTTTATTAATTTATTTGACGAGTTAAAACCGCGACCTAATACAATAGCATTATTAACACCATCTATTGTAATATATCTACCCATAATCATACTGGAATTTGCTCCACCGATTATCCTATTGTAATCTCCACCAATAATTACATTATACGCTCCAGCATCCAAATGATTATCAAATCCAGCTATTATAGCATTTCCATAAGTACCATTATTTATTGATGAAAAATTAGAAGAATATATACCACTACTATATGCGTTGTCGCCAATCGTACTTGAATCACTACCAACAACTGCTACTAAATTTGAACCTGAAATACTAACATTTTCTCCACCAACAATAGCAGAACTATCTACACTATCTATTATTGAATGTGCTCTACCAGTAACAATATTAAAGTCAGCATCATTTCTTAAAAGATGATCATCCCCTACTACTACATTATAATCAGAACTACTAATAGTTGAATTATATGTCATTAATAAAAGATTAGATATATTATTAATTTTATTTGCGTCGCCACCAACAATACTAAAACTCAAATATCCTGTTACCGTATTATCAACACCTACTACAATAGAACCTTGTTTAACTCCATTTACATTGTGATCTTGACCAATTATTGCAGCATTTTGAATACCATCTCCGGTTATAGTATGACCTGTACCTACTATTAACTCTTTTGATACATCAAAACTTCCGGTAATTGATAAACTTCCGGATATGTTCACTGATCCACTTGTAAGTGAATTTGTTGTAAGTACCGTAACAATTTCATCCACACTACCACTTTTATGTATGTATACCTTTCCATCATACGTATTTATGGCTAATTCACCTAACTCTAATGATGAAGTTGTTGGAAGTTTGCCAGGAATGGCGCTGCGGATGTGCCTGATAAGATGTTGTCTTGGCATCTGCCTTTCTCCTAAATGCTATATAGCTGTTTTCGTTGTTGTGGTATATACCACGTCGAATATAAATATATAAGAAATGAAAAAGTTAGAACGTTCCACCATCTACGGAGAGATACCCAAATGAACCCGTTACAGTAACATCGAAACTACCGGTCACCTTTACATTACTATTACGAGAAATACTTCCATCACCTTCAATAGTCCAAACAGCAGAACCAGTCTCAATGTTTGTAAGTTTTTGAGCAACAGAAGCACTAAAATCACTAACATCTATATTTTCAACTAAACCTTCATAATTACTTGCGGATATTTCATTCCAAACGTGTAAGTCGGCTCCAGGTGTAGTTGTACCAATACCTACTCGATCATAATTTATTGTAGTAAAAGTTTTTTGAGAACTAAATGCGGCATATTCAAAATCATTACCATCGTTACCATATGTAAAAAGAAATCCACTACCAGAATTAAATTCCTCAACTAAAACTTGACCAATGTTATCGCCACTATCTATGGCTCTAAAATATGATTCACTTGTTACAACATTGAGATTAGTATCAACTATGTTGTATGCTACATCAGTTACTCCAGTCCCATCATTCCAATAACTAAAACCGGTAAGGATGTCGCCATTTTCTAATTGTACTACGTCACCATAATCCCAATACCATTCATCATCATCCGTTACTTTTCCAGTTCTTTTTTGAATTAATATACTTCCAGTTGGATCAATGATAGCGGCGTACCATTCGTCCCGTGTATCATATTCTAATGCGTATGATAATACTACATTTCCATTTGTTAAGCTTGTCGCCGTTAAGTTGTATAAATACCAACCCTCAGGATCCACACGAGAATCAACGGCTGTTCTTTCTTTTACTACACTTCCTGTTGGATCAATTATTTTATAATAATACTCAGGACTATTGTAATAAATAAGTATAACATTACCATTATTAAATGTAACAGGATAATGTTTAGTGGTTGAATTATATGTATCTATTATGGATTTTGTTACATAGCATTCACTTGGAGTTGAACCACTTGTATTGATAATAGCATACTCAGTTCGGGCACCCAATCCACCTTCAGTGTTTTGATATAAAAGTAAAATATTACCATCATTTAATAATGTGCTTCCGAGCGCGTTTGAACGGGAAGGCGACCATTGAACTGTCTTTAAAATCGTTCCATTTGAATCTATTTGTACATATTTTGAATCTCGTAATGCTCCACCACCAGAATATTGATTCCAATAAAATATATGCGCTTTACTTCCGGATACAATTATATCTTGATAATCTGCTTGAGCACTTGCAGTAAAAGTTAATATCGAAGATGATAAACTTCCAGTAGCATCAAATATACAATATTGTCCACTCGCATTATTATGTTCCCATGAATGTATTATTTTCCCATCAGAAAATTTTCCAATAGCATGATGTGAATAAAATGTCGATGTTTGTACAAGTGATTGTGTCGTTATATTATTAACATAACTCGTATCAAATGGAGTGAATAACATTCTATCAGTATCACCGTAAAACTCACTTACATCTACTCCATCTACGGTGTCACCGTCTCTAAACTTGAGATTACCACTTATTTGTACTTCACTATAACGAGAAATGGACATACTGTCATATGAACCAGTCCAAAATGAATCTCCAAGACTTGCACTTGCACTCGTTCCACTTGTACCACTCGTACCATCATTTCCAGGTAATCCATCCGTACCACTCGTACCAGATGTTCCATCAGACCCACCACTTCTACGTTTGAACTCACCACTACCAGAATCCCAAACTAAGAAATCACTTAATCCTTGATCTATACTCGCAGAAGCAAAAAACGCGGACGCTGTTACGTCTCCAACCGCATGAATTCCAAAACTCGCTGAAATTGAACCAGTTATATTTAATCCATAAAGTTGACCAATTCCATCTGAATTATTTATCCACCATTTTTTACCAGTTCCTAAATTTCTACCACCAATTTGACGACCTGTTAAATATGTTGCTTCAGTTTCGCTTGTAAGAATATCTAAATAAGTTATCGCGATTCCACTTGCAGATTTTAAATGAGTACCTGCAACCGCTTGATTAAAATTAATAATTATATCTTCTCTTTGTGTCGGAATGGTAAATCCCAATGGATCAGATTGAGATATTGCAAGTATATCAATTAAAGCTCCACTCACAATTAAACTTCCTGATATATTTACTTGACCAAAACGTTCAATATGACCATCACCAAATGAACCAGTCCAAAGTCCACCAATACCTGGCGCAACAGTTTGAGCAAATGATGCTGTTATAGAAGTCAATGCATGACTTGATGTAATAGATGTGTCCGCAAACGATGAACTTATTGTCCATTCAGCAAATGAAGATGATAATGTATTGTCAGCAAATGATGAACTTATTGACCACTCAGCATGTGATGCTGTCGGTGTACTTTCCGCAAACGATGAACTAATTGACCAATTAGCATGTGATGCGGTTGGTGTACTTTCGGCGAACGATGAACTTATTGACCATAATGTTGAACTCGCAGATACAGCTTGACTTGAACTTTCAACCCAACTTGCAGTTCCATATAATCTATTATCAGATCCACTGAGATATAAACTACCACTTATCTTTACATTACTATCTCTACTTATCGTTCCATCGTCATTGAGTGTCCATAATGTAGATCCTGTTTGTAAATTATTTATTTGTGTCGCCACACTTGACGAAAATTCAGAAATATCCACTCCATCAACTGTATCTAAATCTCGTAAAACAATATTTCCCGATACAATTAATCCTTGAAATGTACCTATTCCTGTATAATTAGAAATATTAAATTTTGTTGTTGTTACTGACAAACCATAATCATAAAGTGTTCCAACAATACCTGAATCATCTATCACAATTTGATATTCGGTATCAATAAATTCATCTCTGTAATCTTTATAAATTGTTCCACGCGGATAAATCGTAGTTGAATATGTGTTAACTCCACTTGATGATTGAGCCAAAATATAATCGTTAAATATTATTGGAACATTTATCTGCGAGAATCCATTACCTTCAGCAACATAAAATGATCCAGAAACAATTACATCACCTACTCTTTCAATATGACCATCAGCAAATGAACCAGTCCACAATCCACCTTCACCGGCATTTAAAGCATAAGATGCTGTTATGGCCGTTGACGCTTGACTTGATGATATAGCGGTATCAGCAAATGATGAACTAATTGACCAATCACTATATGAAGATGATAAAGAATTTTCAGCAAATGAAGCACTTATAGAACGATCACTATATGATGAACTTTCAGCCCAACTTGCAGTTCCATACATCCTATTATCAGATCCACTTATATAAAAACTACCACTAACTTTTACGTCACCAAATCTCTCAATATGACCGTCAATACTTGATGTCCAATATGTATTAAGAGCATAAGATGCGGTAGTAGCATATGATGAACTTATAGCCCAATCAGCATGACTTGCAGAACTTATCGTTCCAAGAACAACACTTGCTGTTTGAGAATAACTTGAACTTTCAGCCCAACTCGCAGTACCATATACTCTATTATCCGATCCACTAATATATAAACTTCCACTAATTTTTACGTCACCATAATGAGATATTGAACCATCCGCACTCGATGTCCATTGTGAAATTGTTCCACTAATAGAACTACTTGGAATGGCTCCAGGATCAGCAAGAGTTAATCCCGTATATTTATATACCGTTACACTATATGGAGTTGGATAAGAACCACTCGCAGCATCAGCAACGTGAAGAACACCCGTCTTGTAATCAAATATCCAACTTATCGCATCAGTTTTGAAAATTTGACTTCCTGAAGCATCATAAAGTTTTACTTCATACGATGAACCATATTTATCACTTATAAAGTCGCCAATGAAATAACTCTGGGATGCTTCGTTGACCAACCAACCACTATTTATTGAGTCAGTTCCTGGTGTAAATCCACTACCAGAAATAAAATAAAAGGCTTGATCGTTGAATGTTGGATCGGCAGTTAACGTGAATTGTTCGTAATATTCAGCATATCCGGATGTGATAGCAGACGCGGAATCCGTAGGAATAGTATTCATCCACACTTCGCGCATATGTGTGTTGATCGTATCTTTCCCTATCTCTTGAAAGAAATTCCTGTCAGGAGTCGTAAATCTTTTATTAATTAAAGTCTTAAATGACTTGTCAGTTTTATTTAAAGCCACTTACTTATCTCCATTATCCATTATCAAATGTCACGGTTAATTGTGTCAAATAATCCGTATTCGATGTATCATTAAATCTTACCATTAAAACTAATGGATTACTATTCGTTGTTTGTTTACCACTTGGCAATCCCCACGTTATAGTATCTCCACTTACCGCACCATTCCTTATTCCATATATACTACCACTGTCGTCGCCAACCTCGCGTCCTAAATCATAAATACTCGACCCACTTTCGTTGGCGAGAACGAAAGCCATTTGTAAATCATCACTGCCAGACCAAACACCTACTATGTCACTCAATCCACTAAAACCATTCCTCGCAATTACTATCGTTCCATTCTCGTTAGCATTTGTCGGTGTAAATGGACGATAATAAAACTGCTCCCCATCAGTAAATAAAACTCCACCATAACTACCCCACTTACCACTTATCAAACGACCATTATTTACTTCCAAACGACCATCTATAAGCGTTTGTTGATTGTTCCATGAACCGGAATCAATAGCAAACCAACGTTTATCTTCATCGTCAAAATATTCCAGTAACACAGTACTTCTCGTCAAATATGTATTTATTGGACGATAACCAATATTTACATTAGCACTCGTTACATCACTTTTACCATCTTTTCTCAATCTCACATTAAATGTTCCTAAATCATTATATGAAGTCTTTACATCATTACTCAATGTTATTGATTGTGTTACCGTCAAATCCCATGAATGTGTAGGAACAGTCAATGATGAAGTTGACACCGTCGTATTTGAGAAATACGAACTTTGTATTCTCGATTCATCACCATTACTATAAATAGGATTGTACAAATCTTGACCTACATAATTTACATCAAATTGTGTTGTCCTACCATAATAATGCATTCCACTCATATATTTCCACGCAGGAGTCAACGAAGATGTATATGGATTTGTGGCAAATGACTGATTTGGAAAATGATCAGCATTCGTTCCTACAAAATACATCGTTGTTACATCACTCTCTCCTGCACTATTGTCCGCTAACATCTTATATCTATATGATCCCGTACTAACAAATGTTCCTGTTATCTCAGCATTTACTTTCAACCAAATGTTACTATATGTCGATATATCTGTTATATTTATTCCACCTGTCGCCCCAACTCCACTCGATAAGGCTCTCTCACCAAATGAAATGAAGTTTTGTTGACTTCCACTTGATACTGAAGCAGACACTCCACCAACTATACTGGCGAAACTGGCAGAAGTTCCACCAGTAAATGTATCACTTTGATCAGGTGATACTAATACAATAGCATTAGCAGAATCATCGTTTGATAATGTTGTTAAATTATCACCTGGTGACGCAAATGAATACCACGATCCACTTGTTAACCCAGCAGAAAGATAACCACTAAATAAACTTGGCGAACTTAAAGTTAAATCTTGTCCCGTTAACGCTTCGGGACTACTTGGAGCTATTTGTAATAATAATTCATTTACATCGTCAAACGCATTTGGTATTCTCGTATCAGGTGTCCAATAACTAAAATATCCATCCGTATAAGTTCCGTCATCTGGATTTCCTATTGTACCACTACCTTGTATCGCAACCACATTCAACGCATCGGCTATCGACATCGAAGGATTTAGGGCGCCAATGTTATACCCGCCTGCGGTCGGTATACCTGCTTGTAAATCACTTCCACTTACTCTTAATTGTTTTGGATATATTAGTGCCATTATTTCTCAAATACCCTTTTCTTGTTGTGTACCCATTTATCCATTTGATAAATAAATCCACCATTTTCTTTTTCAATTATTTCTAATCCATAAATAGGCTCTTTTCCTGGCGTCCCAGCAAAAAATAGTCCATTATTATCTCTATCTAAATCACTTTCACCAGGTTTTAACAAGTCTGATAGCTTAGTCCAACCAATGAGATTTATTTTATTCATTGATTCAAGTCGCCATTGTTCCCACTTTTTATCAATAATATTATTCGGGGCATGCGACCACGCTAATTCGCCCATCGCCATGTCGGTTTCCGCATTGGATACTTCCTTTAATAATTTCTTTAAACTAATCATTAATATTCTATCTTTTTCATTACAAATTTATATTTTGGATTTTTTCTTTCTACTTTCTTTACATATTTCTCAGGTACATCAACATTAGATAACCCTAACATAAATGTATCTGTATCTTGATACCGTTCCCAAGCAATATATCCCTTTCTACTATCTAATGGAATATCTAACCATTGAGATAAATGTAAATGTAATGTTTTCCACGCATCGTCAACAACATATAAATCTCCGTTAGGCATACTCATTCCTCTCAACCCAGGTTCCATTCTTCTAATAGATTTAGGGTTTTTATATACGTCAAATTCATCGAAAATTTGACCAATTAAATCTTCTTTTATTAATTTTTTTAACTTAATCATTCAAATTTACCCCACGTTACTATTTCATCGTCACTCGTTAGCGCGTATCCTAAACTACCGGTGTCGGCGATAACTACAAACGCACTTCCACTTTGTTTTATTGTAAAAGCATCATGTTCCATATATTGACCATTTATAAATACCAAAAAATCATCTTCGTCAGTTGGAGTCATTGTAGATGTACTCGGTAAATCAGATGGAATTGACGCTGTGTATACATTTGGATAAGTTACTATTGATTCTCCTACACTTGAACTCACCACCGTTGATCCCACCGTTGTAAATGATGAATATACTGCTAATTTATTTTGGTAATTCACTTGATGTTGTAATTTCAATATTTTAGCATCAACCATATCCGATATTGTTTGATTACCACTTACTGCTGGTTGTTTTCTTGACGAAACAATAATCTTTTCACAAAATGGATCAGGTTGTGTTACACTCAATACGTCTACTTCCGTTTCCGTATCTAAAATTATTTGTTGTGTTGTATACGTCTTTTGAGTTGTTATTAAGTCATTCGCCTCTTCCGGAATCAAAAATCCTTGTATATCTAAAGTAAAATTAGACCTAACCATTCTACCCTTTTCCGTACTCAACTCCGTATTCATGTCAAAATTGTCGATCTTAGCTTTAAACTTAAACTTTTCATCGTCGCCCCAATAATCGCCCTCGGCGAACTGCATTTGCTCAACAATCTTGTTCATTTGGGTTACAAACGATGTCCATATAATACACTCATACGTTATAATAACATAGTCCGGTACAACAATGTTATACATTTCATATGTTGGTTTTATATTATTTTTTAACGAAAATCTATCATACTTGTTATGTTCGTTTGACCACTTTTTAGGAAAATAATGAACTAAATTCCGGTCAACCTTGTCAATAGGTATATTATCATCACGACCTACATTTGTACGACGGTACATTACAATAGGTGCTATGATCTTCCCTTTACGATCACGTAAATAACCATCCTTTTGAGATGAAACCCACATCTCAGGATCGCCATATTTGATCGGAACATCTATCAATATTCCATTCTCTAATACTCTCGGTTTTATTATATTTTTAAAGTAAAAAATTATCGCTTCATCAATGTCTTGTAAACCAATGGAAATATCTTTAAATGTATCATCACTTCGTTTTATTTGTTCTTCGCGTTTTTCACGAGCGGGTTTACCAGAATACCTGAGTGTTCCGTCAAAATTTTCCCTTCTTGTTCTTGGCAAAGGTTTTTGTCTTTTAGGTGTGTTACTAATAGCCATTATTTCATATCCTCAGCACTTACAACAGTTTCTACTCCAAGAACTACTTGTTGTTTTGTTCGTGTCTTTTGTGTCGTTACTAAATCGTCATATGTTTCCGGTATCAAGAATCCATTTATCAATAATGTAAAGTTTGACCTTACTAATCGACCTTTCTCCGTATTCACATCTACATTTTGATCAAATGAATCTATCTTTGACCTAAATTTATATTTGTTTTTGTCGCCCCAATAGGCGCCTTCACTGTATACAAGCTGTTCCACTATCGAATTCATTTGGGTTACAAATGATGTCCAAATTATACTCTCATATGTCACAGTTATATAGTCAGGTTGGATCACGGTGAAAACCTCATATTCCTTTTTCCTGTCTATACCGGTCAATAACGAAAATCGATCATATGAATTTTTCTTAGACCACTTTTTAGGAAATTGGTGTACTATATTCCTATCCGTTTTGTCCACGGGCATCCCGTCGTCACGAGCAATGTTCGTCCTACGTACCATTATGATTGGCGAAATCATTTTACCCTTCTTGTCTCGTACATACCCATCCTTTTGTGTCGCTCGCCATAACTCCGGATCGCCGTACTTCACCGGTACGTCAATGATTTCTTCATTCTCAATGACAGTTGGTTTTATGACATTCTTGAAATAAAATAGGATCGCCTCGTCAATGTCTTGAAGTTTTATGGATACATTTTTGAATGTATCATCACTTCTCTTGACTTGTTCTTCTCTTCGGTGGGGCACAGGTGGATTGTCTATGTCTTTGTGATATTCGTGCTCGCCCAAACGAGTCTTGACTAAAGGATTTTGTCTTTTTGGAGTTTTATCAATCGCCATGTTGTCTCTCCATTATATTCTTTCATTCCTGTCACCTACCCTTACATTCTCAATTTGTAATTTGTCTCGTTGAGTCATTGCAGCGGTAGCAACGATGGAAAAGTTTTTATATACTTGTCCACCAATGAGTTGATTTTCTACTACGGTGTTAATCTCAAAATACGCTTCATTAAACTCAACAATGTCGCCGGTTTCAGGATAAAATCCCCTATCAGCTATCATTTCACGATGAAATGCTAATGTTATTGATTGATCGACAACAGGACCAAATCCTTCAGTTGAATCAGTTGTTTGATCTTCACGGGAAATTAAACAGCCAATTTGAATACCTTTCGTGTATGTCTTTGTGACTGATTCACCGTATATATTATCTTCACTTTCTGTACTAATCTTATATACTATAACGGGAGTTTGGATAATCCTATTCAATAGTTCATTACTATAAGAATTAAATAATTTTATATCCCGCCTACGATTGAATAATGGTTTTACCATTCTAATCTCCCTTTAAAAATTAAGCAACATATATACCATGTTCAAACGGAACATTCTTTAAACTACTTATCATGGCTTCCTCTTGAGCCGTCTTTTTCTCCCACTGGCTTTGCATACTTGCATCTTCTAATGTCTCGCGAAGTTGTGTAATTAAAGCTTCTTTTTCAGTTTGTGCTTCACTTCTCATTGTTTCACCATCAAGTGTTACCTCAGCATTTGGAATAGGAATTTGTTGATACTTTGACCTAATCATACCTAATGTCTCTTTAGCACAAGCAAGTGCGTATGTCCTAATCCATTGTAAACCAGGTTGATTCAAACTACTATAAGGCATATCTTGATAACCAATATTTGAAAAGTCGCCTTGTGTTTGTGATCCGGTTGATTGTGAATATTCTTCCTCACTTGATCCACTTGGCGTTTGAATAACGTTATTATCTCTATCCTCAACAAAAATATATTCAAACCATAAATTGAATGTAGATGTCGGTCTTGGAAATAATCTTAGTTGATTGTTGACTATCTCAAATGAATACGCTGAACGTCTTATTTGATCATTTAATTCAACACTTTGTACCCTCAATAAATCTTCATAAATAGGAAATAAAACATATTCAATAGCTGGTTGCCATCCGCCCCAACCGAATTCATCCATCAAATTGTTTCTCGCCAGTCCGGTCTCTACAAATGGATCATAATAACGAGATACCGCTGGGCGACCTTCATGAAATACCCTCTTGATTTCTATCGCTTTTCCATCAACATTGTCAGCAGCCCATTGATTCAAATCGTAATTTTGACCTTGTGCTTGCGATACTTCAACAGATCCTTTTCGCCAGGTTATGTTTCCACCCGCTCCAGCTTCAGCACCATACTCGTGTGCTAATCTGATGATTTGATTTAATCCGGTAGATGTTATATTCTTTTGAGTTAGATTTACGTTTTTATCCAACCCTTGAGCAGCTAACCTGTTTTCTCGTATGTTGAATTGATTGACCTGGTTCGCGAAGTCACTTACCGCTTGTTCGTATGCTGCATAAAAATTGTAGTCCGTCATTTCGATTTCTACAACAGGAAATCCTAATCTACGAGCCGACCACTTGGCGAAATTTGGCGCGTCCTCTTGAAACTTTGGATCATTGTCATACAATCCAAAAGGTGTACTACCTGATACCGCTCCGGGAGTATCTTCCCATACTGGAGCTTCTTCAAATACTGCCATTTATCCTCTCCTATAATGAATGTTTCTTTACACATATAAATATAAAAGATTAGGAAAATTAGGTAAGTTGTAAGGTGTGTATTTTTTAAGCTGTTCCCTGACCCCGTTAGTAGTTTTACTATCTTCGGACAATAAAGTTCCCAACTTTTTTATATTTATATATACTAACGGAGAAATAATATGAGTTATATTTATCTAATAAAATGTGAAGTAGATGAAACTATATTGTATAAAATAGGATATTCTAAAGATGTGAAAAGACGATTGAAAGAGTTAAAAACAAGTAATCCTAACCCTCTTGAGATTGTCGCCACTTTCGAAACTAAACATAATCGAAAACTTGAAACATCATTCCATAACTATTATAAACATAAAAATGTCAATGGTGAATGGTTTTCACTATCATCAAATGAAGTCGAAAGATTTTTGGAAAATTGTCGCCAAATGGAAAGAAATTTTGATATAATGGTGAAAATGGGAAATCCTTTTGTGTAAAATAAAAAACCCGACCGAAGTCGGGTTCTTTAAAAATTAAATATTAACCTGCATCATCGAAAAATTCAAATGATATTGATGTGGTTAAATAACTAAATGCTCTATCTTGACTTCTATCTCCACTAAAAGTATTATATACTATACATTTATATGTATAGAAATTCATACTTTGTAATCCCCAACTTGAAGATACCGTTAATATCGGATTATCCGAATACACAGAATGAATCACCGTTGAACCATTTTTAATTTCATGTTTATATTTAACGGCTTCATTTTTCCAAGAAGATGAAATTGCATTAACACTTAAAGTTTGACCAATTTGACGCATAATACCATTAGATTGTTGTATAGAAGATTGATACGTTGCTTTCCCAACCTCAATAGCAAATTCATTTAAAATCGTTGTACCTGCACTATCAGTTACTCTACAAAAATTTAAACCACCTTGAAAACAATAATCTTTTAATTCGTCCGGTACATTAAGATTTGTTGAACTTATTTCACCAATTTGTAAAGAAAATCCAGGATCCCTAAAAATTTTTAGTTTAATACTTCCAAATATTAAATTCCAAATCTCAGGAATATCAGTATCATTTAAAACTTTATCATGTACTTGAGTAAATGTGTTGGCCCCAGAAAATATTTTCATTAAATTTCTCCTAATTAAAATTATATTATAATAAAATATAAGAACCTTTTCCACCTATAAGTATTGATATATATGTAAATAAAACAACAATATATACATATAAGCCAAAAAACCCGACTCAAATTAATGAGTCGGGCTTAGTTTTAAATTCTCCTTGTTTTATAAAGATTCTCCATTAAAAGTAATACCAAAATTCAAATCATCACTATGACTTAATTCTTCGGGCATTTCCAATCCATCATCCTTGACAGATTTTTCGAATAAAAACCATTCGTGATATAAACCACTACCATAAAGTATTCTACTTACATTGTGTGACCCAAATATGTTCGGTCTATCAACCATGTATCGTATGACCGCATATTTCTTCGCACTCAGTATACCCTTTTCACCGGATTCAAAATTCGCTATTGATGCGTAATCTTTAACTAAAACAGTTCCGTCACCATTTCCGGTATCTACAAGTTCAAAATCTAAAAATTTAATTCTCATAACTTTTTCCTTTATTTTAAGAAAGTTCACTTTTTACATAATTCTCAAACCATTTTTCCCATTCTTCATTTACTTCATAATAACGAGTATCAAGTGAATCCCATTCAGAAGTATTATAAGGATGTCCATAATTTTCATTATAATTTTCTTCAGTACCAGATCCATCACAATTTGAACAAGTTACATATTCATCATTTTCAGGATCATCATAATCAGCCATTTCACCAGATCCACCACACTCATAACAATAATCTTCAGTATATTCTTCGTCGTCTATTTCAACTTTAAAATCTTTCACAACATTATAAACTTTTTCAGTCAGATCATTGACACCTGGCAAAGCAAATTCATTCATTAATTCAGCTATTTCTTCGTGAAGAGCAATTTGTTCACCATGACTATGACCAAAACCACCTCTATAACTTCCATCGTCGTCGCGAGAAGCATAACCATTATCGTAATACTGCATATGTCCACCATTACAAACTTGTTGGTTGAACTTTCCAAGTAAAATGACCATAACGGCGAAGTCACCATACTTTTCTCTTGTCCATTCAATCATCGAAGTATAAGAATTTACTTCTTTATTTTTATCATCTTGCCATTCGTTATAGGCTAAATCAAGTATCGTTTGCCAGTAACCATCTTCTTTATTAAAGTTTTCTTTTACGTCTTTTGAAAGTTTTTCTAACTTAGTCATAACTTTACTCCTTTTAAGGTTTTTTCTTTTCTCAATCAACATTATAAATATACGAAATTTCAGAGTAAATGTCAACTGTTTTCTGTTTTTTTTTCACTTTTTTTCAAAAAAAAAACCCGACTACCGAAGTAGTCGGGCTTTCATCAGCGTTTAAATTAAGAATTTAACAGCTTATTGTTAATCTTTATTCTAAGAATTCAGATTAAACTTGATCAATATGACCCACATATATCTTCCCGTAAAATTCTGGCCTTACGATTTTCTTCGCGTAACGAGTCATAACGCCTCTGCGAGGAGTAAAATTATCAGGATCATAAATCAATGGAGTCATAATAAGTGGAATGTAAGGTGAATACACAGCACCAGTTTCCAAGAAATTACTTCCTCTAAATCCGACCAAAGCGATATTTTCAGTAAGGTAAGGATTTTTGTAAACGGTGAAACGTGAATTCAACATACCAACTTTTTGTACACCCATTGCGAATGATTGTTGGTTTCCATCAGTATCAGCAGCATATCCAGGAATAGATTCAATAACGGTAGCAACGTCAGGACTAACAACGATGAAGTTAGCTCCACCGCGAAGTGTTAATTGATGAATTTTGTTACTTACTTTTTGAATCTTATTTCCAAGAGTTTGATACCATTCATTCTTTGTACCAGTATGAGAACCAGCATCATAGAAATTGGTTTTACCATTGTTAATTTCATATCCAGGAAGAGCTGACCAGTAATCAGTAGTAATAGCGTTAGAAATAAGCATGTCAAGGATTTCTAAGTCAATTTCCATTCCAATATATTCACTCAAGAGAGCAGTTAACTCAGCTTCAGCGTCAATAGAGTGATATGCGTTCAAGTCTTGAGCCAATTCAGGAGTCCAAATAGCTTTCAACTTACGAGTTTTGGCGACGATAGGTTCTTGAGCAACCGACAAGTCGATTTCAGGAATATCAAGTTTAACAAGACTTCCAGACTCAGAAGTATCTTCGAAGTCACCACGAGTATCAGCAGTAGGTTGTTTGTGATAACGAATATCATATTCACTTGCTGAGAAGTTAGCGAATGCAGCAGCACTACCAGAAACGATCCATCTTACTGTAGCACCAACTTGAGTTGTGTAAGCAGACAAATAAGATTGAATACCACTACCACTAACAGAAAAAGCACGAACACCTTCGACATCAAGGTCAGATAAGTTACCAGTGTTATATGAAAGAGCGAAAAGTGTACCGGCAGCCATAGAAGCACTAATATGACCATCGTCAAAACCAACATCAGCCCATGTGACAGAAGCAGTAGCGAAAGCGTCACCACTTGGAGTAGTATCAAGATCAGCAGTTCCGCCATATCCATAATCATTAATTGAGTATCCGAAACGTCCACCACCGTAAAGACCACCAGTAGCTTCATCAGTCGTTCCAGGAGTTTTACCACCACCAGTTCCACCAAAAACAGATTGATTTTGGGTAAAACCAGGTTGTGTACCACTACCATACTTAAAGTCAATGTAAAATACAAGACCGGATGGTAAGTTCATAGGTTGAATCGATACGAATTCTTTAGCGGCAACTTCACCGAAAATTCTACGTACCAAAGGAAGAGCGACACCAGACCATTGTTCAGCACCACTACCACCAGTTTGAGAAACTTCGTCCAATAATTGGCGAGCTTGATTCTCTAATAGAATAGCCATTCCATAAATTTCATGTTCTTCGTTCATACCATCAAGAAGACCTGTTGGCTCCCATTTTTTCACGAGTCCACGAGTTTGCTCTAAAAGAGCATCATATGGATTTTGACCTTCCATTAATTTGTTTAAATTAAATAAGGTTTTACTCATTTTATTTCTCCATAATCATTTTAATTATCATTACTTTTTGTTGTGATTAATAAGTTTGTGAATGCGGCTTTTCACTTCATTATCTTCATTGACGATTTGTTCTTTATCAACTTTCTTTTCAGAATCAGTTGATTGAACAACAGAAGAAGCACCTTCAACTAAACGTTGTGTTCTTTTGTTTTCTTTCTTTTCGCCAACCGCAAGGTTTTCCATAAGTGTAGCAAAAATAAGTTTTACTTCACGTACATTCTTAGCACGATCAAAATTCTCAATGACTTTAACCTTGGCTTTGTTGTCAAGATTATAACCACGAAATACTTTATTCGTGAAAAGAAGTTTTGCATTCAAAATGTTCGTTTCGTTAATGACTTTACGTTGTTTTTTGATTGCAGATACAGCTTCACCAAGTTGAGCTTTAAGTTCAGCTATTTGATTTTCAAGAGCAGCAATTTGTCCAGGATAATCGATTTCATCAGCTTCATCAACAAGACCTTCTAAGTCTAATTCTTCATCGTCCTCAACTTCATCTTCAACTTCAGGTTCTACTTCAACTTCAGGTTCTACATCAACTTCAGGTTCCGCTTCAACTTCGGCTTCAGGTTCAACTTCAATGTCAAGTTCTTCATCTTCGTCGTCGTCTTCTGTTACTTCCATTTCCATTTCATCTTCCGGTTCCATTTCCATTTCTACCTCGTCGTCAACTTCAACTTCATCGTCGGCTTCTTCTTCTAATTCACTAATAACGGAATCAAGATCAAAATCCTCGTCCAACTCAACATCTTCAGTCAATCCAGAATCTTCTTGAGCTTTTTCACCAGCTTTAACTTCAGTTTCACCACCAGGATCTTCAGTAGTTTCTTCAGAAGAGGCTTTTGAAGGCTCTTTGTTATCACCTTGTCCAATATCAGACGAATCTGCAACTTCCTCTAAAGATTCATCTTCAGTGAGACCGGAATCTTCTTGAGCCATTTCAAATTCTTCCTCTAATTCGACATCTTCCTCAACTTCATCCATCTCGGATTGAATTTTTTTGGTGATGACAGAATGAATTTGCGGTTCAAACGCTTCTTCAAGAGCAGCTTTAGCTTGTGCTACAGCCATTTCTCTCATAGCTTTTGCGTCTGCAATCGCTTCTTTAATTAAATTACTCATTACGTTTCTCCAATATTTTAATATGGAATTTAACACTATTCGGTGAGTGTCAATGACATTATAATAGTTACTACGTGACGTTATATAAGATAACGTATTTAGGTAGGTCTGATTTTTTCAAATCATATATAAATATATAGAAAAAAGCGAAACGTGCCATTTTTCACGTTCCGCTAAAGAAAATAAAGAAACTTTTTATTTTAAAGAGTCCGTTTTAGAAATATTACCTTTACCAATAGTACCTTTTACTACTACAGCGTTTCCTTTAGGAGTTATTTCTAAACCCTTTGGTTTTACGTGATGAATAACTATATCACTTTTCTTTTTCGCCAATCCTTTTTTCATGGCGGCCATGATCGCGTCCTCTTTTGATTTCGCTAACCAAATGTTCTTGTCCTTCGTCTTTGAAGAATCTAATGGAAGTTTTACATCACTTGTAGTTCCATGATACAGCGTCGCTTCGTTTAAAAATTTATTAACTTCCTCTTTAATGATTTCTTTGAGTCTTTCCATTTTCACTTTATTTCTCCAATTATAATGATTGTCGCCGTGTCTCGTGTCTCTGACGAGCCTTAGCTTTAGAAAGTTTGTCTCGTTTGATTGCAGATGGTTTTGTGTATTGTTGTGTCTTTTGTATGTCCAACATTAACTCACTATCTTTTATTATTCTCTTTAATTTCTTTAACGCATACTCTAAGGCTCGATCCTTATCAATCTTTTTATTTAATTCAACATAATAACCTCTTAACCGTATGTTATCTACATTCTCTGGCATAATACCTCCTGTTGTTTTGCTTCTTTGTGACATTTATATTACCTTTATTTTTTTAATCCTCGTGCTAATTCACGATAAAATTTTGCTATTTTTTGAGCAGCCATAATGTCAAGAGACGCAAAAGCATCATGATAATCACTACTTTTAGGCTCCCTACTCGGCAACGCAGCAATTAATTTTTCTTTCATTTCATCAGTATCATTTTGATCTAATAAATCAGTTACTGATACTATATCGTCAGCTATTCTTAATAAATAACTACTCACCACTCCAGCTACTCTATCAACTTTATCTTCCGTTATTAGAGTATTCTCATTTAAAATCTTGTTCCATTGTTCTTTTTTCATATTATTTCACCTTGTTATATTCTCTCTCTTGAACAGAATCACCTAATACATAAGTGTTAAACAATACTTCTAATCCCGTTCCAGTTTTAAACTGAGCATTTAAGAACTTGTCTTTTTTGACAAACTTTTCCATTTTTTTCTTATCAAATTTAGCAGCTTCACTCAATCGACCAATGACTTTTGTCAAAGAGTTTGTTGGTACTTCCACTTCAAACAAACCAACATCCCCACCACCAACAGTCGCCATATTATCATTGATTTCATAAATCTTTACACTACCATTTCCTCTTGTTATTTCAGTATTAACTTTCTTAACATATCTTGGAGTTGGATTGTGTTTTCTAATGACATTCATATTGACTTTCGCCCGATCACCTTGATATAAAGTTGTGTCGGCGTTTGCGGTAACAGGTGGAGCTTCTTCAGCAATCGAAGCAATCTCAAAATACCTGTTGAGAATATGACCCATATCTTCATATAAGGACGCCATACGATCTTGATGTTCTTGGACGGCAGACGCTACCTTACCAAATTCACCGGAAAAGGTTTTCAATTCTTTCATATTTCGTTGAATAGTTACACCGTCAAACCAATCGTTAGCACCTTCGATTGTGTATTGTTCGGCGAACGTAGCTATTTCACTTAACGATTTCGCTAAATCGACAAGATTTCCTTCACGATAAATCATTTTACCAAGTTTATTATATTCCTTAATAGAATTCATTATACGTTCTTTTACATCAGCAGGAATTTCTTGTTTTTGTTCGAAATAGTTTTCCTCAATTAATTCTTTTCTCATTTCTTCTCTTGCTTCAAAATCTTTTTGTTCTTCTTTAGAAAAGAAATGATCTACTAATTTCTTTTTCGCCATTTTATTACTCCCTTTATTTATTTACATTTTTTTCTTGACTTTTTCACTTTTTTTTCGTAAATTTCTTGATTTTCCCTTTTAAAATATTAACTAATTTATCTATATCTTCCTCAGTTTTTATCTTTTTCTTTGTTCCATATAATAACTCGGCATCAGATCGTCCTCTCTTATCAGTACCAACAACCGCTATTTCTACCTCAACAATATTACCATATATTGATACATCCAACACAGTTTTCCAATCATCCGATTGTATAGATGTCCCTTTACCAGGAACTAAAGTTAAATTCCAACCTCTTTTTCCATAACGTCTAATTTTATTGTCTAATGTCTTTAGTTTTTTATCTAAAAGAGTACCTATTCTTCTTTCACTTAATTCATTTTCTTCTGTTACTAATGTATTCTCTTTTAACTTATTTGGTTTAAACTGTATTCGTTGTCTCATTTTTCCTGGATATGGTTCTAATTCAAGTGTATAACTACCATCATTGTTTTTATGTAACCACACACCATCATGTCCAGTCCCCAAACCAAAACCAGCTTTATTTAATTTAGCAACCAACTTACCAGCATTCTTTAATGTCAATTCACCTTTAGATACCACTACTTCACCATCACCATTATCAGCAACATATTTAGACGCTTCATTCATCATTATTTCTTTCACTACACTACGAATAACTTCTTTTATTTCGCCCATCATCATTTCATCATGGCGAAAATCTATGTACGCTTCCATACTTGGTTGATCATCAATTTCACCGGATTGAATGTACATCAATGTATCTTTAGCTAATTCCTTCATTTCCTTAGCGTTATATTTATACTTTTTCTTAGCATACTTGAGTCCATCTTTTACCATATCCTTGTCAGATTTGATTTCATTCACTCCCTCTCTGCGGGCTTTCTCTCCAGCAGATGCTTGAGCAAAATGTTTGTATTGTTTTTTAGTCATTCCACCTTTTTTACCACCTTTTTCTCCAGCACTGGCTTTAGCAAAATGTTTGTATTGTTTTGGAGTCATTTTTTCGTCAAGTATGTCGCCTTCTTTTAACTCGGATAAATCGGGCGCGTATATCATTTGAAACTTTGATCCAGGATTTTTTATCCGGTCTGCTTTCATCCTCGTCAAACAAGTATTCTTGGACGCAATACATTGTACCACTCCATCACGAGTATATCCGTATTCAGCGTCAGTTGGTAAATCAGTTACAGTATTTTCCTCAACACTCTCTTTTATAGTTTTCAACATATCAACAGGAATTACCATTTCACTACCCTTCATATGTCCAGTCAATATTTCAACATCGGCTAATTTGTCAGTCGAATAATTCATAATTCTTCCAGTGTCGCCTTTCAAACTTGTAAAGTTCTTAAAAAATTGTTTTGGAATATATTTCGATGTTACTTTATATATTTTTACTTTATCTCCGATACCTTCATTCATTGTACTCTCCTTTACAAGTAAATCTGCATTGTTGATATATCCTTTTTCTTTTCCAACTTTTACTATAGCGTACCCGCTCGCTGGAGCTTCGTCACTTACTTTACCCATTTTACCTTTATGTTTTCCATACATTACTTTAACTTTCGATCCAACAGGTATTTCACTATCAGGATATTCCTTAGAATAGTTTATCCAACCTTCATTTACACTCTCAGGAACTTCCTCAGGTAATCCCTTATGTTTTGTCTTAGCAAACTTTTCAGTATCCTTGTCTTTCATTGTTTTAGCAATACCTTTGATTTTATCCTGCAACGCCTTAGGAAGTTTACCCATTTCTAACTCACCCTTTTCATAGGCATGTACCATACCCATTAATCGTTGCTGCGATTTACTCACTGCTGGACACATATTTTATCTCCTATTATCTTACACTATTTACAAGTTTATACGCTTGTTTCAACGCTTTAGCTGCGTGTTTAGCACTTTGAAATACTTCGTAATCTTCACCAATGTTTACCAACTCATTCAATCCATCTTCAACATCGGCTAATAGATTTTTGTAGTATTTGTAATCAGGTTTTTCTTTCTCTTGTAATGGCTGTCCTTGTTCATCAAGAAATTTTTCGCCTTTTTCATTAAATTGTCCAGGAAGTCCTTTAAACTCAAAATTATCTTCCCTTTTTGGCGACAATCCTACAACTTGACCCACTGGTAATAAACTTGAAATCATTACCATTCCTTCATCTAACTTTTCTTTTTTAGATGTTTTGTTTTCACCTACATTTTCTTTTAAAGGTTGTATTACATCAATAGGTACAACAATCGTAGCACCTTTCCATTCACCATCTAACATTTTAATGGTTACAGAATCTTCAGGTTGAACTACTCCAGAATCACCTACAAATTTTTTAAAAGTGCTTCCCGAAATCTTCCCTTTGGCGCGATGAATTTTTACTTTATCACCGGGTTTAAATTTAGCCATTTAATTTCTCCATTTATTTAAAAGGTTGTATCTTTCCTAATTTTGACATTTCTTTTTCAAATGCTTTAAAAGCATCTTCAACTGTTTTTTCAATTTTCTTCGGATCGGCTTCTTTCATTTTGATAGTCCACGTATGATCATTACCAAAACCAAAACTAACTTGATAATAATCCCAAAGTTTTGTTATTCGAACAGGAAAATATGTATTTATTATATTTTTTGGACGAGGGCTTAAATATTCAGTATCCCTTTTTTCGTTTATAGTTTCTTCCTCAATCTTATTACCCATTTCATCTAATACCTTTACGCCTTCTTCGTTGAATTGACCAGGTAATCCCTTAAACTCAAAATTGTCTTTTCGTTCTGGCATTAAACCAATGACACCACCAACAGGTAAAAGGCTCGACATCATTACCATACCTTCATCAAGTTTTTGCTTACTTTCACTTACAACTTTTTTCGCAGCAGCAAGCACATCTTTTTGATTTGTTTCAATCTCCTTTACAGCAGCTACAAAGAATTTTTGAGCGACACCCTTTTCACTCTTAGCTTTTTTCTTCGCTTCCTCATACATATCAAGAAACATCTGTGACGCTTCTTTTTTGTCTTTAGCTTTCTCAATACTCTTTGCACGAATTGTCCAATCTTTAGTCAATTTTGCTACAGTAGCAATATCTTTAAAGAATCCTTCATCTAATTTCATTTTATATCTCCTATTATAAATTTTCTATTTTTAACGCGGCTTTCCGTAGCGCCATTGTGATTTCTTCTAATAATATTTTATGAGCTTCATCAAAATTCTCTGGGCTAACATATTTACGAATATGATCTTGACCCTTTGTAATACCACTTAAACCAGCTTTATGATTACCTATAAGAGCAACAACAATCGCGTCAGCCAACCAAGCAAGTGCTCGTTTGTCTATTACTTCATTTACTTCATCTTTCATTTCTTGAAGGCGATAATCTCTCCATTTGAAACTCATATCGGTATATGTTTTTGCTTTCTTTTTATCTCTCATTGAATTACCCCTTATATTTTTTCTTCAATACATAAGCAACAAAAATTAACCATAACGGAACGATCAACGCGAACGGCCATCCAAATACGGCAGCAAGAAGTCCGCCACCCGCAATCAATCCACACAACATTACAATCGTTTTCCAATGTTTGAATGAATATTCTTGAGCATCCTTGATCCACTCATTCCACTTTACCAAAAATTTTTCCCAAAAATTCATTTTTATTCTCCCATATCTATAAGAATATCAGTTACGATTTCTTGTACTTTACAATATTTGTTTACACATACTTGACCATACTTATCAACACTTTCTTGAATAGGTTTCATAAACGCACCGTGTGTCGATGGATTACTTACCATATCAAAAGCAATCAACTCAAAATCGTCTTGGACGACCGCACCATGTTCAGCAGATTCTTGAACCGATCCCAACCCACGAGAAGAAATACCTACAAGAATACCACCTTTCAATAATTCTTGAAGAATTTTTCCTGCAGGAGTATTCAACACTTCTATTGTACCGATTAAGTCTTTACCTTCCCAATGCATTTCAACTATATTATGACTTACATTAGCTAAGTTTACGACAGAAGAATCGGGATGATCTAACTCACCCAATGCTCGTTTTTCGCCAATCAACTGTTCATATTTTTTCGCTTCCCTGGCGAGAATAGGTTGTGGATATACACGACCATTTTGATTTTGTGCTTCTGCTCGTTGTAATATACCCTTGATCAAAATCTTACCATTGTGTACTTTCATTGATTCTCGTATTACACCACCCGCTATTTCTAAAGGCATATACTCCGCTAATATCTGCTTATTCATTCTTTATTCTCCACTATTATTTTATAGGTTTTTTCAAATTTTTCAAGGCTTCTTGTTTCGCTTTAATATCGTTTTCTAAATCTTTTATTGTAGAATTTAAATCACTTTTATTTGATTCAAGAGCAGTATACCAACTACCTTTTTTACCAATTTTTTCAAGAGATTCATTCCGTGTACGAGCATATACAGCAAACAAAGGAGTTCCCATACTATTGCCTTCCATATCACTTTGATATATCAAAAATAATTTTTCAGGAACTACTTTTGGATCAATCTCAACTAATTCATCATCAGAAAAACTATATCTATAAACATTTCCTTTCTTTCCATTAAATAAATATACATCTCCGTAATCTTTATTCCTTTTCGCTTGAGAAAATAAAGATTTGATTTTATTTCCCGCAAATTCTACATACCAATCGGCTAATACACCAACTTCTTTCGGCTTTCTTGTTCTTGGATTACCATAATTTTTCCAATTATCCATAGTCCAATCTGATACATCCAAGTTAGGAGTATTCTTTAGAGCATCCAAAAATTTATCTCTATTTTTCAAAGTAAGTTTGACGGCTTTCTTACCATATTTCTTAAAAAACGCACCACCAACATTTTCATTCAATAAAAAATTTTGAACTTCCTCTTTAATTATTTCATTCAATCTTGAACGTTTCATTTTTTCTCCTTATACCCACATTTGACGTTTCTTAAATAAATCAAAAAAGACGGCAGCAATCTCGGCTCGTATTATATCTTTAATCTCTGCAAAATCTTTTCTACTCAATGCTTCATCTAATCTTTGTTGTTGTAATTGTCTTTCCTCATAAAGAATAAGTAAATTGTTGTCTAACTCCGCTACCGTCTTATTTTTATCATACCATGTAAAACCATGCACCTCTTTTTCTTCGTCAGTATATTTTACTTTCATTCTTTTAAGTTGTTTAAGAGCTTCTGCTTTGTCTTTTACTCTAATAAATACTTTACCTTGAGAAGGCAATCCCTTAAACTCTTTTATCATTTCTTCACGAATAATTTCTTTTATTCTATCTTTTGAAATTTTCATATCTTTACCTTATCTTTTTGGCGGCCGCATTCATTTTACCTGAATCCAACACTTGTTGTATCAAATGATATGTATCTAATGGATTAGCATATCCAAGTTTTTTATGTTCCGTACTTAAAAAATCTAATATGTCTTTCCTTACTTGATTTAGTGTTTCGCCAGTGAAATGTAATTCATTGACCCTCTCACCACCTAAATTATCCTCACCAGGTTCCTCAGTCAAATCTATTAAATCCCACGACATAGGCCAGTTGTATTTTATGTTCTTTATCTTTTCACCACTTAATCGGGCTGCTTCATCTCGTTTCATTGTCGTTGTCGGTGTGTGAATGTTTCCACCTTTGTAATACTCGCCCGTTGTCTTTCGTTGTAATAAATAATATTTATTCTTATCAACATCAATACTATTTGGAGTCATTTGTTGCCCAACTGGCTTTATCGCTTCTTGTCTAATTTTAGGATTAAGAAGTTCTTTCATTTTTATAGGATTTTCATTCAATCTATAATATGTTGAACGATCATACGCATCCTCTTTTCCTAACATTTTATACCAAAGTTTTTTATCCATTTCGTTTTATCCCTTTTGAGCATCCATTATACGAGCCCTTACCCATTCTTGTAATTCTCTAAGCATTAACAACTTGATCATTTTATGATCATATGGTACATTCACTCTTTTTTTGATAAAATCCATTTGTTTCATTTCAGCTTTAACCGCAGCATTTATCACTTTATTTAGAACTTCTTTAGCAGCTTTCGCATCATGATTTTTATCTTCACTAACTAAAGTGTTTTCATTTAATATTTTGTTCCAAGTTTTTTTATCCATGATTCTTCCTTAAAAAGTAATTTCAATTTTCTTAGGCTTATTTTTCATTTTTTTTATTAACGCAACTAACTTATCATATAATTTTTGATCGTGATCGTGTTTTTTATCAGATGTATTATTAAAAATAATAACTGTACCTTGATAAGACGCAACAAAATCATTCCCACCTTCATTTAAAGTATTTTCATTTAAAATTTTATTCCAAGTTTTCTTATCCATTAGAATCTCCGTATCTTATTAATGATCCTTGTCATTTTTTCATTTATCTTGTTCAAGGCTCTATGAGTATTTTTCCAATATTTTTGTGAATCAATTCCGGTCTCTTGTTTCAAACGAAGATTCAAGTCAATCGTTTTTTCTATCGATTCAAGTTGATTTCTTACGTCTCTAATGGCGACACCGATTTTTTGTTTGTTGTTCATTGTATCATCGTCACGATAATTTTGATAAGCTCCACGGCGACCCTCTTTGACCACTTTTATTACTTGACCAGAAGAATCTTCTACAGATATTTTAGCCCCTTTGTTATCCTTTTTCATCACACTAATAACATCGTCTATCTCTTTGTGATCAGTTGTATGAAATTGATCCACTACCTTATTATTCTTTATAGCAACTATTGAATAACTTTTTCTCGCTTCATTTACACTTTCATTCGTTGATCCCATATATGATTTTATTTCATTTAAAAAATAAGTTAAATCGGACAACTCAGCTAATCCCCAACTCTCATTTCGCCGTCTCGCTAAATTTAACTTTTTAATATAAGAATCTAACTTTTTCATCATTCCTTTTTTGTCGGCTTTCGCTTCATTTATAATACCTTCCTCTAACTTGTCGCCACCACCGGTAAATGGACGCTTACCACCAAAATTACCAAAATCTTGTTTATCAGATTGAGTTACTTCTTGATATAATTCAATCGTTATTTCTTCATTCAATCCACTTCTTACTTTCATTTCAGCAAACTTCTTACGATATACTAATGATTCTTTACGAGCATTTGCTAAATCTTCCCAATCCCGATCCTCAGGATCATTTACAAGTTTATATCCAAGTTGTTGTGAAATTTCCCTTGTCCTATCCTTCAAACTCTTGGCGAAAGCATATGGAGTTTGGTATCCATCTTGACCGCCCATGGCAGTTACTGAACTCACTTCGTCAAGTTCTTCATCTTTTCGTTTATCACACGTTTCATTCTTTTCACATTTCTCACACGGCGTTCCACATTCGCCAATATCACATTTATCTTTTTCCTCGTCCTCAATGTCAAATTGATCCATTTCTTGTTCAATCATTGTTCGTATCAATTCACGAATATCACTTTCATTTAAATTAGCCATTGACTTTCTCCTTGTTAGGACAATCAACAACTTTTTTGACTTCTTTCAATAACTCAAAATATCTCATAAGTTGAACAAGTTGTTCTTCACTTACTACTTTACCACGTTTTAGTTTTTCAATGTTTGGTATAACACCTTCAACTTTTATTTGAGTCGCCTTATCTTCTATTTTAGGAATAAGTTGTGTTACTTCATCATTCACTCTATCAACTTCAGCATCAACGTATTCACGGAATTGATTTGTGTTTGACACATTATAGATATATTCACGAAGTAAGTTCTTTTGAGCAGAATCTAAACCATCGTATTTCTCATTGAATTTTTCAGTCATAGTTTTATATGTGATCAATCTCAAATCTTCAGTCATCTTCTTATATTCTTCGATAGCTTTATCATTTTCACTAACTTCAGGTTTAGTAGGTTGAGTTTGTGTTCCAATGATATGTTCTATAAGAGTTGATTGACATTGAACTTTTTCGGCAGGTGGCAACTCACCATCTTCAGATGTAGCTGCTTCGAAAAGCTGATATATGGATGCTAAATTTTTGTAATTAGGTAATTTACTCCTAAAAAATTCATCCACATTATAATTTTCTTTAATCTCTTTAATAAGATTATATTTTTCTTTACGTAAAGATGTATTGTTGATCTTCTTACGAGAATCAATAGATTCACTAATTAAATCTTTTGCTCGATTTTCAGATTGAAATTTGGTTTCCATTAATCCTTTGTATAAAGACAACTCTTTAGATAATGGTTTTCCATTTCCATAATATCTTTTAATCAACTTTATCGCAAACGATTCATCGTTATCTTTACTTTCGTTTAACGCATCCGCAGTAGTTTGTCTTACTAAAAGCTCAAATAATAGTCCCGTGTTTTTGAACTTAGAATGTTTGATTCTTTTCATCAATATTCCCCTTATCAGATTTTTTCTTCTAATAAATCATATTCTATCACATATAAATATAATATAATTTTCTTTTACTCTTTATTTTCTTCAATTTCGTCGCCAGAACCACTATTTTCGGTTATTTCTTGTCCTTCATCAACAAAATAGTTTTCTAACTTCTTAAAATCCACTTCCGTGATAACTTTTTTTGTTGTTAATATTTCTTTACCAAAAGCAGCTTCAGCTTTCCGTTTATTTCTTTGTAAATGTTTCTTTTTATTGGCGTCATATCCAACATCTTGATCCAATTTCATAATGTTTTGATAATCTTTTTTACCTATTGGATCATCACCAAATGGATCATCTTTTTTTCTTGTTCGAGCATTCCCGCTTTTACGACCATCTTCCGACGGCTTCACAGGAACATATTCTTTTTCTTCATCGAATTGTAAATTAAAGTTTTTATTCTCACCAAATTGATCAGGATTACTTCCACCAAAACCTTGATCACTTTCAGCGGGATCATTACCCTCGTCCTCAATTTGTTGTAATCTATAAACTCTCTTTTGATCGTCAATGACACCTTTCTTTTCTTCGGCGATTTCATCTTCCGTCATCTTCCATACATTTTTGTAAATCCAATTATCACTCAACATTTTCAAATCTTTTATATCTCTCGCCAAACTTGTTTTTGAATTCCAAATCTCGATTTTTTCTTGTTCGTAAATCGTAGATGGATTTGTTAACTCAATCTCAAAATCAACTAAATCATTACCCTCAAATCCTTGAATGTATAAATGAACAAGGGCGACCTTTGTAAGCTCAGATACGATAATTTTTTGAATTCTCTCTATCGTTCGAGCAAATCGAACATCCTCAGCAGCCAACGTCGCTTTTCCACCGACTTCTTCCTCATATCCCAAGAACGCTTTAGGAATTTTAAGGGCAGCCATTAACTTGTTTCTCAAGTATTCAATATCATCTATTTGACCATCATTTGACAAACCACTCAAAGAATCAATGTCAGTTCCACTATCCCCACCACGAACAGGAAGATAAAAATCTTCCGTCATATTTTGAAGATTGAACTTTAAGTTATATTCGCCAGTTTGTGGATCAATGTAAGGAACTTTCTTAACTTGTGAAATAATCTTTTTCATGTAGGCGTCAACTTCATTCGGAGCAATATTTCCTACATCAACTTTAAAAATTCTTCGTTCAGGAGCTCTCATGATTCTATGAATCAACATAGCATCTTCCATAAGAATTAATTGTTTCCAAACCCTACGACCTGGCTCAATCATTGATTTTCCATATGGTAAAAAGTTTGAATCAGTCATCATTCTAAAATGAGCAACTTCAAACATTTCCAATTCAGCCTTTCCGCTCGGCCCCTCAACTACAAATTGAACCGCAGTTGGTTTATTTGGATCAGCACCTTCCACACGTTTTACATCATAAACAGGTAATGGTAAAACATTCACTACTCCAAACTTTTCTGCTAACTCTAATTGTAAATAATAATCACCATATTTACACATTCCCCTTATCCATGTTGGTAAGGTGAATTCTACATTCATAATATCATAAAATAAATTCTCTAACACTTTTCTTACATTAGAACTTCCAGCTTTAATTCTAATCATGTCGCCCATTTCATTCTTCGTTGTCGTTTCTTCAGAATAAATGTCAAGTGCTGACGCTATGATCGAATCACTGTCCATAACTTCATAATCACGAAATAACTGCAGACGCTGTGCTTCCATTCCATATAACGCTTGTTGTTGACGAAGGGCGTAATTAACGGTTGAATACATCCTCGTGAATTTATCATTACGATGTGTCAAACCAAATCGTTGTATTTGCCCAGTATCAACAACCTTGAGTTGTTTTCCACCAATATTGCGAATAACAACATCGGAAGAAAACATCTTTTTTAATTGTGCAAATAATTTGTTGTCTGCCATTTTTTATCCTTTTCTATTATATCTAACTATCCTACATATAAATATTTATTTATCAAATATTTGTTTTTTTTATATGTCCACTACTTTTGTTCCGGGTTTCGGCTTAAATCCAACTTTTTTCATTACAGTTATAATCGTCAACTCTAATATATCACCTTTTTCTTTTAATATACCTACAAGATTTAGTTTTGTCCTTGAATCTCGTATAAGAATATAATCTCCAACATTTATGTTGTCGCCAATTAATTCCCGACTTATCGGCTCAATCGCTCTCTGAGCAACCGCAAGAATCTCCTTGTCAGTAATTTCCTCAGCGTGTCTAAATTGACGCTGACCGGCATGAACAGTCTTGTCTAACTCAATCGTTACATTGATCTTGCGAGATACTTTACCAATAGATTTTTCCATAAGTTGTTTTAGTTTTATCATAATCCCGTAGCACCTTCACCTTTTTTCCAACCTTGTTTCGCCCGAATGGCGAAAAGAAGTTGACCCATAAGTTTTTTATCGGCTTCAGTTGATGTCTTTTTCGCTTTAAGAGCAGCAACTTGTTTTTTAAGTTGTCCAATGGTTTTATCGGCATGTTGTCCCGTACTCTTTACATCTACATCACCTTCCCATTTTTCCATCAATACCTCTCTAACCACTTTGCGAATCATTTCTTTCAATTCACTTTTCTTCATGGTTATTTCTCCCAAATGATCTTTTAATATAAGGGCATATTTTGACCAATCTTTAGGTAAAATCATACTCTTATCTTTTGGTTGTCCTTTTAACACCTTTATTCCATCTGGCGTAAACAACATAAGTTTTTTAGATTTTGGTAATTGTCCAATAATACCTTTTCCACTAAGAAAGTTTTTTGTTAACTCTTTCTTTTGATCTTGTGGAATGGGCATTTTTTCTATTCTAAAATCTATTCCATCAATACCCTTTTCATCATAGTCGCCGTGTGGCAATTCACATATCAAACTTTCATTCACAATACTTTCTCCTATATTTCCAACAAACCCAATTTTCCAAGGCGTTGGCGAATATTCACTCCATTTTGACTTGTCTACCTCAACATCAAACATCTTTCCCATAAATGTAAATCGACCCGCTAACTTGTCGATTGTTCCCGTTTTCGCCGAGTTCGCGATCTTCTTTATGATGTTTTTGTATTTTGGTACTTCGTCTGGCGATTTTTTCAAGGCTTCATATACTTTCTTCCAAATCTTACCAAACTCTTGTAAGGTTTTCCGGTCTTCTGGTAAATTGACAGTCCCTCTATCAACCTGAACCTTGACCTTTTCTAATAATTTTTCCATTACTTACTTTCTATCCCTAAAATGTTTTGTACATCTATTAAAGGAATGTCTAAAATCTTTGTAAGTGATTCCACACTAAGTTCCTTATCTTTATAAATAGTTTCCACTTCCAATTTAACCTTTTCTTCCACTTCCGTGACATTTTCCTTTACTTGATCGGCCATCGTAATTCCCCTTACTTCATTCCCATTGATTTTCGTTTTCTCATTGAAATTCTTCGTTTTCTATTTATTTGTGATTTTTTCGCCTTTCGTTTCTTGGCGGCTTTCCTCTGCGCGATCTTTCGCCTCATTTTCTCGCCCGCTGACATTTTTTTGTACTTACCACCTACTACCTTGAAGCCCTTTTTGGGTTTCTTCCGACGTATCTTCTTACCCTTGCGGATTACATACTTGTACGCCTCACCTAAAATTTCCTCGTCTATGTCCTCTAATATATCAAATAGTTTCATATTAATAAAATTGTTTTAAACTAATTACTTCTTTTCCAATGTCCATTTCATTAGGATCACGAGTTATTATTCCTGGCTTGTAAACACCTAAATCTAACTCAGATTTTCCTATCCTATCTAACGCCATCTTAGTCAACTCAATCCCTTCACTTCTTAGCCGTAACGCTGTGTCCCTGACCCATAATAAAATACCTAACGACATTACTAAATCGTCATTTCGTCCACTTTGAGCCTCAGCTTTACCGTGATTCCAAATGAATACCTTTAATTCATTTATCAATCGTTGAGAATAAATTTTGAAGGCATTATCTTCATTATTATTATCCTCAAAATATCTTTCTATTTTAGCAATTAATAGGGCTCTATTTCTATGTGTTGTGGCGAAACCTGGTTTCATCTTTTTCATGTCACGATTTATTTTGTTGTTTATGTTTCGCATCGAATCAACATATTGTAAATCGTTACTTGAGTAAAATAAGTTTTGATAATTTATATCAATAAGTTCTTGAATAGTATCCCAACCGACATTCTCACGTTCAACAACGATCAAAGCGTTGTTGTATTCCACTCCAACGGCAGCAAGGAGTCTACCATATTCACGAGTGTTAGCTTGACCTTTATACTCAGCAACCTGAGTTAAACTTTCCGCATCAAATACATGGAACGCGGAATAATCACTCCCGTCGCCTCGAGCAACGTCAGCAGCTATAATGTAAGAACGAGAATAATCGGGATATTCCCAAATCCATAACCCTTTATCAATAGAACGTTTTTCATTAGGCTCTCTTACAAAAGAATCTTCATAAAATTTCAATGTCATAAGATCAACAACATTATTACCTGAAGCAAGAAAGTCAGCATCACATTCCTGAGAGGCAAGTCTTACACCTAAATCAACATCTTGTTTGTCTCTCCATTTTTGATCTCTTTCCGGATGAACAGTCCATTTCAATGAAATAGTTTCGAAATTATTTTTCTTTTCTGTAGCGTCACTCCACATATCATAAAACCAATTACCCATACCGTTAGGAGTTGATAATACAATACAATCTCCACCAGTATCAAGAGTTGATTTAGCAGCACCCCAGATTTCAACGATGTCACGAACGAACGCAGCTTCATCAATAATAAGAAGTGACAATGCTTCAGAACGACCAGCAGTTGGCGAACTTGAGACAGCTTTTATTTGTGATCCATTTTTAAAGGCAAGAGACATTTTGTTATCTTCCAATGTTTGAGTTTTTAACCAACTTGGAAGTCCATCATACATAACTCTTACTTTTGTTATTAAGTTTTTCGCCACTTCCTTTTTCGTGGCGATTACCAATATGTTTTGATCCTCGTTGAATAACATTAACCATAACGCGTAGGCAGCAGTCAACGTCGATAATCCTAACTGACGTGACTTTAAAATAATAGTATAAGCAGCTTCCTCAGTCCCACGATTACGAGCAAATACATTCGTACAATCCTCTTGAAATGGATATAAAATGAACGGTACTTTCCCACGTTTCGGATGTTGAATAATACAATACTTCTTAAAGAAATAATTAGCTTCCCGAGCACAATGTTTATACTCACCAGCTATTATTTGTTTTAATGTCTTTTTCTTTACAGGTAATTGTTGTACCATTTCATTCTCTTATTTCAATAATAATACGGCTGCTACTACTAAAATTAGTCCACCACCACGAGTTACCCACAACTCAAGATTTTGTTTTTGTATCTTCCTATTCAATAGGGCAATTTGTTCTTTTCTCATTTCAAGTTGTTCGTCTTTCTTCGTCACAATCGAGTCACACAACATATTCGCTTGTGTTAAATCGCTCACTTCCATTTGAAATAAACTCATTCGTTGTTCATACATCGTATTCAATGTATCACAATCATCAAGGGCTTGTTCAAGTTCCTTTGTTGTTTCTTGAATGTAATTCCAATCTTCTTTCGCCACTTTTAATGAATCATCTTGAGCAAATACGATTGAAGATGTCATTAAAATAGTCAAAATAAATATAATCGATAACCTCATGATTAACTCCCATTCTTTTTATTATACTTATCGAAGATGTTTTTCATCTTCTCTCTCTTGTCACTCAAATCAACCTTTTGAGATTTCTTCTTTTTAATTTCCTTATCTAACTTCTTTCCCTCTTTTGAAGTGGCGTCGGCAGAATCTAAATGTTTCTTCCGCTTGTCCTCTAAATCCTTGATCTCTTTTTCCTTTTCGCCAATCTTGTCCTCTAACGCTGCAACCTTCTCGTCGGTTTTGTCCTTCGATGTTAAAACATACAAAGCAACAGCTCCAACTATCGCCAGAGCGCCAAGAATCCACTTCCACGCGGTTTTTAACCAACTCATAACTTTTCCCCTTTCTTTTTATAAGGATTTTTTAGTTGAACCAGTTTGTGCTATTCGTTTCTTGGCAACTTTACGAGAAATTGTACCAGGAACTTCATTAAACATAACAAATTTAAGCTCTTCGCGAACCAACTTACGTACATAATTCTCAACTTTTTCTTGAGCAAGAATTTGATCACGTTTTTTAGCTTTCAAGCGTTGTGTTGGATTGTGTTCAGGTTCACCAGCAGCTTGAGAAACAGGTTCTAATGTTTCCTCAACAGCTTCTTCACCACTACCACCTTCACCTTTTGCTTTCCATTCGGCATCAACATCAGCAAAAAAGGTTTTCTTTTCTTCGTCACTCATTTGACCTAAATTACGGCCACCAAGTTTTTCTTTGAAAAACTTTTGGTATTCGGTTTCTTCTTGTAAAACTTCTTTGATAAGTTCTACAAGTTGTGTTCTTGTCATCTTCATTGTGTTTTCTCCTTGTTTATTTTCAGCTAATCCCACTATATTTACGTGCGGGATTGTTATATTATTTATTAAATATTGAGGCTTCCCTGTAAAATCTTTAGTCCTCTTTGCGATACGGCCAACTTTCTCTTTACTCTTTTCGGCTTTCGATCCAGCTACCATCGGGCTTGCCCCGTAATCAATGTAGTATTTTACCTTGTCGCCTTTTTTGTACATCTTTTTAGTTTTTTCTGCCATTGTATTACTCCTATCTTACCAATTCATGATCTTTACAATATTTTATTAATTTTTGTATATCTTCATCAGGAAAATCTTTACCATATACATTTCCTGCTCTACCTTTTCTTAAAAAATTCTCAAACCCTTTGTCCACTCGACCTTGAGCAGCTTGAACAGCAAGAGCAACATAATTCCTCTCCGCATCGTCTAAAAGATTTCCATTACTCAATACAAAATTTCTCAACTCAGGATACGCATCTTCATAAAACTTTCCTTGTGTCTTGAAACTAATGTTTGGTTTTTTCTCAGGTTCCTTTTGACCTGGCTCACCTTTTTCCTTTTCCTTCTCTTGTTCGGCTTCCTCGCGATCTTCCTCTTTTTCTTCCTCATGATCAAATCGTTGTTTACTCAAATCTAACTTTTGTTGTTGTATGTCAGCTTTCTGTTTCGCAATGTCCTCTTTGTCCTTATCGATTTTTTCTTTTTCATCTTCAGGTTGTTCCATAATCCTATTTATTTCTTCTATAATGATTTCCCTTATTCTTTGTATATCCATTTTATTATTCCCCTATTTGAGATTTTATTAACATCGCAATTACAACTCCCAAAAGTCCAGCAAGTAAACCCCACACACCGGATTTAACTTGTAGTTTAGTTATCTCTCTTTCTAACTCATTTAATTTCGGTACTATATCATCCTCTATCTTTTCCCTTATCTTGTCAACTTCTTTACGGAGTCGCCGTAAAGTTTCTATAACATATATCTTGTATCTGCCCCAACTCTTATCATCATTCTCGACATTTCCAAGATCGCCAAATTTTTCATCCATGTTTCACCTTTTATTTTGCACTTTTGTTGAAAATACTATCTGCAGCAAATCCTACTCCAAATGAAGCAACCCATCCTAAACCACCACTGGCAACTAACGCTCCAAACGCTACTATAGCAGCTATCACCGTTACTACAGATTCTTTTAAATGAGTTTTAAAATATGTTTTAATATCGGCTAAAGTTTCACCTTTGATTTTTCTTTTCGCAAAGTGTGAAATAACACCTAATAACATAATAAAAAAGTTTAATAATACATACCAAAATGTATATTCACCAAACATTAATCCTCTCCCTCTTTAAGTTTATCTAACTCTTTATTCACTTCCTCAAGTTCTTTTTCCCAAAATTTGATCAAATCATTTATATCAACATCCATCTTTTTCACTTCACCTTCAGATGTTACATATTCCAAACATCCCTTTTCTTTCATTTGTTTTATGTAACTCTCAATCTCAAGTTTAGAATCTTCATAAAATCCATTTTTCTTGTTATTCATATACTTTTCTTGATAACCAATAAAAGTACCCTCTTTCTCCATCTGGGCGTCCCGATCAAGTAAACATTGTAAACAAAACCCAAACTTATAATATACTTCAGTATCCTTTGACCTTTTACCCATTATTCCACTACATTTTGGGCAAAACAATGGTACTCTTACATCAGAAAACTTTGGAATACTTCTTACGATTCCATCTTTCATTTCCCACTCTTTACCATATTCATCTGTCCATGTGTCGCCTTCTTCGTGGCGCTCTTCTACCTTATCATAACCTATTTGAATCTTCTTGTCCGCTACACCGTGTAACGTCTCTTGAATCTTCTTTGGTTTTATGTAACCCATAGGCCTTAAACTTGACTTCGCCATACTGCCTCCTATAATTTATTTTTTATCAAATTTTTTAATTTTATTCTCGTCTCTACCAAACCAAATTCTTTGGCTAATTTTATAGCTTCCGGTTCATCAGCCAAACCACTTTTTACAAGTTTTGTATAATACTCAGGATCTTCCACTAAATGATCAATGGCAATCTCTTTAGCAGCTTCAGGATCAGGAGTATGTTCCATTTCTACCGCAATACCAACTTTTAGTTGTTTTGGACAAACCTTTTCTTCAGGTGTCCCGCTTCCTTTACCACCAGGTATTATATCTTCTCTCGTCAAATGTTTTGGGAATGGAAACATCGGCTTACCACCAGCAGCTTTATTTTTTGGAGCATATTTATTCCATAATTTCTCAGCAACTTTCTTGTCCACTTGTCCTAATAAGCTGTGTATCTTCTTTTGAACTTCATTCCCTTTTCGCCATTGATGTCCACTCGCCGTATGATCATAATACCAATTATGACCCTTCATTAACGATTCTAATTCTTGAGCAACTCCCATATCATTACTCCTTATATTTTACCTTCATACCCAATAGCTTTATCACCAACAACTAATTCGGCATCATCGGCATATTTTTTATTGACAATCACTAATGTTTTTCCACCATGTTTAATTCTAAAATGAGCAACAGGTGACATAACAAAATCAATGTCCTTTTTCTTGAAAATAGCTTCTAATGGTTTTCTCATACTCATTAAAGCATTATCTTTAGCTATTTCACCAACCTTAGCAATTATCGGGTCTGTCGCCTCATTTATATTTTTATCCTCTAAAACCTCAACAATCATTTCACGAATCTCTTGACGTATCACACCCTCTTTGATTTTTTTCTTCGCCGCTGGCCACTCTTTCTTGATACGATTGAAAAATTCACTTCTCTTGTCGCCTAATTGAACAGGTGATTTCACTTCGTATTCGTCCATAAGAGCTTTGAAAAACTCCCGGTACGCTTGTTGTAATTTACTTAACTTTACTTTCGCCATTGTTTATCTCCTTATAGCTCTTTTTATTTTTCATTTCTTCTTTATGATACCCCTTTTTGAGTCTCAAATGTTCCTTGTCAAAAATACCCTCTTTTACACCTTTTTTCAAATAATAACCTATTGACGAAATAGCATCACTTAAAAAATCTTCGTCAAATCTCAGATAATACCTGGCTCTCTTTTTACCCAAATCTTTTTCACTTTGAATGGCGATTTGTTTTATCATATCATCTTGTTTCATACCTTTTTTGACTTTTTTATCTTTAATCAACTTTTTCGCCAATTCTTCGTGATAATATTCCTCTTTCAATATATGTTGGTATTCCTCTACAATAATCTCATAAAGTCTTTCTCTTGTGATTCCCATTTTCACATTCTCCTTTTTGAGCCGTGATTTTTCTCGGCGACCCTTATTAGTTGATTCATCCTCAAATCCACTTATCTTGCCACCTTTATGTGACGCATCCTTTCCATCACCATTTCCATATGTACCTTTATCCCTATTGTACTTATTCAACTCTGCTCGATATTTCTTCATCTTATCTGATGATTGAAATTTCTTGTATTCATCCTTGTAATCTCGTTCTTTTTCTTCTTTCATCAACCCACGATTTACAAACCATTGTTTGTAAAATTGTGGAACATTGTTGAATTCCCTTATGGGAAATTCTTTGAGTACCGTCCAATAGGCTTCCATTTGTAAAGATTGTCGTTCATTGTTTTGTGATGAAATAGGTACAATCTCATATTTGTCGCCAATCTTCTCGGCGCTCATCCACGAGGCAAATGAGTTGTTTGTCTTGATCGCAATACGGTCACCATACGATTGTGTACCATATTTCTCAACCATCGCCTCATATAAAGCCTTGTCCGCATATAATTTAAAATTTTTAAACTCTACAATCATACTTTCAACTCATTTATTCTTTTACCAATACGTGTAGATGATTCATACACTACTTGTTGTTTACCGGTTTCGGTGTTAATCACTTTGATGAATCCCCAATCTTTTTGATTCGCCCAACGATTGATAGTTTCAATAGCTTCCGTCATAGAAACAACATTATTGTGTCCACTGGCCCACTGTAATCTGTAGATTCTTGGATTATCTTCTTTGTTTTCATTTGTTTCGTCGATAATCTTTTGGACGATGTTTTCATAATCACTCATTTTAATCTCTCCTATATTATGTTGGTATCTTGTCAAATTCTAAACCATACTTTTCACACAACTTTATACAATTTCTGTACGCTGAAAAGGCTTCATGTTCATTATCACTTTTTGACAATCTTTTTAATTTTTTTACTTTTTTAAATTCTTCATGAGTCATATTCCCATAAATAAAATTTTCCACCGTAGGAACATTATCTCGTTCTATTTCTTCATGTAACAAACGACCGACTTTCCTATCATGTTCTTTCGTCGCAGTTAACGAATTTCCAAACATCATATTCGAAATGTTTTCATTACGTTGTGCGTCTTCATCTTTATATTCATACATCAAAAAATAAAGAAAATTCAATATTGGTGTATGTACCGTAGGAATAAACCCATGTTCCTTTACAACATCGGCTTCCGATTTTCCTCGTCTTTTACCATCTTCAAGTAAAAGTTGTTGTTTTCGTGTTCCTTCCTCAATCCTTTTTTGGTATCGCTCATTATAATTATTAGCGACCTCATTCAAACCCTCTTTTGATTTTTTGACCTTTTTGACCTGATCCACTATTCTATTACTCAAAATTGGATCATCTTTTAATATCGCCATGAGCGATGTACTCTTATTCATACGTCACCTTTCTATTATACACTACATATAAATATATCTTTATTTTATTTACCCTCTTTTTTACCCAAATTTAATAGAACCAAGTATTTGATTTATAGGGGCAAACGTTCCGGTCAACTTATAAAGTTTATCCTTATACATAAATGTAATTCCTTCAGTTGGCACTATAGCATCAAATCCACCGATTGCATTCAATCTATCAAGTTGTACTTTCAACTTTTCCATCTTCTTTACATCATTCGCCGTTTCAAGTTCCTTTATCGTAGAGTCCAATTCTTTCTTCATTCGTTGTTGTGACGATTCTGGGGCGACCGCAAGAAATTCATTCAAATTCTTTAACACCTGAGCACCTAACTCCAAAAATAATAATTCAAATGGTTGTAAATTCTTCTTAACTTGAACAGCATGTTTCGTCTTGTCATACTTTAACGCCCAATCCAAAAACTTCTTGTCGTCTATTTCCTTTTTCATATCGTTGACCTTGTATGACTTGTCATTGTACGCCCAACGTTTTATCAAATTCGTCAATACACTGTTTGGAAGTTTATATTTCTTCTTTTTCGCCTCTTTTGTAATAAAATCTTCCCACCATTTTTGATGATACATAATGATTAAATCACTATCTTTTAATCCATATTTACTTTTTAACTTATTTAACCTATTATTGAACTTCGATTTTTGTTTTGAAAAATCTTGTGACTTTGGTAATGTGATAATTGGATTTTTTGAAAGTTTGAAATTCTCTTGAACCTCTTGATTTATTTGACGTATCATTCCATCTAACATTCTCGCTGATTCAGTACTTCCGCCCACAGGATTTCCATCTTCATCATATTCAATCGATCCGTGAAAGATTAAAATAGGAAAATCATAAGGTACTACATTCGTTGTTGCTGGATAAACTACTTCAATGTTCATGAAATTTTTACCTTCATCAAATACTTTTCTTCGTTGTTTTTCACTCAACTTTGATATAGCATTTTCCATATCTTTCATAGCAAATGTAAACGCATCATGAATCGCACCACGTCCGGCAAACATATCACTTATTTGTTGTGTCGTAAGGGCTTCCGCTCCAAAATTTTTGATGTGTCCTTTGTTTCTTGCAGCGATTAATTTTCCATCTTTCCACGAAACCATAATGTTTTGACCATCTATTTTTTCTTGTACATTTTCAAGGCTTCCCTCAAGAGCCGTATCAATCATTGTTTTTAAGTCGCCAAAAGTTAAATCCCAATCATCAAATGGATGGGCAAGATGTCCAAACGCACCGCCTTCATTCAATACTTGTTTGTCGGTCATTACATTGTTTGTCCACCATTCTTTTGAAAAAATACTTTCCTCTAATGGTTGTGATGCGTCACTCGTATCTTGTACTAATGGTTCATGAGTCGCCATTTCTTTCTTTGGATCATCGATGATATTATCTTTCTTCTTATCACCTAATAACCAATCAACTACCTCATATCCCAAACGATTGGCGATGTGATCCATGTGTGATTTGTATTTCGCTATTGGATCAGGATAAGTTGTGTCTCTTACTCCCACGTCACCAAATGAAACATCACTTACATGATCATATTTATATCTTTGATCAGCATATTCCTCTTTATCACCAGCTAAATAATCTACAATCTGCCATCCTAACTTGCCAGTTATTTCGTCCACGTCTCTATGATAATTGTTTGGATGTTTATAGAATGTGGCTGGCCCGTCGTCAACGGAAGCATCATCCGCTTGAGTTACCTCAAGTAATAGTTGTTTTACATTTACTTCACTTAAAAAATCCTCTATTACGCTTGTCGCCAAGATTACACTCTCACTAAGTTTATTCGTGATCAAATCAAATGTTTTTTGATCAAATTTTCCATAAAGTTTTTTGTATAAAGCTTTCTTTCCCTTTTCACTTAATTGATCACTACCAAATAAATTTCTTAGTTGTGTTCCACTTATATTCTTTCCTGCTACATCTATCTTGAGTATAGGAGCAGTAATGTAATAACCCTCTTGATCAAATCCTTTTACATTTTTTCCGGTCCACGGTTTAAAATATTTTCCACCAAGGCGACCAGCATCTTTTTCACTAAATACCGTCACATAAGCAGTTTTACTTGGATCATATTTCTTTTTAATTTCTACAGGATTAAATGGATTTTTTACTTTAACTATATTACCCTTTGGTATATCAAAGTTTTTAGAAATTATTTGTTTCTTTTCCATAAAGTTAAAAGGCGATCTTCCTGGCTCAACTTTATCAGATGTACCGATAAAAGTATTCTTCTTTCCAAACTTTTTCGCTAATAAATCATACATAGAATAATGACCTTTATGAAATGGTTGAAATCGACCTGCAGTTACAGCAACTACGTCCTTTACTTCGTTTTCTTCCTCTTTCACTACCATTTTCTTCGGATTCGCCAACCATGAATCATTACCAAATCTACCCTCTCCAAGTTGTGAAGCACTATCATCAAAAGTCGTTAACGCTTGTTCTAATGGTAAATCTACTTTCGTTACTGGAATGGTGTAATCGTCGCCATGTACTTCTTTATAGGCTAACCATCTATGATGTCCATCAAGTATCTTTCCCTCTTTTGATACAAATAAAGGATGTGTTACCCAATCAGTTTCCTGTATTTTCTTTTTTAAACTCTCAAGTTTCTCCGGTATATAATCTTCTTGAGTCGGTTTTAAATCACTACATTTAGCATTTCCTTGTTCATATCCAATATCATTTTCATCAAAGATTTTCAATACCTCGTCCACATCCTTGCCCTTGACCTGAGGCATATCTTTCCTCTCGATCTCTTGTATCATTTCTAAAATTATCGTTTCACTAAACTTCTTTATGTTATCCATATTATTTTCCTACTTTTTGATACAACTTATCTTTTATCTTTGGATTTATTTCTATCTTTTTCGCCTCTAAATAATCCAAGGCTTTCTTGTATTTTAATTGTTGTTTTGGTGAAGGCTTATCACTCAAGTTGTCCTCTAAATCTAATAACTTTATATCAAACGCGGTTGGCGACATCTTAGCCAATTTGTAAAGATATGTAGAATAATCTATACCTTTATCATGTGACATAATCGTTACTAACTTAGCAATCGTTCCACCAAATAACTCTTTTATCCTCTTTAGAGTCCTTTGTGGATTTTTAGAATCTTCATACGTATCATGTAATATAGCAAGAATTTGATGTTTCTTTGATAACCCTCTCTTTTTTGCGCGGTGATACACCCGCATTGGATGTACCATATAGGGCAACGGAGATTTCTTTCTCCATTGACCGGAATGAACGTCACGAGCTAAATCAATAGCTTGTGTGACTTGATCTATTTCTACTAACGCAATATTGAAACGAAAGTCGTCATATTCTTCGCTTATTAATTGACGTATCGATTCTCTTAACAAGAGTATTCTCCGTTATTGTAATATATTCTCCACTTGATACATGACCATTTTGGCTTGTATTGTATCTAAATCGTGAAATCTCTTTTTCGCCCAAGCTTTGACTTTTGCACTCGGCTTGTAATCAAACTCAACATATTCCTTCAAAGTCTTTTTGTGTTTCTTTGGAAGTTTGTTGAATTTCTCAATCAAGTTTTTGACCATCTTTTTGTCAGGTATTGAAATGTTCTCCGTAAATAATTGTTGTTTTGACTTCTCAACAACTTTTACTTCATTCACTAACACTTGACGTTTTTCAATCAAATATTCTTCTCTCAAAGGCTCAAATACTACATCCTTTACCTTTACTTCCATTGACGCCTTTCCCTTTGGATTTTTGAAATTGTCCATCGGTGGTAATTGGATTTTACAATTACCTAATACGTCAATCGTTCCTTCGAATACTCGATTTACATCCTCGTCTTGTAATACCAATCGCGCGGTCGCATCCTTTAATTCTGCTCCCTCAATCTTGATTTTACATTCCAAAACTTGTTTACGATCACTATGAAATCTTAACATTATTTATCTCCATTAAAATTGATGTCCACCTTCACACCATTTTGTATATCTCGCAGTTAAATTTATAATAGCAACATTACCATCATACGGATCACCTACTGGACGTTCTATTGATACCCACAACATATCACCAAATGAACCGCTTCCTCGACGAGAAACCATATCATCAACTGTCAAGTCAACATCATATGTTTTTTGTACATTGAGAGCAGATGGCGGAGGCACACTAATAGACATTGATTGTTGTGATCCATTTCCGGCATATGTTGGAGCATCACCCGTACCAGTATAAACACCATCACCATCACCAGAATATCCCCAACGAATATTCCAAGATATATTATTTGCTTCGGTTGTTGTTCCAATAACAGACCACCTTATTTGAATTGGACAACTTGTATCCAAATCTTCAGGTAAATAGGCATTCAAACCAATCCTATCTGTTGCCCCATTGGCGAATAAGTTTTCAAGACGACCAACATCTAATGTGTCGCTCAAATAAACGTCTTGATTACCTGGTGAAGCTGCAGCAGCTTGAACCAAGTTTTGATCCCACGGTAATGTTCCCCACGGTCTTGCACGACCAAAATATTCCATAAATCCATCTTCATTTATTTCCATTCTATTTGAATGTACCTTTACTTGATCTAACTTTACTGACCTTGATATAGGAGATGTTATTCTCCAGCGTGTCCAATATAAGTCAGTTCCATATCCAACCGGATCATTCTTTTCCCAATCTTGACCCATTCTCCAATCAAATCTATATTGAAATGAACCAGTACGACCAGTTTGTGATAAACCTAATGGAAGATATTCGGCGGATGCTTCAGTTACCATATGATTATATTTCTTCCATCCACCTGCAGTATAATATTCACCAATAACAAGTCCACTACCAGTTTCTAATGCTTCTATTGAAGTCATTTTTTGACCAAATACTTTTTTGTAACCAACAGAATCCCGCATAGTAGAAGCAAAATAAAGCATATTGTCACTACCAGTATTAGTAAACTCAACATATAAACCATCATCTATTGTACTTCCCGACACAGTTACATCTTTATATGTCAATGTTCCAGTATCAAAAGTATAAATCAACATTCCACGAGTATACGAATCACCTTCACCAAGACAAGTTTCAGATGGAAATTCTGGTGAACCAACATGAAGTTCTCCAATAACATTTAATCCTTCATCACCTGTTACATCAGATAAAAATGATGTATATATGCCAGCACTTTGTGTTACGTCAAGTTTTGTACTATCAAACTCATTTCCATTACCAAAGAATTCGCCGGTCGGCGACAAAACTTGTAAATCATATTCGACAGAGTTTTGAGCGGAAATACTATTACCAACTAATTTAGAATTTGATCCGCTATTTCCTACTTGAGCTGAAATAAGCGCATATTCTACATCACAAGCCGTTATATGCATTTCTCCACCATCGTTTACAGAAAATGGGCGGTTCACATGATGAAATGACAAAGCAACTCCATCTACTTTTGATGCTGTACCATTATATGAACCTTCACATAATATACCAAAACTATTTGTACCAGTATTTGTAGCCGGAACAATATGAAAAGTAGAAACATCCGCATGACTTCCACTTGTTACCCATAAACCTTTATTTATATTTTTACTTCTTGTTGATAAACCCGATACAATAAGATCTGATGCCGTACCTTCAGAAATAATAGCTGCCGTATCAATGGGCGTTTGAAGTAATATTTCAAATCCAGTAACCCTAACCGTTCCATTTTTTAAGTGTAAAAATCTATCAGTAGAACCTCCACTATAATTAACATACGTCTTATACATTGTAACACCGATATTTGGATTATCTACCTCAATACAATAACTACAACTATTGAATAATATATTTTCTATTGGAATACCACCCGCTTCATTAAGTAAAATTACAGGTACAGTTCCATAATGTTCAAGTTGAAGATTCGCTATTGCTCCTCTATTACTGAATGTAAACAAATTTTCGCTATTATTATTAGCTCGTAAAACCGTCGAATACCAAGACCCTTGCCCCATTACAGATACATATGTTGGTATATGAATAGGATTATCTTCATAGTAAATACCAGGTCCTACGGAAACTACATATCTATTTACATTTGAACTATCATTTATTGAAGCAACGGCACCACTAACATTTGTAAAATCGCCACCCGACGCTTCAACGCGAATGGTTTTTATATTATATTCTTTCACTTCCCCAACATCCAACAAAAGCCTTCCCGTAAACGGATCGGATTTTAAAACATGACCTACTTGAATTGCATAATTTGGAGGCGTAGGCTTATCTCCAGTTAATTCACCAGCAACAGTAGGTGAAAGATATGCCACTTCACCTTCACTAATACCACTCGTATCTATATCATTTACTATACCAAATGATGTTATATATCCAATAGAACCGGTTTCTATATCATGTGTTGCAACACCAACTACATTTTCTGACGTTTGAAGTTTATCAGCTTGAGCAAGATACGCATTTGGAATAGAGTCACCACCGGTTGAACCACTAATATAAACTGCTGATCCATTTGTAAGAGGCACACCATTATCATTATATACCCTTACCCACATTTCTTGACCAACTTGTAATGTTATGTCACTTTCATCATTGTATACTGCTAATGCTTTTGAACTACTATCGTAAAATATCAATCCCTCTTTCCATGATGGATTTGGCACATCAGTAGCAAGTTGTATCTCACTCGCGGTCAATTCAATCGGAATAGGATCACCACGACCATCTAATAACTTATTACTTCCCGATTCATATTGTACAACTCTATGATAAGTAGCACTTATTCTTTGTCCTCTTAAATCATATTGTCCTGGCATAATTTATACCCCTCATATTATTTCAACGTTCTCTATCGTAACTTTATACTTTTCGTATTCTTCTAAAACCAATTCCAAATCTTCTATCGTTACGTTGTATTCATTTATATCTTGTTCGGCAATATGGCGCACACCTTTAAGCGTCAAAATGACCTTGACAACTTTTTTCTTATTTACATTGTCAATTTCATCCCACGCGTTCCAGGTATCTTGTTTCGTCCGGACGCCACCTCGGCTGCCACCATAGGCAACTTGTTTTAAAATCTCAACGACATCATCCGTCCACAAAGCAGCGGTTTCATTCCAAACTTCACCACTACTACCAGCTTGAACTTCTTTACCTTGATACCTTATTACCGTTGTTTCAACTCCGTCCCACGTTAAAGGAGCATCAACCCATACATTTCTTTTCGCCATACTTTACCTCAAGTATAAATATATATTTATTTTACTTTCATCTTTTTTAGTCGCCTTTTTAAGGCAAATCTATAATCATCTTTCTTTACCCACGTTCCTTTGATTGGCGATTTTCCTGAAGGCTCCCATTTGAAGTATAATAATCTATCAACTACTCCATCATCTTTTTGACCATCAGCAACATAATTGTGAAACGCATTACTCATTTCTTTAGCATAGTTTACTATAATAGGAACACCTACGCTACGTCCTTCATGTTCCTTTCTCCATTGATCACGCTGTATCGCTAACTCCGGAGATATGTGTAAACAAATAATCGTATTATGAAACCCTTTCTCTTTTGTTTTTTCTAATCGGGCTAACATCTTGTCAGATTTAGCACCGACAGTATCAATGATTAAAATATTTCCTGCACTCACTATTTTTGTTTTGAATAAATCTTTTTCTTTAGATTTCGCCAAATCTCGTATGTCAAAATATGTGGCATAATACGGCCTATAAAATGACTTATAAAAATATCGTAATCCCTTTTTACCATTCATTTGCCACCACTCAAATGTTAAAGGAAATACTACTTTTTTTCCATCATTATCTTTATATTGAGTTTGTTTTACAAAAAGATCAATGTCTTGTGGCGATCCTTTAGATTTTTCCAACCAATTAAAATGTTTCTTCGCCGTTTCATACTGGGCAGCTAAAACTTGTTTGTCCGAATTAGTCACCTTATATCCACTAAAACCGGGAATATATCTCGTTATCTCATTATTAATGAATGTAGATTTTCCGGCGCCAGGAAGCCCCATGAGAACAATACATTGTTTTCCAATGTCCTCTTTGAACTCATTGAGAACTTCATTTATCAACTCTCGTATTAGTTCCCGCATATTATTCCCCATTATCTATTATATTTTTCACGATATTTAGCATGTAAAAATGCTATATACATTGATCCACTACCACCAGTATTACTTACCGTCATTCCATCAAGAATATACCCACCAGAAATTAAATCAGTTAATTCCTCAGAAAAACTTCCTGCTCCATTCAAAGTAGCATTGGATATTGTTGCGGTTGTGAAGTCACTTGCAGCATCATATGATCCTGTTTGAAAAGTTATCGACATTATTATTCTCCTATTGTTTTATACATTCTATCTGTTATAGCAAAAGCTTGTTTTTTCGTCAATCCGGGATTTCCTAACAACTCACTATCTATTGCTTTTAATAATTGTCCTATTATCATCCCGTGTGTTTTATTATTTATTTTATATCGTTTCATTATATCATTTCCATCTATCGGGCGTTTCAGCACATCTGGCTCACTTTCAAGGGCTTTCAATCTATCCTTCAACTTTGGGATTTGTAACGGCATATTATAATCATCCGCATGACTTATATTGTCAGCATGAATTAAATCCAATGTTGTTTGTAAGTGATCTTTCATATCATTTTTTAACTTCCTCAAAGTCTTATCAGTTACTCCCTCACTCTCTCCACCATATTGTTTTGTCCTCATATGATTTTGTATAGCTTTTTTAACCTTAATGACAACTTCTTTTGGATATTTTAATCGTCGTAAAATAGCTTCCGCCATTTCCGCACTCACATCTTCGTGTTCGTAAAAATGAACTTCGTTATCAACTACCTTTTTGGTTGTCGCCTTTCCAATGTCGTGAAATAGGGCGGCGAGGCGAGTCTCTAACTCAGGTGGAGTATTCTTCAATACTTCCAATGTGTGCTTCATTGCGTCAAATTTGTGATACTTATTTTGTTCTAATCCCTTCAACTCGTCTAACTCATGAGCAACATACTTATTCAAGTTAGTCATTTGTAATAAACGAACCGCTTTGTCAGGAGCTTTACTTATCATCATTTTACTTAACTCACTCATTACCCTCTCAGCACTTATCGTCTTTAACATATGTGAGTTACGCTTTAACGCTTTGATCATGAACATAGGTAAATCCCAACCATACTTTACGGTAAACCGGATCGCTCTTAACATCCTCAATGGATCATCTTTGAAGATGACATCAGGATCTAATGGAGTTTGGACAACACCTTTCTTTAGATCAGTTTTACCCATTCCTGTAAGATCAAGGATTTCGCCAGTCGTTAAATCTTTCAGGAGTGAGTTTACTGTAAAGTCTCGGCGTTCAACGTCATCCTTCAGGGATCCTGGAGAAACCTTTGGTTTTCTATCTCCAAGTTTATATTGTTCCTTACGAGTCATTACGGCTTCAATCTCAATCTTACTCAAATCATATCCTTTATGATTCACTCCATATAAACGAAACGCAGCAGTACCGAATTTAGGATATACAACAGGATTCGAACCTTTCTTGTATATCTTTAGTTCCTTTGTAATCCACTCGGCAAACTTTATTCCACCTTGCGGAAACTCGATAACAATGTCTATGTCCTTTGGATTAAGACCGAGTAACTCGTCTCTTACATATCCACCTGCAAGAAATACTTTTCCTTTCCACTTTGATTTCTTTACCATTTTAGAAAGAAAATCTACCGCAGCTCGATCTATCGCTCCCTCTTGTAATAAGTTTTTTAGTTTAATCATTAAAATATTCTCTTTAATATAAATTTATATTGTGGATTTTTTTGTTGAACTTTCTTTACACTTTTTTTAAGATATTTCATTAATTGCATTTCTTTAAACCAATCAACATCAGGATAAGTTGATTCACTCAAATAAAATGTATTAGAATCACCTTTTCTTTGCCAGTAAATATATCCCTTTTTAATCATGTCGCCAAACGCTTTCGGCCAATTCCGTGTATCCCAATCAGCAGACTTATCCTTTGTATGACCCTTATTTTTTAACCATCTTTCTAAATCCATATGAATAGCAAAATATTGATCGTCCATTACATATAAATTACCTTGTGGATCGCTCAATCCTCTCAATGCAGGCGCCATACGTTTTATGGATTTGGGATTTTTGTATACTTCTATACTACCAAGATTACCAAGTAATTCTTCTTTTATTAATTTTTTTAGTTTAATCATAATTTTACCAATATGGTGGCTCAGGTATAAACTTCAAGCCAGGATTTTTCGCCTTTATTTTCGGTATATGCTGTTTTATTATCTTTTGGTATTCCTTCCAATCATATCCGCCATCTTGCATTACCACATTGACAGATTCACTCAAATAAAACTTATTCGTATTTCCGTTACGTATCCAACCAATGTAACCTCTTTTCATTCCTTTCGCTATTTTATCCATGTAATAAAATATTTCAGATGGAATTTTTACTCCAAATGGTTTTAGGTATTTCTCTATATCTGCGTGAATTATATTGTAATAATCAACTACATAAAAATCTCCACTTGGAACACTAACACCTTTTATATCATCATCCATTCGTTTTACACTTTTAGGATTTTTATATATCTCATATCCATCTTTAGTTGTTCCTACAAAATCCTCTTTTATTAATTTTTTTAGTTTAATCATCGCCAAACTCCTTCTTTCCATATCTCGCTGATTGTGGTTTTCTTATCATAAACTCACTCTTGTATACTTTTATTGGACGTTTTTCAACAGACTCGGCGAAAATTACGATGTCGTCTAATAATTTCTTGTGTCGTTGTAATGATTTTTTGGTAGCAGTAAATCCTATTTCCCCTTTTCTACCGGAAATTCTTACCCAACCGTCCTTCATCGCTTCGTTGATAACCGCTTCATATATTATAGACCACTCATTAGCATCAGCATGAGCTAATCGAGATTTGAATGGCTTAAACTTACCTACATTTTTTACTAACCAATCAACGTGTTCTAATTCCGGAACAGCATGAACTTGACCCTTTGGATCAACTAAACCATTTCTACCTTTAGCAATTTTTACCAACTCGTCCGATTGATCTTCATATAAAATAATTATTTCACGTATCAAATCTTTGAATCTAATTACTCCATCACCTAAACCCTTACGCATTCTATGACGAGCTGCGGCAGGAAGTTCGCCTTTCTTGGCGCCCCGTACATCTTTCTTCGATCCCATTCCTTTAGGTACTTGCTTGTCCTTTTTAAGCATTGGTGAAACCGCATGAGATTTTCCCTTTCCAACTTGTTTTTCACTTCCTTGATAATCTTCTAACGGTATTAATTTTTGAGCCGTTCCTGCAGGAAAATCATCCCACGCGCCCCAGCGTTTATCTTTTGGATCATATATTTTTCCACCTTTATCTAAAATTTCTATCTTATATCCATTATTCCAAATCTTTATCGTTTTTCCATGTTCTTCTTTAAATGCATCTTCAATCTTAGATACAATAGATTTCATTTGGTTCTTTTTTGGAAATTCCCAGAATGTAATAACTTTCTTTTTATACCAAAGGCGACCCGGAAATTTCAATGATTTTCGTGATAACCAACCATCTGGCGATTGCATGTCTCCGTGTGTATATCCTTCACTACCGACATACATTTTATTTTTCCACATACCAAAAGGTACGGCATTTCTATGCCATTCTAAATTATATTTTCCTATACTTACTCCATCAGGATTTTCTAATAATAATTCTCCAAGTTTTATTGTTCCATCACCTAAACCTTTACGAATACGATGTCTGGCAGCAGCAGGTGTCTCTCCCTTTCGTTGTCCTTTTACCTTTTTCTTTGATCCCATGCCCATAGGAACTTCGCGTCTACCTTTCTTGAGTAACGGAGATTTCATATGTGAGATTTCTTTACCACGTTGTTTTTGACTTCCCTCATACTTCTCTATTGGAATTAACATCAAATCACCTTGTACATCGTATGCATCCCATGAAGGCTCTCTCGGATCGTCTTCTCGTGAATCCGGACGATATATTTTTCCACCTTTATCTATTACCTCTACTTGCCATCCGTTATTCCAAATCTTTAACCCTGACCCACGTTCTAACTTAGATATAATACTCTTGATTTGATTTTGTTTTGGAAATTCCCAAAATGATATGACTTTATCCTCGGCCCATAACCTACCGGGATATTTGTAATCTCCCCGCAAATATGGGAAATCATCATAATCTTTTTCCTTTATTTCGCCACGATCTAATAAATGATCACGGATCGCGAAATGAACTCCACCAGGATCACTGAAATAGGCTTTACCTTTGTGTATTCCAAATGCGTGAGCGTCACCTTCAGTATAACTTAAACGTGTATTACCTACATATACACCATCAGGGTTCTCTCTCAACAATTTTTTTAGTTTCATTACTTGATCTCTCTTGATAGTTTAGCTATATCAATCATATATGGTTTTAACATTTCTAAAGCTTTCTTATATGTCTCAGGATCTTTATCCTTTAACGCTCTCTTAATAAGTGATAAAGATAATTCGGCTTTTTGATTTATCACTTTTATATGACCTTTCGCCTTTCCACTTACCAAATCTTTTAATTTAGGTATCATAGTCCTAACTCCTTGAGTTTCTTTATCGTTGATGAGGCAGACTTGTGTAAAATCCCAATTCCACCACGTGCCTTCCATTGTTTTATATTTTCATCCATATCGTCAATCAATATAGCATCTTTCTTAGCAAAATCTTGTTTATCTCTCGCCCGTCGAAGTATCAACTCAACATTACCAAGATTACCCTTGACCCACATATGCTTGCCACGTGGGCTCTCAGGTATTGTCCTTGCAGGAGCGGATAAAATTTTTACATTCTTGTTCTTGATGTAATCCCATAATTTTTTACCGTCCTTCATCCAAGGCATTTCACTCCAATACTTGAGTCCACCTTTACCGATTTCGCTCCAAAAGGCTTCCGTTCCCTCTTTCTTCTCATATTTTCGACCATCTTTTATTCCAGTAAAATTCTCAAGTTGTTTGTCGAAATCAGTAAGTACGCCATCCATATCACAATAAACGGTATACTTATATTGATAAATATATTCTTTTATTAGTTTCGATAATTTAAGCATAGTCTAACCCTTCCATTACTTGCTCTTTTTTGTAATGTGTATAAACAGTTTTATTATTTTCATTCTTTTTCGCCAATGTATTCTTTCTTCTATTCGTTCCTACCCTTTTATGTGATATATGAATCCATCGACCAAACTCCCAAATGATCTGATCATAGGGCAAGCCCGAGTCGAGCACAACCCATTCGAAAATTTCCTGAATCGTGTTGGGCGGTATCTTGATGTCCGCAGCTTGACCAAACCTGTGTTGTGATCGAGTCGATCCACCAACGGCTGTGTTGAGTTTTTTATTCCGGAATCCTGAATGAATCTCTACGTATGTTCCGTAATGAGTCCGTATTGGTTCTAAAATGATGCTGCATAACGCCTCAAGGTTTCTCATTTCATCTTCATTTGGTTGATTATTTATATTCTTACGAATAGCTGTTTGACTTATCGTAAATTCGCCATATGTAAAATGTGGCGATAACCTATATGAATCCTTATACCCTATTACTTCAATGGGCTCTATATGTTCATTACTCATTTTCTCTCTCCCTAATATTCAATTTTTGTGACCAAATACTACCACTTTGTATAATTTCAACATAATAATGATCTTCAGCTTCTAATTTATCTTTATCTTTTTTACACTTTATTGCTTTATCTCTAAATCTTTTATCCGATGATAATATATACTCTATATCAAAACTTGGAGTGGTAAATCCATCAGGATAATGATAAACAAAACCCCAATTACCAGGCCCATATATTTCATCACCTTTTTGTTCTAAATAAGGAAGCATTTCAAAATAATATCTATCAGCATATCCATCTACAACTATTCCATGACCACTTGCTTCAGTTGTAGCTTTTGTTAGATCGGTTTTAGTAAAACAACCTATAATTAAATCTTTATTATTTTTACCTTTCCAATTAAGAACGATTGAGCCGTTACTACCTGTTGGGCTTCCATAAATCCACTCGTTTATTTTACTTGCTTTTAATTCACATAATGGACAATCTTTAGCCATTTTTTACTCCTATCTATTATGGTTCTTCATTCTTTTCTGCATTTTTCGCCCATATTCCATTGGCAAAATATGCATCTATATCCTCAACATCTAAACATATTGTATTTACTTTCTCATTATGAAATGTTATACTTTGTATTTCCCATTCCGTTTCATCTTCTTTAAATAATTTGTCGCCAACTCTAAGATTTATTACCCTTATCCACGACCATTTATTATCTCTTTTTGTAAATATTCTATGTTCAAATGTTACCTTTAACTCATTTAATGACCCAGAATTTATTGTAAAATATCCTTGCCAAATACTTGGCTTAACTTGTCTAACTTCAGAATAATCTATATGCCCATCAAAACTTTCCGTTGACCAAGTATTTAAAAATTCTCTCCCTTCAGGATGTTTATCAGCTGGAGTTGGTATTCCGGCATTATAAGTTTTTATCCAATCTCCAACTTTTACATCTTCCATATTTATTATTGAACCATCTTGTTTCTCAACTTTTGTTCCATACAAAAAACATCCACCACCTGCTGGTTGAACTGATACACCCAATGACAAATCAAATGTTGTATAATTACTCATATTACCGGCATCAGTAACATAAACCGTATCCGCAAATTGATCATCCCAATTATATACTGCTTGATCACCTTGATTTAGTATTGTACAAGATGATTCTCCAATTTGATTTGTCCACGAATAATATTGTGTAGCATCAAAAACTCCAGACGCAATCCAACCGCCTTGTAGAGTCCACACTATAGCATATGTTGTATTTTGTAATTCCGTAGGAGTTGTGTCTCCTGTTATACTTCCTGCAGTCAAACCAAAATTACCTTCATTTAATTCAATTTCGCCGGAAATCCAACCGCCTTCTGTGGCGACACTTATAAAATCAGCCGCACTTTGTTGTAAATCTGCTAACTCGCTAAGACCGATCGCCATCTTCCAAGTCCTTTATTCGTTTTTCTAAATCACTTATCTTTTCATTTTGTTCCTTTATCGCTTCTACTAACAATGGAACAAGTTTTTCATAATGTATACCTTTATATCCATCGCCCATCTTTACAACGGCTTCAGGTATTACCTTTTCTACATCTTGTGCGATGAGTCCTACATCATGTTTTCCATCTTCATGCGGGATACCTGAATCCTTCTTATCCCAATCAAACTCAACTCCACGAAGTTGTATCACTTTTTGTAGTGGATTTAATAGTTGTGATATATTCTTTTTAAGATTTATATCAGATGTCGTTAACGCTGTTATATTTCCACTCGCACCTATATTTCCACCTACATAAAGTTTGAATGTTCCTGTCCATCCAGTATTAGCAAGAACTCCAATACCAACATCACCACCGTGATGTATATTCAATCTTGAATCGGCCCTCGTCACTTCACCTGCAGAACCACTTGAATTCAACGCAAAGTGTAATCTACCACGACCCCACGAATCTATATCTTGAAATAAAATCGCACCTTTATACGTATTTGCAGTAGTTCCGTTTTGGAAGATAAATCCACTTTGAACATTAGTACTGGTATTAGTATTGTTTAATCGTTGATATGTACCATCAGTTCCGTCAGTAGTTGCAACATTAAATTGTACCAATGGTTCAGCTTCAAAAGTAGCGACATTTTCAAAAGTAGATGTACCTGCAAAGTTAGCACTACTTGTTACTCCTAATTGAATAGTATTAACCATACTACTTGATATTACTCCGCGAACATCTAATTTCGTTTGTGGCACCCAAACTCCAAGTCCTACTCTACCTGCTATATCATCATTCGCTACGTTTTTATAACCTGCTGGTGCAGCACCCGCACCTTTTTTATAAGCTGAAAATTCAGGTGGATAAATAATCAATCCACAATGTTTATCTTCTATTGTTGTAACTGCATGAAAATTAGATCCAGGACTTGTCCACAAATCATTCAATGAACCGGTCCACGGATTACCAAATACTGACGGTCTAAAACGAGTCACAAAAGCCCAAGCAGAAGAACCTGGATTACCCGCACCACCACTAATATCTTTTACTACTCCATCTGCAAGAATACCACAAGAAAAATAATGATCATTACAACTACCCCAAATACCAGATTTTATTGAATCTCCACCACCACGACCTTGATACCCTTTTATTGCTGCGTTCACATTTGAACCTGTATAATCACCCCAACCTGCAGCAGATTGTGTCGTTACCGGCCATATTTCTCCACTTAAATTATCGTTTTGAGCATATAACGTATATGAATGTTGATCAGGTTCCATTCCGGAAATATTTCCAGTATTATTTTCTTTATAATAATTGTACGCTGTCCATCGTCCAACCGGAGATTCTCGTTGTTCTACATGGAATTGAACTTCGTCAAGTTTCATTCTATCACCAGTAACCACTGTATGTCCTATTATTTCCGTTGTTTCCGCATCAGCATCAACAGTTACAGCAGCAGTTGATGCGGAAATTCTAAGTATTTCAAAATCAGAAACTAAATCTGCCGATCTTGAAACAAAAACAATAGAAGCTTCATCAGGATCAAATCTTATAGCCGTATTACGACCACCAGGACTTGTATAACTTCCAATTAACGCATCTTCATCAATCGTAAAACCCGCAATTCGTCCTGCACTCGCACTTATTACTCCATTTGCACCTACTTGAAATTCCGATGAAGATATAAATAATGTTTCCTTCAACGTTCCACCGGTCACAGCTGCGCCACTAATAAAGAAATTAGGACAACATTGATCATCACCAGAATAAAGAGCATCAGGACTTAAATTAAATCCACCTATTTTACCATATGTAGCATCAACAGAACCTGTAATTTTCAATGTGGTACTATCCCACTCCATATTATTAGTAGAATTACCAACTTTGAAGTCGCCATTGTCATACCAATAATTGTTGTTGTTGATAAAAATACCATGATTTGAACTACTAACATTTGATCCAATAAGTAAATTACCAGCATGAACTTTTCCGGTAAACGATCCCGTTGTAGCAGTAATTTTACCAGTCAAATAAACATTTTCAGTAAAGAGTCCAAATCCAGGTTGTGTATCACCATAAAGAAGTCCAGGAGATAATCCACTCAAATCTCCAAGTCTTACTTTCAAATCTAAATCATATACTCCACTACCAGTTCTTTCTACTATATCTATATAAGGTGTATACGGATCGCGTGGATTCGCATTCAATCTAATATATCCACTTTGACTTATACCAGTTGAAACAACTACTTGTCCAGGTTCATAACTAAACGCACCACTTCCGCTATCACCAATAATTGAGTCGCCACTTGGATCGGCGAGCTGTCCAAAATTCCACGGTTCATCACTCTGCCAACTTCTCGTTACGTAAATGTAACCCCGAAAATCTGTTGAACTCGCGGGATCAAGTCGAGACGAACTCGTTACTAAAACATATTCCGTTGTAAAACCGGTGTCGGTTACTTTCTTGACCTTCGCCACTTCACCATTCGTCCAACCTGAAGCATTTTCTACAGGCCACTCATTATACGTTTGATCCGCAGGATTTGCGGACATCGTTACACTTCCACTTATCGTTGTCGAATTGGCGACCCATAATTGACCACCAACCGCATTGACGGTCTCTTTCTCAAATACGGTCGTCCTCAACGTTCCACGAATACGTACATTCTCAAACTCACCATATCCATTAAACGCACTCGTTATTCTCCATCCCCGTTCGCCAGATACATAGTCAGCAGTTTGTAACGTTCCATTACTATCTATTATTATGTTACTCGCAGATAAGAAATAATGTCCTATCTTCCATCCACCTATTGAACCCGTACCAGCAACCAACGTTCCATAAATCGTTGCGTTTGACGCGGTCAAGGCTCCGGCTTCATTTACATAAAAATTTGACGATGATATAATACCACTACCACTTAACATAAATGTTTGGTTGGGCGCCATTAACTTGCCTTCAGGTTGAATCTGCCATCCACCTATCGAACCACTCATAAAATGAGCATATCCAACTTGTGTGATAGCAGCTCGATAATAGTTACCAGTGTCCGGATCATAATAAGCATGTGGATCAGGAGAAATACCACCAAGCGGTACTTTGATTTGATTAGCTTCAATCGATCCACTAAAGAAACCATCAGTAGCATAAATCGAACCGGTTACCTCAAGTCGTCCAGTATCCGTTCTAAATCGAATAGCGTGTGGGCGATCAGACCCTGATGGTATTTTTTGACCACCATGTATTTCTAATCCCACTCCATCATAGCCACCAGGATTATCTACCGTTAAAACTGATCCACTCCACAACATAAATCCACTTGGACCTGTACCATCAATAGCATGCGACCAACCACGATAACCTACGTTTCTCAAATAAGCAGACCTTACACCCGCCATTTCAATACCTTCGCCAATAGCATTTCCAATATATACCGATCCCGTAAGAACGTTATCAGTTCCCTCTATATAAATGTTACTTCCTCTAAAACTAAACTCAGATGAAGTAGCAAAAGTATCAGCTCTTTTACCCTCAAAATCATAAAACTCTGCTTTAAACTCTAACTTGTCGTCTCTTTGCCAGTCAAGTATTGGTATAGTAAGTATAGCATTATCGGGCGAAAATCCGGTCTCTTGTGATGGTTTTATAGACATTTGAGATATATACCAATCACCAGATGGAATAACAAATCGTATGTGTCCCGTTCCAGTATTATCAGCTATAAAGGATGCTTCTACTTCACCAAAATTTTTCTCGTCGCCAGATATGTTTTGTAAATCAACCTTCCCTACTAACTTTCCTAATCCACCAACTAAATCAGTCTCGGAATCATTGAAAGCAGAACCTGACATATAAATTTGAAATTCACCTTCACTTCCGGTAATCGTCTCGCCAACCATTTCAACTATCTTTGGTTTTCTAACACCAACAAGTCTCGCGGTAAAAGTGTATTCACTTCCTTCATTGAAATTTATATCTTGAACCGGGAATACGGTATAAAAGAAATCTTTGGGGCGACCCGTTTGACTTCCACTAATATAAATAGCATCCCTTATCTTAGAACTATCCCTTGATAAACTTGGAAACGCATCATTTGAACTAAATCTTGAAGATGTCCAAAATGAATCTATTATTGTTTCATTATATATCAATCCATAATGTATATCATAATTAACAGTATTTTCGTCAATCATTAAATCTGGGCTCTCAAGAACAACGTCACCCATTAAATCAAAATCTCGATCACTACCTGCAGACTTCATAAAAAGTTTGAGAGCATAAACATCGCCAGAGAATGTTTCCATATCCGCAATGTTTACTTTAGCAAAAGATTTATAATTTTCAGTAGCTGAATAAGTTGGTTCTATCTCATATCGTAATGAATAAGGACTGTTTATAAAATCTTTTGTATTACCTTTTGTTCCTATCGCCAGTGTACGATCTATAAATGATTCAGGTAAATATGAACGTTGTGTATCCGGTGGGCTATATGGTTCACCTGCAATAGCAGAATTAACATTTACCACTTCCTTTATTGTCGTTTGATATTCATCATTGTCGCCTGCGATAACATATGGAGTTGGTACGGTTAACGTTCCACCTTCCATCTGGCGTATAAATGCTCCACCGGAAATGGATAACATATAATCACTTCCTACCATTTGTCCCGCAACAGAACCACTCGTATAATCAACCGATTCAGGACTTGAACTTGTAGTATATGACCTAACTAAATAAGGTGTATATAATTCCTGTGCGGATATAATAGGAGGCTTATAAAATTTTATCGGAGATACATTTCTTAAGGCAGGATCAACGGTAATCGTCTTTTGCCATCTTACATTTAGATGATTTTCCCATTCAGGAGGAACATTCTTTGCTTCCCCTGCAATGGTTAATGTCGCAGCACCATAAAGTTCATCGGAATACACATAAATAGAAACCACCCTGGATGAACCTTCAATATAATCAGGATACTCTGAATATATTACATTCCCTTCAGCATTCAATACCTCAACTTTTACTTCACTATTCAGCTTGAGTAAATCAGAGCCATCGATGCGGAAAGCGGTCTTACCACCTGGGAAAACTTCAGGAATACCTGATACACGAAAATATTGAGAATTTGGGTCGGTATCTTCTATAAAAACATCGATAAGGTGTAACCCAATGTATTGATTACTCTTTCTTTTGATCGCCATAAAAATCTCCATTACACATAGTTATTCACATATAAATATATGTAACGAAGATTATTACATTAATTTACGATCTTACTAAAACCATTTTCTTTTTTGATTTCTAATGCGGAATCAACCATGTCTTTTACATAATCTAAGTGAGAAATGATCAAAACAAAATCAAATTGTGTCTTGAGATAATCAAATAACATATATAAATTATTGGCGTTGTCGGCATCCAAGCTTCCAAAACCTTCATCAATAACTAAAAAGTTTGGACGAGGCAAACTCGATACGCCGATAAGAGCAACCCGAATCGCTACGTTGACGATAAACCTTTCCATTCCACTTATCAACTCAATGGGCCAGACATCTTCCTCACTATATACTATCTTTCCATATATGTCTTTATCGTCTACATCAACTCCGAGTATAATACCAAAATCAACCATTTGAGATAATATGTTGTTTACTTCACTCTCTACAACAGGTAAAATCCTCTCCATCAAATCAAGTGGAATACCATTCTTTTCTACAGCTTCCATGTAAAACCGGTACGCTGTACTTCTTTGTTCCAAATCTTTTACATAATCTATTTCTTTGTTTATCTTCTTTATTTGATCTTCATACACTTTTATTTTGGCATGGATGTCCATAATTTCTTGATTTATTTCACTAATACCATTTTCAACAACTACAAGTTTACTTTCCCAATCATCTATTTTGTCTTGTGTTTCTCGATTCTTCTTTATCGTCTTTTCATTTTTCTCATATGTCTTTATACTTTTTTCTACATCCTTTAATTCTATTTTCGCCTCTTTTAATGACGATTCTCTACTAAATTTTGACTTTTCTTCGTCACTCAATTCCATCGAGTAGGCATTTATGTTTCCATTGAGTTGGTTGTAATGAGTATATTTAGTTTCTACATAACTACCCTTTTCTAACATCTTATCAAACTCAGAGATTTTATCCTCAAAGGTTTTCATAATCATTCTATTTTCTTCAATATCATCTTCCTCTAACTTTGAGTTGACAAAAACTTTATTGTCACCACAAACATTACATTCATCATTGTATTGTATCTTGGCGAAATCTCCTAACTCTTTTGTTTTTGATTCTACCTTTATCTTGTATTTGTCAAAATCATGTTTCGCCTCATGTCGATGTTTTTTTATCTCCATGATAAGTTCATACTTCTCTACAATATCACTATCTATATCCTTGAGTAATGTTTTGTTCTCTTTTATTTCCTCTTTCAAATTATTTATCTTTTCCTTGATCTCAACTATTTCTTGTTCATATGTTTCTATATCCGTTCCAAGATTTATTCGTTTTCGTCGTAAACCCTCTATATCGGATATACTATCAAATCGAACAAGTTTACTCGTAAGTTTCTTTATTTCATTATTAATTTGTTTGTATAACTTGTCATATTCTTTTTTACGAGCAGTTCTTTCTTTATATTCTTTATTATGTTTCTTCAATGATAATTCTGCACCAGACAACTCTTTACTAAACTCTCGTCTCTCAAAATCTTTCAAAACCGCATTTGTTTCTCTAACCGCTTCAAAGGCTAAATCATATAGTTGACCAAATACATTGAAATCTAAGAAGTTAGCCAGATGTTCCTTACGATCAGATTGTTTCATTGTTGTAAAGTTTTTGTGATTACTAATAAATTGTGGGATAAGAGCAGTTGTTTGAAAATCGTCATAATCTCCTAAATAACTTCTTATACTGGCGTTCGTTGAACTTCGTCTATCTCCATTCAATGATTTTCTCTCTCCATTTAACATTCGTACAGAAAAGTCAGTCTTTACATTTACCATTCCCCTTTTATTTGTAGTCGCCTTTCGTTTGATACGATATATCTTGTCGTCAATGTCAAACTCAAACTTCGAATCAAAATTATCCCTCTTACTATTGAGTGCGTTCTTGGCCTTCCATGCACGCGCAGACTTGTCGAAAATAGTGAATGATAACGATTCTATAAAATTACTCTTTCCACTCGCATTCGGAGCAAATAAGCCGACAACACCTTTGAGATTTGTGAAATCTACTTTGTTGCCGTCTCCATATGAAAATAAGTTGGAAAATGTAAATGTCTGCGGTTTCCAAACTACATTCCGTGCAATGTCACGCGGTGGTAACTTTCCATTTAACTCGGTGTTGATTTCAAATATCTTTGTTATTGTCGATTCATCAAGAAAATGTTTCTTTTCTAAAAATTCTCGTATCAACTCATTTTGAAAATTTATATCCCTAACATCCCCAATATCTATTTTCTTCAATACCGATGATCCATTCTTATTCAATAAATCATGAATCTTTACTTCAGATACTTCATGTATATGTGGATATTGTTTTCGAATCACCGTCATTATTTCCGTGATCCGTGATGGAAGTGTATCTTTTATTTTTAATCGGAGGCGAGCTTTCTCAGGTAATCCTTGTATATCTGGTATCACACCTTTATCAATGAATAATGTTCTATATCCATAATCATTGTGTACCTTGATGAACTCCGCTTTCCTCTTTGACACATCCCATTTCAATATACCCTTGTTATCATCTTCGCCATGATTTTGTTGTATCAACGAGCCAGGGAACGCCATTGTCTTTTGTTTATTCATATATTGATGTTTATGAATGTCACCTAATAATACAATGTCATATCCCTTGAATATGTCTTGTTTTACCTTGTCATTGTGTAACTTGAAGCCAGTGTCGGCGACCGCCTGGTGTATCGTGCCGTGATATAAAGCTATTTTCGTGCTGTCGCCCTCTACCTGATCCGCCGATATGAAGTTCTCCACTTTGTCAAATACGGACATTACAACAAATTTTGTGTTCGCTATGTCGTAGACGCCAGAATGTTTGAGATAAAATAGATTGTGACTGTCAAGATTTTTTACTATCGATGTCAATGTGTCCATTCTACTCATATTATTCAAATTACAATCATGATTACCTGCTATCACGATTGTAGGTATAATATTTGTCAATCTCTTGAATAACTCAAATGTCAAATCAACTAACTCAGGTGACATTTCTAACTTAGCATGTACGATGTCACCAGCTAAAACAACTACTGCATTCTCGGTGTCCTTTTGTACTTCATAATACAATCTTTCAAATACTTGTCGATATTCCTTGTGACGCCTGACATTACGTATATGAATGTCCGCCGTATGATAAATGGTTTTCAACTCGTCGAAGTTTACCGGTATCTTGTCTTTCATCATATTCCTTTACCACTCCTATAATTATTCGTTCAAATGTATCTCCCATAATCTCTAATGATAAGTTTTCCTCTATCAATCGTTTATTTATTTTTCCTTGTCGCCAGTCATATTTTTGTATTAGATTTTGTAAACCATTCAAATCATATTTACATTGTGTATACCAACCTGAACAATTACCCCTAAGAAATTCTTTGAAATTCCATTCATTTACCCAACCGTCACAACCATTCACACCATAAACCAATGATGGGCGACCACACGCCATTCCCTCATATATTGATCGTCCATAACCTATTACAAAATCAACCATGTTGATCGCCTCACTTACATTGGGCATCAACCTACCATGATGTAACTCTATTCCCAAATTTTCACATACAATATTTAAAGCCGTTGGTACATCACCACGATAAAGATATAACGCAGAAAATGGTTTTACACTTATACTTGTGTTTGAATAAAATTCATTTATGTTTACTCCATTATAAACAACTTTGTCACAACCTAAATCCTCTTTTACTCTATCACTTATTCCAACATGACATTCATGTTTGTATTTTGGAAAATACCATTCTTCCATTGATCCATGACTTACAAATATAACAGGTACATTTACATTCTTTATCATATCTTCATGAATACTATAATTCAATATAATTACATCATAATCACCAAACCATGTTCCTTTATCATCAAACATATTATTGATTATTTTTTCATAAAAGACAGTATATCCTGGCACATAATTTATTTCATTATCTTTATCAGGTGAAATGTGAAAATGAACTTGATGTCCTTTCTTTATCAACTCATTTGATAAATCGTTAGCCCATAAATTAACACCGGTTAACCTATTATGTCCTAATATAATCAATATTCTCAAACTAATCCTACCTTATATTTCATTAATTCAGGAAAATCCATTCTCGTAGTTTGTTGTTTTATGACCCTAACCATTTCCATAAATCCTAAATCCGCCGGGTCTTTCGCTCCAAGATTTACAACGTGTGTTTCTATTCCCTCTTTTAAAAATGTCTCAACTATTATAGCTATATTTTTCTTAGCATCTTCGTCTAAAGATATATAAATTTTTGGTGGGCGATTTGTAAGTATTTTATCGTGTAGTTTCTCCATAATCGTTTTACCAAATAACGGTATCGCGTTCCGGCGAATGGCAATCGCATCGAACACTCCCTCAACTAAAACTATTGGTATGTTCCAATTTATCATATTCTCAAACCCTATTATGTCCTTTGTTATTTCAGGATTTTTATACTTGATATATGCGTCCTCATAATAACTACGAGCAGAAAAGAAATTCAATCTATTATCTTCATCATATGATGGAATGATTATTCTATTTTTATATTCGCCTTCTTTACAAAATCCTATTTGATACTTTATTATATCTCCCCAACTTATCTTCCTCTTATTCAAATAGACGGCAGCGCGGCGAAACTCTAAATCGTCAGGTGTCCCTGGGTAGCCCCAAATAGGTAAAAATTCTTGTGGTAAAGATAAAACTTTCTTCGTCTCGTCTTTCTTCTCAATACTATAATGTCTCTCACCTAAAATGTCGCTGAGTTCCTCAAGCTGAACCGGAGTCGCTTTGAACCTCTTGAATAACGTCCAAAGATTTTTTCCTTTCGTGTTGTCATAATCTTGACAGACCCAACACGCCCATTTGCCGAACTTCGGCGATGATCTATTTATATTGATTGACAATTTCCTCTTGTAATGATTACAAGACGGACAAAAATATAAATAGTCGCCTTTTGATCCTTGTTTCTTGTTCGAACCTAAAAGGGATTCTAATAATTGTAATAACTTTATTTCACTCATATATTTTATACTTATTTCTTGTTTAGTAGTTCCAATAACTTTTCAAATTCCAATACAGCATATGTCTTTGACCTATTCCGCTTAAATACTAATAATGGAATTCGACCTTCTTTTTGATTTGATTCCGCTTGTTCTAAAGCAGACCATATAGATAATTTTTCTTGATTTTTGGCTTCAATGTCAAATGGTATCTCGTCTTCCGCTGCCGGAGATAAAATTATATCTCTACCAGATTCGCCCATTACCGCGGTTTTTATGTCACCTTCTCGTAATGATGTGTAAGTTTCCATTAATAATTTCTTGACGGCGTCTTGTAACCGACGACCTTTAGCTTTCGCTGAACGTGTTTTCATTCGTAAACTCCTTTGTCTTTATTATACTATTTTATGTTAGAAAAGTTCCATTAAATGATGTATAACTCCATTGGTGAAATCTTTAATCCAATGTTATTCCTTATACGAAAATAACCGGTTGATGAACCAGGTGGTATTCTAAAACTCATATGTCTACGATCATATATTTCTACTTGTCTCATATTTAATTCCGATCCCGTATCATTGATGTAACCACCAATCGTACCAAGAAATTGGCTTCCGGTTACATATATCCTATCTCCTGCAGAACCGGTTTTTGGATTGAAATCATTTATAGTCGCTTTCTTTGATGATACACCTGGCATCCAAATAAAATCTTCACCCGATGACGCTACCAAACTTTGACTATTTTGTACTCTTATTCTATGTGGGCTCGCATTTTCAGGTAATGTAAATCGTATATGATTATCATTTACAATCGTAAATGATCCTGTTGTTTGGTGTACCGCAACAGCAGTAACTCCAAGAAATCTACTTCCCCAAATATGAAGTATGTCGCCATATGGGGCGTATGTTGGATAAAATGTTTGGATGTTTGTATCGGCTTCCGGTTCAACATAAACTTCCTCAGGTGTTACAAATACATTATTATCAAAATCAACTAATCTTACCGGATTTGTTTGAGCACCAGCAGGAATATAAAAAGTTATTTCGTGATTGTTATTCAATACCCATTGATTACGATTAACTATAACATTTCCTACTCTCAACCTTTTTGTATATTGAAGATTGTCGCCAAAAAGTGTTATTGGTGTGTAATATGATCCGGTTCGAGGCACAAATCGACCAAATGTTGGCGATTGTATCTGTGTGCCAGAAATCTGCATCCAACCATCAGCTTTATCAAACTCTTGATTGTAGTTGTATACCGTTAAAAACCCAGTCTCACTTCCACTTGGAACGCGAACCCGTATATTGTTGTTATCTAAAATTCTCAACTCTTTCGTTTTACGCCAACTAAATCCTACCTTAGCAGTTCCAAGAAAATCACTACCACTTATCCTAACTATTTGACCCTCGGAAGCAGTTAATGGGGCGAAACTATGTATAATAGGATTTGTTTTTCTCCACCTACTTACATTCTTGGCGTCCTTTAATTCCTCTTTAGATGGAAATGGATATGAACCACTTATTTCTTCCATCAATCCATATACTCTCGGTGTTCCTGTATAAACTCCCCATCCTTGATAATCTTCGTAATCATCCCTTTCAAGTTGATCTATATCATAATACCCTTCCTCATGATCATCGGATATATCATCACTTCCACTATATGACCCACTTGTTATACGCCAAACATAAATGTCTCGGCGAGCCCAGTCAGGATCGCCAGGTTGTCCGTTTGGAATAAACTGCTTTATTACCCGAAACGCCATATCGTAACTCCCCTTACCAATCAAGTCTCACTACAAATGTTATCGCTAAATCAGGATCATTTTTTATCGGTTGAGCGGTCTTTCCAACCGCCATAAGATTTAAGTTGTCGTCATATAACCCTATTGTCGTTACATAAGAAGAAAAGTCAGAACTCGTCACATAACCTAACGGTTCTGCTAACATCAATGACCTACTTACTCTCGCACTTGGATTCATCGGCATATTAAACTCACCCGCTTTCGCTGTACAATACGCTTCTAACTCATATATCCTTTGAATCGATTTAAACTTTACGGTGTATACACTTGAGCCAGTTCCAAAATACTGATACTGGGAACCTGTACTCGTTATGACCATATTACCATGTTCGTAAAATACATTTCCTACCGTCCACGCTGATGCTGTTGCGGAAAAACTTGCTGAATTCGCATTGTCGTAAAGATTTCCCTTTCCATCGTCATATAATGTAAATGATTGTGAAACACCAGCATATGAAGCAGAAACTTGTTCAATGTGTATCGTTCCCGGTTTCATACCATCACCAAAGCGTTCCTGTGGCACGGACACAACAACCGCACGATCACCTAACATTTTATATACATTGAGACTGTTTGGCCCGAAGTTTTTGAATGGTTCAAAATATTTCACTACAACAGCAGAACCGGTCGTAAAATCTTGACTTCCTATTTGATGTAGTTTATCTTTTACTTGTAAACTCGTGTCAGGACGATATACAGATGAGCCAGTAAAACTTACTATACTTGTCTCATTATAGTACATATGTTTTATACTATCGTAAAGTGTCCTTGTAGGAATAACAGAACCACTTACCACTCCATCAACCGAAGGCGTATACCAACTTCCGGTACGCTGGAACGCACTTCTTACTTGTACTATATCCGTATCATCTTGAGTGAATGTCCATAATTTATTCGCCTCAAACTCACGAAAACTAACATTATCAGGTGGTAATTCTTTATACGCGCTCATTTATTCTCTCTATAATTAAATTAGGATTTTTCTTAACTTCACTTTCCCATATTCGTATAACTTCAAATCCGTTTTCCATCGCAAGTTGTTCCTTAAACTTATCATTTTCTTTAACTTCATTTACCCCTTTAAAATAATCATGTTTATGTCCAGGACCACCATGCCAATAATCTCCATCTACTTCTATAAATAGTTTCTTATTTTTTATTTTGAAATCAAATGACTTACAAATACCGCCCCTCGTTAAAAAATATTGAAAATGATACTCTATACTATTTTTCGCCAATTCGTCGGCAACCATTTTTTCAACACTATTCATTTCTTTATGAGAAAATATTTTTTTAATAACTTCAGGTGAATGTGTTTTTCCTTGCATTGGATTTATGTAATCCGGTTGTTGAGCTCGTTTTAATGCGGATTTACTCATATTATTACGTGCGTTTATTGTATTTTTCAAACCGATTCGCCAATGTCCTTCTTTTTCTATTTTATCTTTATGTGTTTTACTTATTTTTTCTTTTGATTTTTTTGATAATTTAGCTCCATATCGAGGCGCCTTTTCACCAACTAAAATTGTTTTTCTATATTCATTACTACACTTCATCGAACAAGTTTTATGACCTTTTACTATCGTCTCACAAATTCTACATCTATACCAATTATTAAAATCATTTGGAAATTGATCTATAAACTTTTCTACATATTGAATATATAACATTTGATGTTGTGATTTTATATGCCATCCAATAGCCTTGTTACCAATTTCTTTCCCACATATTCTACATATTCTTTTCATAATAAAAAACCGCCTTTCTATATATAAATATAAAAAAGCGGAATTTTTAATATATTCTATCTTTATTTTTAATAAAACAACACAACTACAATAAAAACAATGTGCTAATAGTCAAGCTTCACCTTGATTAGCGCCTCGCGATCAAATGACTTCAATAATGGAACACTTACTTTAGCGACCGCAAGAAGTTCATTAGATTCATTATAAAGACCAACCGTAGTAATATATGAATGTGGATCACCAATAAATGTAGGTACTTTTAATGTACCATCAGATGATGTATAATAAGTTGGATTATTACTTAAATTATAGTCTTTATTCTTTATTCTTACAAAATAATTCGTTGATGTTATTACTTCCTCGTTTCTCGCCGTAAAATATGAAGCAGATTTGATCATTTCATATAACTTGAAATGATTGTCGGCTAATGTAGTTGACGCAGAACCGGTCGAAACAAACGATCCCATATGTGCTTCTAATGCGTTTGGATTGAGAATAATAAGTCCACGATCAGGATAAAATAATCCATATCCACCGGACGCTTCACTTGCAGCATCCTTGTAAACAGTCGCTGTAGCACCAACATTCAAACTACCACTAACTACATTAAAAAGTCGTCCACCTTGAGATACCGCTTGATCAAATTTTTGAGCACTATCATCAATCAAACG